TGGGCGATGAAGTACCAAGAAGATTACCAGAGATATTTAGTGATAGACCTAATCTTAATTTTGATAATACCAGTGGACGATATGAGTTTGCAGAATGGATAACACATAAAACTAATCCACTAACTTACAGAGTTCATGTAAATAGAGTATGGATGCATTTGTTTGGTAAGGGTATACTGGACAGTTTTGATAATTTTGGTATACTTGGTGGAGAACCTACTAATCTTAAACTGATGAACTATTTATCTACTAAGTTTATTACAGGTAGACTATCAAATAAAAGACTTATTAAAACTATTGTTATGAGTAATGCTTATAAGCGTAGTAGTAAGTTTGATAAACATAATTATGAGATTGATCCTGACAATATTTATTTCTGGAGAATGAATGAGAAAAGATTAGAGGCTGAACAAATTAGAGATTCATTATTATTTGTATCAGGCAAACTAGACGAGTCGCATAAAAACATAAGTGATTTTCAAACAGGTATAAAAAATTCTAGCAAAGAATTAAGAAAGTATATTGGTGAGACAAGAGCAAGATCAATTTATATTCCATCATTAAGAGATAATAAGATTGAGGTACTGGACATATTTGATAGACCAGATAATAGTTTACTTAATGCTGAGAGAAGTGTTACGACAGTATCTACTCAAGCATTATTCCTTATGAACAATCCTAAGATCATAGCATTAGCACAAGAAGAAGCAAAAGTATTACTTGAACATAATAAAAAGATGGGTAAAACTATGCCCAATATATTATATCGCAACAACATAAATAAAATATTTCTAAAGTTTTTAGGTCGTCCACCTACAGAACAAGAGAATAAAAAATCTATAGAGTTTATTAAACAAGACAGTGATCTTGCCAAACTTATTCAAATCATAATCTGCACAGGAGAATTTCGTAATGTTAAATAGAAGAAGTTTATTACAAGCTAGTAGTTTTGGTTTCGGTATGTTAGCATTAAAAGGATTGATGGCAGAAGAGGCTATGAAAAGTAATAAGAGAGTTATATTCATGTATATGAATGGTGGTATGACTCATACAGATACTTTTGATCATAAACCTTTAATGGTAGAAAAAGCAGGTATAGATGATCCTGTAAGTAAAGGTAGAAAGATTATGAAACCGGGAGTACCTTTAACTCCAGCAGGAGATAGTGGTATAGAAATTAGTGAAAACTTCCCACACTTGCGTAAACATGCAGATGATTTATGTTTGCTTAATGGTATGAAAAGTAAAACAGGTAATCATAATCAAGCCAGAAGTTTATTACATACTGGTAATTTTCAATTCAGTAGACCTAGTATGGGTAGTTGGTTATTGTATGGATTAGGCACAGAGAATAAAGAGTTGCCGGGATTTATAACTATAGATGCTAATATTGGGCCAGATATGTATGGCAGTTCATTCTTACCGGCAGTATATCAAGGTACTGCTATTAATGCTGGTAGTAAAAGTGCTATACCTAATCTTGTAAATACATCTACAACTAAAGATAGACAACGAAAAGACTTAGATTTATTAAGAGACTTTAATCAGATGCACCTGAAAGATGGTGCGGAAAATAGTAGACTAGAAGGATTGATTGAGAGTTATGAGTTAGCTTTTAGGATGCAGACAAGTGTTCCTAATACTGTTGACATATCAAAAGAATCACAAGAAACCTTACAGAAGTATGGTATCAATGATAAAGCTACTGCTAAGTTTGGTAAACAATGTTTATTAGCTAAGAAATTTAGTGAGGCAGGAGTTAGGTTTGTAGAGATTGGTCATGGTGGTTGGGATATGCACCAGAATATTAATGATAATTTAAAGAAAGAATACAACTGCTATTGATAAACCTATCGCTGCTTTGATACAAGATTTAAAAGACTCTGGATTATTTGAAGATACAATTATATTATTTGGAAGTGAGTTTGGTAGAACTCCCGGCATAAAAGAAGGAGCAACAGGTAGAGATCATAATAATGGTGGATTCTCTATGTGGATGGCAGGAGGTGGTATTAAAGGTGGTATGAGATATGGTTCTACTGATGACTTTGGACATAAAGCAGTAGACTCAATGGACATGCACGATTTACATGCTACTATATTACATCTAATGGGTATTGATCATAGTAAATTAACATATAGATATAGTGGTAGAGATTTTAGATTGACTGATGTATTTGGAAATATTCAACACGAGATTATAGCATAATGGCAAAGAAAAAACCAAGAAAAAAGATTCCTAAAGAATTAGCAATCATTCAGGCAGATAATTGTACTGGATGTGAGGCTTGTTTGGAAGTATGTCCTGTTGATTGTATATTCCAGATAAAAAAGGGAGTAACTCAATGGTGTGAGATTGATCTATCTACTTGTATAGGTTGTGAGCAATGTATTCATGTTCCCGGTAATAAAGGGAAATTATATGATGTTAAGGTTTGTCCTTGGGATGCTATTGAGATGGTTCCAACGGAAGAGATAGCAGTAGGCACAGGCTGATATGGGTGGGCCAAAAGAATATATTGAAGAAAATTGGGATAGATTAGTAGATATTGCACAAAATATAGCGGAGTTAAAAGGTGGGAAAAAAGGTGTATAAATTACTTAATTAAGGTTATTAAATACAAGGAACTTTCATATGAGAACTAACAAATATTTAGAAGCATTAAAAGCAATAGCAGATAAACCAGGCAAGAAAGTGACCCTCGTAGAACTCCTGCACCTAAAAAAGATCAGAAAAAAGGTAGTAAAAAAAATAAACCTGATAGTGCTAAAGATGATAAAGGTAAGATTACTTTTAGTGCAAAAACTATTGAGAAATTAAAAAATAAAGTTAGTGAACATAATAAAAAAGGGGTAAAGGAAGTAAGGCTACACTGCGCATGTTAAAAGCAGTATACAGAAGAGGTGCTGGTGCTTATTCGACCTCTCATGCTCCTAAAATGAGTAGAGATGGTTGGGCTATGGCAAGAGTTAATGCTTTTCTTACACTACTTAGAACTGGTAGACCATCAAATTCTGGCTATAAGCAGGATAATGATTTGTTACCAAAAGGACATCCTCGAAGTAGCAAATAATTCTAAAGTTTTCTCTTGACTATAGACGATAAGGTAGTATAATGGATAACGTAACTACCTTATTGTTGTTCATTTTGGTCTACCTACTACTTTGGCTAACGGATTTTAATGATGGAAACTTTGATTGACCCTAAAGATATTACTAATTATAATCGTACAGATGTAGAACTGGAATCATTTTGGATATTCTGTATTCTTGTTGCAGGAAAGAATAGTGATACCACCGCTAGGTTAGTGACAAAGTTATTAAAGAATAGAGGAGACAAGACTCCCTTTGAATTTATTCGTAGTCTTAAATTAACAGAACTACATAATTATTTAAACTGCACATAAGACAGGTCAGTACGATAGGATACGCAAAGCATTATTCTTCTCTGCTAGATTAGACCTAAGAACTTGCACCAGAAATGACCTTATGGACATTCACGGTGTTGGGCCAAAAACTGCACGATTCTTTTTGTTGCATACTAGAGAATTTTGCGATGAGATTGTATTAGATACTCATATTCTAAACTGGATGAGAGTAAAGTGTGATATAAAAGATGCTCCCAAGAATACTCCACAGACTCCAGAAAAATATGCTAAGTATGCAGGGTTATGCAAATATTTGATGGAGACACATTATCCCGGCTTGACACTGGCTCAGGCAGACCTTATGATATGGACAGAGATGAGTGGGAGATTGGATTAGGTGATAGTTTTATATAAATGGATAACTTTTATTCTTATTACTGTAATGATAGGAGTAGTTCTATATTTAAATAGAAATAAATTGTAATGGTTTTAATCGTAAATTGTTTATGATGCCATTGTTTTTTTGTTAATTATTTCAGGAGGAAATATGAAAATTTTTGTTGCTCTAATTTTATCGGCGTTTGCCTTTACTGCTTTTGCTGGTGAATCACCAACAGTACCAGAAACTAAATCAGTAGTTGTCTCTAGTGATTGTGATTCTTGTAGTAGTTGCGATTGTAGAGTCCGTAGAGGCTTGTTTGGCAGGAGATATTTTACTCGTTCTACAGAATGTACTTCCAATAAAACAGGCAGTACATACTCAAGAAACTGGACTGTGACAGACGGTTGTGATAATGTCCTAAGATCAAGGACTTTTAGTAGAACAATTTGTAACGGTAATACTTGCAACTGTAAGTAATTTTAAGGGGTGCGAGATAATATCAATCCCCCATTTTATTTTTCAAGGAGGAAATTAATGAAGAAGATATTATTAATATTAATTGCTATCACATTGCTACCTAATGTTTGTGAGGCTAGAAGAAGTAAAAAGAAAACTAATACAACTTATAAGTATACATATTCTACGCCAGTAGACAATACCTCTGCACAAGGGGTGGCGAATACAATGGCATCAAGAAATTGTGTGTCTCATTTTGGTGGACATAATAATACTTATGAAGGTTGTGGTAGTGGTTGGACTCAGAATGAAGCATATAATAATTGTTGTTATAGTAATAGTGGTATGCATGTTGTTGATGTGGGATATTGTCAAAGCAAATATGGTATGTGGTATTGTTGCAAAAGATACTCAAGGTATTGACAAACAATATTCCGTATGCTATATTATAATTGTAAGTTTAACTTTTTTAATAAACAGAAAGAATGAGGATTATGAACAATAAGAATTATTTTCTTGTAGCAGCATTTGCTAGTTTTATACTTAGTGTTTCTCTTTGGTTTCTTGGAGATCAAGCAGTCGCACAGCAACAAGGAATTTTTGTAGGACTGTGGGTTCCTAGTATTTTAACTTTAGGAACATACTTTGGTAAATGTAATAAGTAAGGATTAATTATGGATAACTTTGCCTTATTTGTATGCGGTATTGTGGTTACGCTCATCGCAGGGATGGGCGTAATTACATCTGAAGTTTTTTTAGGGTATTATAAGTATTTAGAAAAAGAAAAACTTCGACAATTACAAAAAGCACGATTGCAAATGGAAATGGAAAAGAAAAATTTGCAAGAAGTAAATGCTTAAATATTAAGGGGTGCGATAACTTCAATCCCCATTATACTATTATGATAAATAACATATTACATTTTTTAGGGTTCTGTCCTTGCTCTCATACACATTTTGATATGACGGACATACTATTAATAGGTACTCCTATTATAACCTTAATGACTATTCAGTGTAATAAAATATACAATTTTTTAACCATAAGGCGGGAGAAAGACTTATGATAAAATGTATAGAAATATTGATGAAGATAAACGCCTATTAATAATGGCAAGAAGATATTGGGATGAAGAAGATCAATTAACAGAGGAGCAATTACTTTGGGTTTTAAAAAATGAAGGATACTCAAAAGACGAAATTGACAATGCGATCAGTGATTATTTCGCTATTCATATACGCTCTAACATTCTTCTTCATTACTGGATTGCACCTATTGTTCTCGTGGTAGTTATGATTGCTTTAGTTTGTTATGTTGAGAGTTTATTAAAATGATAGCATTTAATGAAAGAAACGATGTTATGCATGTTGTTTGCAAACATTGTGATTTAGAGTACGCTATAACTTTAGATGAACGAGATTTTGATGCTTGGCAAAAGGGAGACTGCTATATACAAGATTGTCTAGATTATTTAACAGCAGCAGAAAGAGAATTATTAATTAGCGGTACTTGTAATATTTGTTGGAAAAAAATGTATCCCAATGATAATGAATAACATGAAAAGTATAATTTATTTTTTAATATCTGTACCTAGATGTTTATTGCTGTCCTTATTTAAAAGGACTAAGTAATGTGGAAGATTTGGTGCAAAGCATTAGGTGAAAAATCTGGTACGACTGATAGACAAAGCGATGGTATTGCTTTTATTAGGACTATACTTGTAATACAGGCTATTGTTACTAACCTATTTATAGTTGCTAATATTCTAAAAAATTGGTATAGATGAATAAAATATTTAATCTGAGTTTGAATAAAACTGCTACAATGAGTACTCATAATTTATTAAAAGTATGTGGTATTAATTCTGCACATAGTACAAAATCTCCTTTATACCTTGCTAAAAAATTTGATGCCTTTAACGATGGTAATCATGTTGATAAATTTAAAGAATATTATAATCATTATCCAGATGCTTTATTTTTATTAAATACAAGACCTTTGCAAGATTGGATTTCCTCAAGATTTAAACATGGACTTGCTATGGCGCATAGAAGAAGGGAGAAAATAAATTGGGCATACCCAGCGAGCGAAAAATTGGCTTTATCATGGATTAATAAAAGAAGATACCATCATCACAGCGTATTAGATTTTTTTCAAGATAAATCATCTCAACTATTGGTCTGTAATATAGACAATCCTGTTTGGCAAAAAACAACATTAAAATTTTTAAAAGTTGATAAAGATATTCCTTCGATAGTATTAAATACTCGAAACATTAAATACAGTAATATACAAAATGTTATTAATAATTTAAAAAAAGATTCTTCTTATAATAAAAATGAATTATTATTTCCTGATTTTGATCCAATAAATTATAATATGTTACAAATATATTTATAATTGCAAATTCGATTGAATAAATAAAACAAAAAAGAGTTAAAGTTTTTCTTGACAGAAGCCGATAACAATAGTATACTAAGATGAGGAGTTTAAGTGATATGTTGGGTAAATTAACTTGGGAAGAATTATTAGAGTTTTTATTAAAACTAAAAAAAGAAGGTAAGTTAGAAGAAAATGATGTTATGTTATATAACATTGAGACTGCTGACGAATACCCGTGTGATCTTTTAGAAGTAGATGGTAGGTTAGTTATGGTTATAAATTTGGAAACTTTAGACTAAGGAATGATTTTATGAATAGTGATGATTTTAATAATGCTGTTATTTCGTTCGTTGAACAAACATACGGACAGAAAATAGTCAAAAAAATTAAATTAAAAAAGAATAGCGAAATCGTAAATAGAATATTATTAGACTCAAATCATAAAGATTACTCTATTGATAAAACTGGAAATAAAATTATTGCGATGCTAAGGATCAATCCATGAAAAAGAAAACTAGAAAAGAATTAAAAGAGGCTAAAATAAGAGCGATGCAACAAATGTTTTATGAAGATGTTTGCATTTATATCTCAGAAGAATATAGTCCTCGTACTCGTAGATTATTTTTTGATAGTCCTATCGCTGGTAATATCGTCGATTTAGTAAATGAATATTTCTGGGGAGGTAATACTGTTCAGTTTGCAGCCGGTCAGATTGCCGATTTATTAAAAAGTAAATATCCTAAGAAAAAGAAATGACACAAATATTTATAACTATAATAATAATTATAGCAATAGAGATTGGTTTTCACGCATATTTTAATAGGTATGACAGATGAATATTACTGAACAAATTTTGCAAGAACAAATAACTAAAATAGTGAAACTTTGCAATAAAAAAATTCAAGAACAAAAAGACCATGAATCATCTGCTGGGTATGGTGAGGATTATACAGATGGTAGGATAGTAGGTAGTGCTGCTCTTGCTAGAAGGATTATGAGTATTGTAAAAGGCACATAATCTTAAAGGTGTATTATATTAATATTATATTACACGCATATCAAGAGGCACTATAATGATACTTATGACCGTATTCAGGACATTATTTTATCAATTTTTTATTTTATTTGTAGGTATATCTATAGGTTTTATTCTTAATGCAGAGTATGTAGGGTGGAAATATCCTAGTATGGTTGCTTCCGTTCGTAATACATTCTTTGCTATCGACTTTGAAGACGAGGGTGTATTGCAATGGCTTTACAATACAGGGCGATTTAAAATATGTGCTTTCAATGGTTATCCTCAAGACTTCACAGTTATTGAAGAAGCCATGTGTGCAGAGGAATGGTATTGGTGTAAATATAGTTATACGGATAAAAATGGTGATACAAAAATTAATATAGACCATACTAGAATTAGATGGAAACCTTGGGAGTATTATTATGAAGATGAGGCTAGAGAACCTACTACTCCAGAAGAGTTGCGAAAATATCTGAAGGAAGGAACACTAAATAGCCGAGATACTGATAGGGCTTTCAGGCTCAGGGACGAGATGAGAGACATGGAAAGAAGTAAGACTAATATTTAAAAAAGAAGGGAAATTTTATGAGGACATTTTTATTTTTAACGATTGCATTGTGGAGTTCGATAGGTTATACTGGTGAGTGGGTAGCAAGCGTACCTGTTGCTGCCCCATCACCTCCGATGGTGATAACAACTCCTGTTCCTGCTGTAACGTATGTGGTTCCACAATCAACCGTGATTTATGGATGGGTTCCTTACTATCATAATGTTCCAGTAGTAACAGAAAGACGTTGTTGGTTTTTAAGAAAAGAAAGACAAGTGACTTATATTCCTCAAGTATATTGGGGTCTACAGCCAGTTTATTATAGATGATAGACATTGTAAATATTTTAGAAATTACTATTGCAGTAATTATAGCAAACTCTATTATTAAGATAATTTTTAAATAAAAGGAAATGATATGCAAAAAACTAGGAAATGGATAGCAACATCTTTTTGTTTACCTACTGAAAATCAAAAGGTGTATTTTTTTTCTGAAAACGAAGGAATATTTAGAGGTAAATTTGATTGCTCTAAAAACCCCCATCAGTTCACCAGTGATTGTATTAATTTAATCACAGAAAATGTATCTCATTGGATGCCATTTGATCATAGATGGAAAGATAGTATACCGTTACCTCCTGATTACAACTTATCAGTAAAGCAGTATACATCATCTATTCTTTATAGCGATTTAGATATTTCTGTACAACACAACACTAATGCAATAGATAATTTTTTAAATACTATCCCTATACCAGAAGATCAAAGAGAATTAATATTTACATATGATATTAGCACAAACGAGGTGTTAACAACAAATGAATAGATTTTATAAGGCTTTAGAAATAAAATACGAAGCAAAAATAGCAGAGGCTATTGCCACACTAGATTTATATTTTCGTAATAGTGTTGGTATTGGAGAACATCCAGATATTTTAGAAGTATTAGATAACTATATGTCTGTTCTAGATGAGAATCAGTCAAAATTAGATGCGTTAAGGTATTTGTTTAAAGACTCAGACACATCTACAGAAGATAAATAATTTTATTATATAAAAAGGTAACGGTTTATGCCAGTTAGTCAAAAAGAAAAAAGAAAAAAAGAAATCAGATACTTAGAAAATAGAGAAAATATAAGAACTCTATTAGACAAAGTTGGTTATGAAAATATGCTTAGATATATGGTAGAGGACTTAGATCATATTGACGATATTAGCAATACTCAAAGTGTATATTTATTTGAGATAATTTCTATATTAGAAAAGGCTCTTGAAATTTATCCAAGGCTTAAAAATGTCTGAAGAATATAAACAAATGAGCAAGAAGGATAAGATACTTTTAAAGTATTCTTGTTATCAACCAGAAGTTAGGCAGAGAATATCTGAAGTTCTTGATGGTATGAGTAATTGTCATGAGGTTAGAGGACATATAGACGATCTTTATAAATTAATAGAACATCAAATGCTCATGCAATTAAAACAAGAATCTCAAATGATTGCAGTTAAACACATGGAAGCGTGGAAAAGATATGATAAGGATATGCCAGAGTATGATCCTGATACTAGGAGTTACAAAAAATGATTGTGTACGAGAAGTATAAACTTATTTATTCGGATATTGCAAAATGTGCTTCTTCTAGTATTAAAAAATATTTTGAGACTCAAAAAATTGACAAACTGGCTGTGCCTTTCAGTAAGTTTGACGAATATAAAAACTATTTTTCTTTTACGTTTGTTAAAAATCCTTGGGAAAGAATGGTTTCTATTTACACAAACAAAATTTTATCGCCAAACATAATTAATCCAGACACAGGAGTTGATAAATGCTTTAAAAAATATGGTAAAATTTTTAATCCTGATATGACATTTAATCAGTTTATTAAAACTGTTATAGACTTAGATCAGACACAATTAGAGGCTCATATTAAACCTCAATGGAGTGCTTGCATGAATGATACGCAAGACATTGTTCTTACATTTATAGGAAGGTTGGAAAATGTTAGTTATGATTGGAGTTATATATGTAAAACTTCTGGTATGCCTGTTACTCCATTATTGCGTATAAATAGCATGGAAAGAAAGCACTATTCTTTATACTACAATTCAGAAAGTAAAGATATGGTGTCAAAATATTGGAAAAAAGATATTAATGTATTTAAATATAACTTTGAGGATAAAAAATGAATTGGACTAATATAAAACGATGGGCTAAGGATAAGGGATATAAAGTTGACAGAGAGAAATCTGGAGATGAAAATAATCCTTATAACTATCAGTGGAAGTTATTAGAAGACCCTGAAAGAAACGGAACTACTAATAGTTTGAGCAAAATCGCTATGAATATATACAATGATATCACAGACAATAAGCATGTAGAACATCAAAAAAGATATGCTCAAGAACAAATACAGAAAGAAATAGATTATGAAAGATCATCTTGGTGACGATCAAGAAGTAAAAAAACAATCAATAACAATGACTACAATTATAGGTAAAGCAATAGAAGCAGTTGTTGCATATATTGTATTATGGTTTTTTGAACCAGTATGGAAAAAGATTGTAAAGTGGTGGCAATCAAATGATGATAACAAATAAATTTGTTTGGTTTCATTTTCCAAAAACTGCTGGAACTACGACAAGTAAAATCTTAAATACTAATTTACTAAATTCTGATATTCTAATACAAGCCCATCAATCTTCTCCAGACAAACATATTAATCTTAACAATTTTATAAAAAACTATGGAGGATATCAACATCTACCCTTTGTTATGGGATTTAGGAAACTAACAAACTGGATATCTTCATTTAATAGACATCATCTAAGAACTATATATAAATATGCTCAACATCAACAAGTGACAAATGATATTATTAAATTTGTAGAAGATCAATCCCGTAAAGGTTTAATAATTAATAAGCCTAAAAAAATTATGAGACTTAAAAAGAAGCATTGGGTTCCAGCAGATAAAATAATAGAGTCTTGGAATTTATATAACTATCTAAACCAAATACAATTCATTAGACAAGAATATCTTTTTCAAGATTTGAATATTTTAATTAAAAAATATTTCAACCTTCATATATCGAATGATCGTTATTTAGAAAATCAAAATGACACTTTCCCACCGATATATTATAATAACAAAGATATTAAAATTACTCATGAAACAAATCCTTTATGGTCTAAATTAGAGGCAAAAATATATGACTCAGACGATTAAATTAATTAGTGTAACTCCAGATGCAGAAAAAAATATAGCATATTGTGCTAGAGTGTCTAACCCAAACAATCAAGATAGTAATAATATATCTGGATTACTTAATTATTGCATTAAGCATAAGCATTGGTCTATATTTGAAATGGCTTTTATGACTCTTGAAATTAATACAAACAGGGGTATTGCAGCACAAATATTAAGACATAGAAGTTTTACCTTTCAGGAATTTAGCCAAAGATATGCTGATACTACACATCTTGCAGATGAGATTCCTGTATTTAATTTAAGAAGTCAGGATAATAAAAATAGACAAAATAGTATTGATGATTTAGATCAAGATATAATATTTAAGTGGAATAGACAAATAAGAGAGCATTTTGCTAAAGCAAAGGGTCTATATGATGATATGATTAAAGACGGTATTGCTAAAGAGTGTGCTAGATTTATACTTCCTTTAGCAACTCCTACAAGATTATATATGAGTGGTAGTATTCGTAATTGGATTCATTATATAGAACTAAGAGAAAAAAATGGAACACAAAAAGAACACATGGATATCGCCTTGGAGTGTAAAAAAATATTCTGTCAAGAATTTCCTATTATCTCTGAAGCATTATCATGGATAGACCAAAAATAGAAGAATATAAGAAAAGAATACAAAGAAAAATTATTCCCGGCGATAAAAGATTTAATGTTAATACATTTGATTTTAACATTATAGATAGAAGAATTTTTTTCTATAATGCTTATTGCTATTATAAAAAGTATGATTTTATACTTTTAGATAATAAAAAAATTAAAATAGGATTGCAACATCAACATATTAGTAAAGATATTATGGATTCAGTAATTGGTGCTGGGTCTTTATCTATAGATGGTGATGGTATGATTACTTACTTAGATAATCAATCTGGTACATTTCAATTTAATAGTGAACAACATAGTAATTATTTAGATATACTACATTCAATAGTTAATTTACAAAATGCACAAATATTTGATATAAACTACACAAATTACGACGATCCTGTAAAACCAGAAAAAATCTTCAAAAAAAACAATTTCCATAAACCTATTATTTACAAGGATGAACTATATAAACAATATCTTAGGGACATAAGTAAAGAAAAATTAAAATGGTTGTTAGATATAAATAAATTTGATCATAATTTATATCATCAGTTAAACGCAGACCTTTTAAAAGTTTTTCATTCAGATCAAAGACAACTATTATTAGATCATTTTAAAGCATTCGGTCAATACGAAATGGGTAGATGTGTAGGATACTATACGAAAAAGGACTTAATATGATAGAAGTTATAATAACGGATGAAATACTTAAAGAAGCAGAATCAAGAAATCAAAAATACTACAAAAAATTTGGTAATGTCGGAACACATAGAACAAATAAAGATAGACAAAGAATGACTGGTTATTTAGCAGAGGCTTGTATACATCATACTTTTCCAGAAATTAAATATAGCGAAGACCATTTTGTAGACTTTATATTAAATGCTAGCACGATAGACTCTAAGGCTCAAGGATGCAATAGTAAGCCCTTAGAATTTTATAGTGCCACATTGTATGAAGAACAAAAAAATAGAGATACAGACTATTATATATTTAGTAGAGTTAAAAATGACTTTAAGATTGCTTGGATATGTGGTATAGCATCTAAAATTAAATTTTTTCAAATAGCCACGTTAAAAGAAGCAGGACATGAAACTAATAATTTTACTTATGATCAGAGTAGATACGAAGTACAATATAAAAAATTAGGAAATATGTATGATTTCTTAGATTGGCATAACTCCTCTAAAGTTACAACTTGACACATGCCGATATCTCATATATAATGAAAAAAACGGAGAAAAATTATGCGCTTTGGCTTATGTTGTATATCTATAGATTTGCAAGAACTTGAAAATCCTCTCAGATTTCAAACTATGACTTATAAACGATTTAGTCAACTAGATCGTAGTGAGGCATTATCTATATTAAGTAAGCGTATTCTCAATAATATGTTAGTCACCGATGCTACAATACAGCATTGTGCCGATAATAATATGTGTTATCGCATTAGTAGCGATCTTTTTCCTTTAATGACATATACAGCGGCTAATATTGATTGGTATGAATTACCTGATTATGAAAAAATAGACAATGCGTTTGATAAAATAGCATATACAATTCAACAAACTAATGTGCGCATCAGTTGTCATCCTAGTGAGTTTAATGTATTAGCCTCTCTTAATACTGATGCTGTGAATAGAACTATTAAAGAATTAAATTTTTACAGTAGTTTTCTTGACAGAATAGGATGCCCTGCCGATTATAATTCGCCAATGAATTTACACATAAATAATCGACAAGGAAGTAACGATGAAGTGGTGGAAAGATTTATTCAAAATTATAACAGACTTGACGATAATTGTCGTAATCGTCTGGTTATCGAAAATGACGATAAACTTAATTGCTGGTCTGTAAAACAACTTATAAAAGATTTTTATACAAAAACTAACATACCTATCACATTTGATTATTTACATCATGCGTGTCATCCAGATGGTTGGTCAGAACAAGAAGCATTAGAACAATGTTATTTAACATGGGGTGAGTATAGGCCGTTATTTCACTATAGCGAAAATATACCAGACCATCCTAATCCTAGAAAACATGGAGATTATGCTTACAAAATCTTTAACACTTACGGATTGGATTTTGACCTAGACATGGAATTAAAAATGAAAGATAAAGCAATCTCACAATATTGTAAAGGTGTATATGTATGAGTGGATGGTTAATAGCACTAACCGGATTAATTTATCTGTATGTTAGTTGCGATCAATTATATAAAGGGAATATTGGCATGTCTATTGCTTACTTAGGTTATTCATTTTCTAATATAGGCTTATATCTATTAGCCTCTAAATAAGGAGTCATCAATTATGGAAGAACCAAAAAGAATACCTCTTGATCCCACAACTCCAAGAATAGCAAGCGTAAAAAAAATACCTATGCCTGCTTTGGAAACGCAAGAGAAACAATATCCAGAACCTATGACAGATGATATATATATTAATTCTTCTAAACAAGATAAAAAATATAATGCAGAAGAGGCTTTCTCTAATTTTATACAAAAGGCTAAGGAAAGCAAAGAAAGGTATGATCTTTGGGTACAAAAGCAAAAAAAAACGCCTAAAGATTCTACTTGACAACTACCGATATACATAGTATACTTAAAGCAATTAATCTTTCACAGGAGAAACAGGATGCCTAAAGGTAAAAAGACTTGCGAGAAATGCGGACATCAGTGTGGGCCAAGAGCATATATGTGTCCAGAATGTCAACATCCTTTTGTTTTTGCGGTTCAAAGCAAAGAGAAAAGAACTACAAAAATGATTAGGAAATTTGATTGGAAAGAGTTGGAAAAGGGAGATACTATTAAAGCCACAGGAGGCCCATACTCCGTAGTAGACGGCGAATTTATTCCTATGGGATGTAGAGGCAGATTTACTGTAATGAATTTAGATAAGAATGGTATAATAGCGTATGGAGCAAAAGAAGGCGGCTTCTGTCATATTTGGATGGGGGAAGATTCTCAATGCCCCCTAACTCAAACTTGGAGAACTAAGCACAGATTAGTAAAATTAAAGAGAAAGAATCTTCAACAGGTGTAAATATAGATAGGTATATTACTCATTGGAGATTATAGATGGCAAAAATACATAAAGACAAAGATAGCATAAGAACTATCGAAACTCCATCTCCATATGGAAGTCACTCTAGTATGGTTGTTGATATTGAAAAAGAAGCCAAGGGTAATAATGTCCCGGTAGATAAAGTTATTTGCAAAGATGAAAAAGGTTACTATGTTACATATAAAAAACGTCTAGATAATGGGTTAGCAGACCCTTCTAGATATGCTTGTCCATTATGTAGATTTAGTAACCTGAATATTATCTTTTCAGATTGGTCTATTATGAAAAAGAAATTATTTTAAAAATCTTGACCAGACTCTTCGGCATCATATTATAAAATATAAACAGTTTTAGACTTTAGAAATAGTGGTAACTGAAGTTTAAATTTTACAAGGAAAACCACTAATACTTGTGAGGTAAATATGACAAAGCAGGATCGTGTTATTAACTATCTAACCAGAGGAAGAACACTCAGTCAAGATAGTGCATACAGTATGTTTGAAGTAGGTAATTTAAGGGCTACTATTAGTGATATTAAGCCTACACTACAATCTCAAGGATATAAAGTAACTAAGACTGTCGGCAGGCAGGGAGAAACAAGATACGGAGTACTTGGAACTCGCAAGCGTAAGGCTTGTAAGAGAACCTGTGCTAAGTAATTAATTAAAATAATGGCCCAGTAAAAGCCCAAGGGTATATCTAATATATCAAACAGATATAGATGGTTAGGCTTGTCATCCCATTATTTTTAATTTCTATCACAATTTATCTACGGTATTTTATGGACAGAATACATCCAGCAACTTGGATTCTATGGGGATTGTTAATGATAAGTATAGCAACCCACTGGGTTCAATGGTCGCAAATAAAAAAACTTGAAAAAGAAATAGCACCCGTTATAATAAGACCACAGATAAGAACTTTTGAATTAGCACCAAAAGAAAGAATTATATAAGGGGGCGTACTGGTTTCGACAGGTAAATAGAAATATAGATCGCATCGACTGGTTGATCTAAAGGCCAGTTTAAAAATAGATCACATTTTAGTTGCCGATACTTCTGTATTAGCACTCGCCGCTTAGGTGAGAGGGGTTGCATAAACCTTTTTACCCAATTATGCTGACTCCGATAATCGGATAGGGAATGTATACCTGAATTAAATATAAAGATAAGTGTAATCACTTTGACGTTGGAAAGACAAACAGTTTTGTCTGTAGTATTAATAACAACAGACTAACGATGTAGAAGTTTATGTGGAATTTATACTGGACAGGGGTTCGACTCCCCTCGCCTCCACTTATGAAAACTAAAGTAATCCTATTATCGTTGCTGTTGCTTTTAAATGCTGTTGAAAAAGTTCGGCATAATCAGGTACTCAGATTTTTAATAGACGGCAGACCAAAGCAGATAACATATTTTCATAGCACATTTATGTTTACACATATTGAAATTGAAGTTGTTGAACCAGAGATAAGAAAAGATTGTGCTGCTTTTGAATGTATGAATATATATATATTTTGTGAAAATTTTAATTTACATCACACAATTCATTGGAGATATATAAAATTTATTGAAATAAAGGTGTATCATAAGGTGTATCATGGTAATTGAAAAATCTCGCCAGCACTTAGAAAATAATAATATGAGTTATTATGAACACTTTAAATTCGCTGCTAGTCATGGTTTAAGATGCATAAAAGCAGGACTTTTATTATTATGTCATTCTTTTATCCCCGCATTTTTCGGAAGAACTGGATCGAAATTAGTTAGAAATTTAAGTAAAGATTTTACAGAACACGATCAAAAAATATATACAAGTTAGTGAATCATATGTCGGATGAATATCTAAAAAATAATTATGTATATTATATCAATCATCAATACAAATATATTTGGTATTTAGTACCAAAAGTTGGTAGCAGGAGTTTACTTTACTGGCTATTAAGCGAAGAATATCTCTCAAAACATAAAGACGGTAATCTAAATGAGAACTTCAAGAATATTTCGTCAGAATATCACCATAAATATCATACTTTCTCTTTTTGTAGAAATCCTTTCGATAGATTAGTTTCTGTATATTTCGACAAGATACTATTAACCGTACCTCTGATGAATCCGAAAAATAAAAGAACAAAATTAGAATTTTACGAACGATGGAAAGATAAAAGTTTTAAAGAATTTGCTAATGATGTTTGTGATATGCCTAATAAAAATATAACTGATAATCATTTGTTACCACAAATATATTTTATTCCTGAGAATATTGATTTTTTAGGTAGATTTGAAAATTTACAAAACGATTTTGTTTCTGTGACTAAAAAATTATTTGAAAAACAATTTGATAATAGAAAATGGAACGTCAGTCAGCACGACCATTATTCGGAATACTATGATAAAAATTTAAAGGACAAGGTATATCAGAAATATAAAAAAGATTTTAAAAGATTTGAATATGAATGATTTTGTTTTTATAATACCGTCTTACAACAATTCCGATTGGTATCAATATAATATTAAATCTATAAGCAACCAAAAATATAATAATTGGAGAGCAATATATGTAGATGATGCTTCTACAGACAATACTTTAAAGTTAGTGCAGGATTATGTCGAACATTTAGGTCTATCTAAAAAATTTACTTACATTAGGAATACAGGAAAGTTAGGGCCAGCAGGATCAAGATATCAAGCATACACTAGAACTTTTGATCACGAAATATGCTGTATGCTAGATGGCGATGATTGGCTATATGGAGATAATGTTTTAAATGTTTTAAATATTGAATATAATACTGGATATAATTGCACTTATGGATGCTATATAAACACAGGAGAGAAAATAAAGAGAATTATCCCATTGAGAGACTATAGCAATAAAATTCATAAAAATAAATCCTATAGAAATACTGTTAGAAAATCTTTTATAGCATCACATATGAGAACAATGAGTTCTAAATTAATCAAAAATATTGATGTAGATAAATACTTAAAGATGAATAATAAATGGATAAAAGTAAGTACTGATATGGCAGAAATGTTTTATGTTTTAGAAAAGAAAGAAACTAACCCTAAATATATAGGTAAACCTATATATGTTTACAACGCTGGTAATTCTCAAAAGTATATAACATCTTGGTATCGTAGAGATGAAAATTCAGAAATAAAAGCATATAGAAATAAAGTATTGGATTTTATAAAAAATGTTTAACAATATTCAAATATTATCTTTACAAAAAAATATTAAACGTAGAAAATTTATGGAGTATAAACTTCAACAAGTAGGTATAGATGATTATCAGTTCTTTGATGCTTTAGATGGCAATCTTCTACAAGAATATAGAGATTACGAAAATTTTTGTAAAAAAAACTCTCGTAGAATTTTAACAGGAGAAGAGGGAGCGTTCGGTTGCATGATGAGTTATAAGCAATTATTTTTCAATCAATGGCAACCGTGTTTAGTTCTAGAAGATGATATTTATTTCCATAAAAATTATAATAAAATTATAAAAACGCTAGAAACAAAAAATATTTTTAAAGAATATGATATAGTTTATTTAGGATATAATAATTACAGATTGTCCGTAAGACAAGAATCTAGCATAAAAAATAATGATCCTCTAATACCTGTAGAGAATGAGCATAGATTTATAACTTGTGGGACTTATGCTATATGGTATTCTACTAAAGCAATATCTTATCTAAACATTAAATTACAAAGCATTCAATATGAAGATATTAAACCAATAGACCATATAGTATGGCGTTTAACAAAAAAACTTAAATCAACTATTGTCAATCCACCTTTATGTATAAGCGAAATTAGAGATAGTGATATTAGGATGCCTAGAAAAATACATTCTTTCTATAGACAAAGACGTATTGATATCTCAAATTATTTATCCGTTGGTGAGTATGAAAATTTTATGTAAAAATTTGACAAATAGGGTTCTGTATAGTATACTAAAAAGTCATAAATTCACAGGATATTATAATGAGCAAAGACACTGAATTAAAAATTTTAAAATTAGAATTAAAACAACAAGAAATTTTAGAACAAAATTTAGCAAAAAAGATAGAAAGATATGAACATGCTAATAAATTAGTAAGAAATACTATAGCACAACAGGATATAGACGATCTAAAAACAGAACAAGAGACTACTCAACTTCAAAAAGAAATTTTGTCATCAAAAATAGAATCTATACAAGAGTTATTTACTGGGGATTCCACTAAAGATTCTGATTGACAACTGCCGATAAACAGTATATACTGTAAGGAACAGGAATCACAGGACACAGGATATATAATGAACAGCACAGAATATGTTATGGCTATGATAATGAACTGCGTAACAACAGCAGTACTATTGCTAAACAAGAAATTATTGCAAAGTATTGTAAAGCAGGTAAAGAAGAAGATAACGGAGATCAACTTCATGCTAGAAATGTATTAAATCTAGCACATAATGATTATCTTATGTATGGCTTAACAAGTAGTCAAGTTAAGAAGCGACCAGATTTATCTTTCGGAGATTGTGAACCGGGATATGGTTTGTGTCAACTGTTTAGTGATTTAAAACTTCGTAGATATACAGGACATGATGCTATCAGAATTGTAAATACTTATATTAATAAACATCCCTGAACAAGAAGAACTTGTCTATTGTATCTTAGATAAAGACCTAAAGACTAAGGTTGGCATTAAACTTATTAATAAAGTTATTCCCTGACTTTATTCCAGAGTTCAGTGTTGCTCTTGCAGAAAAATATGAACCTAAATTAGTGGAGTGGGAAGATGAGTGGTTTGTATCTCGTAAACTTGATGGGGTTAGATGTTTGGCTATTGTCGATCATTTTGGCAATACTACTTTCTACTCCAGAACGGGCAAAGAGTTTACTACCTTGGGCGTTGTTGCCGATGGGATTGCAAGTCTTGGTTTATCTGATGTTGTGTTTGATGGAGAACTCTGTTTGATTGATGAAGATGGTAATGAGGACTTTCAAGGCATTATGAAACAACTTCGTAAGAAAGATCATACTATTAATAATCCTTCTTATAAAATCTTTGATATGATGACGCAAGATGAGTTTAAAGCAAAGAAAAGTGAACATAATCTATATCAAAGATATAAAGAACTATTGTTTACTATGGAGGATAATGAATGTCCTTGTCTATCTGCATTAGAAATGGAGATAGTACAGATGATGACGAGCACTTCCAACAGTGGGTATCTAAAGCAGATGATAAGGTTGGGAAGGTGTTATGCTTCGTAAGAATGTTCAATATAAAGGTAAGCGAGTAAAGATTTTTAAAGTAAAAACCTTTCACGATGCGAATATGAGGTTGTAGATACAGAAATGGGTATGTTTCCATTCTTACATTAAAGATGGTAAAGAATGTGAAGAAGAAATGTTTCTGCTGTTTATGATTAAACATAAAGATCACCTTGTTAGAGTTGGTAGTGGATTTAGTATAGAGCAAAGACAAGACTTTTATAAAAATCCTGATGCTATCTTGGGTAAGGTTATAACTGTACAATATTTTGAAGAGACTAAAAATCAAGAGGGAGGTATTAGTCTTAGATTTCCAACATTTAAAATATTACATGGAAACTCTAGGGTTGTGTGATGAAAATGGTGTAATTTATTGTAGCCAGGAAATACCCAGCCATAATTCGTACAATTATTAGGATGCATATCTGATTAGTAATCGGATGTTACAAAATTTATGATAATTTCTATAGAGGAATTTTACAAAACACATATAGTAGACCAAAATTTTGATGAAAAAGAATATCTATTAAAAAACCCAGAAGCAAAAAATTTTCATCGGTCTTTGTGTGAAAGTATTAATATAAACGATAAACATAGGCTATTTTTTCATAATTATATTAAGCAAAATGCTAGTACAAATGTTGATCAATCCGATATTCAAGAAATAGAAAAAACTTTCAAACAACCTTTAATTACATTATCTCAATTTTATCAAACACATAGGGTGGATGATAATTTTGATGAAGTATTTTATGAGAAACAATGCCCTAATGTTATTGACTTTTATGAGCCACACGCTACTCAAATAGGTATATCTAAAAGAGAAAAATATTTCTATCATTATGTTATGCACGGTAAGGCTATAGGTTTTTTAAAGTCAGACAAACCATTAGATAAAACCGTATCAGTTATAATAGCCGCTAAGAATCGAACAGAAAACTTATTGCAGGTTTTAGATTCTTGGCATAATATTGACTTAGTTACAGAAATAATTATTGTAGACTATTCATCGGATATTCCTTTAGATATGAAAGATTATGATAAAGTAAAGTTATTCCGAGTAGACGATGAGCCATACTTCAATTTAGGTAAGGCTTACAATTTAGCATTCGATTTTTCTGTTGGGGATATTATAATCAAGGTAGATGCTGACTATAAGTTAATAGATAGTAACTGGCTTAATATATATTTAAAAAACGGATTATGTCATAACTATTTTATTAGATCAGATTATAATTTTTCTAGACATACTTCTGGATTTTTTATGATACATAGGGGGGACTATGCCTATTTTAGAGAAGACCTGAATGGTTATGGTTACGATGAGATTGATCTTTATAATAGAATTAAAAAATCTAATCCAGATATAACTGAGGTTGTTTGGTTTGATATTGATAATGCAATATACCATATACCCCATGATGAGGATTCAAGAACTAATAGTTATATTGAGCAAAATACTGGCTCATCAGAACTTAATAATAGATATATGTGTACAAACTTTTCTCCTTTGACTCCTAGAAGAAATAGATATAATATAAAAAACACTATAAAATATGATAAATCTGTAATCAATAGGATATTCTGTATTAATTTAGATGACAGATCAGACAGATGGGAGTTGCTATCTAAAAATAAATTAGAAAGATTTTCTGCTATAGATACTAGGACAAATCATTTAAAACATCTGGAATATGATTTAGAAATCAATCCTTGTAATATGTCTTCCGATGTTTATTTTAAAAAATCTAATGGTGCTATAGGGGTATACCTGAGTCATTATTTATTATGGAAAAAAATTGTCGATGAAAATATTGAAAACGCATTAATTTTAGAAGACGATGTGTTTGGAGAAACTGTAGAAGAGATATTAAATTCTAATCTTATTATAAATAAAGATGACGATTTTATTAATTTATCAAAAAGAATACGATGGGAAAATGACAGGCTGTTATTTGACGGCGCAGAATCATATATACTCAGCCTAAATGGAGCAAAAAAACTACTAAAAGCCACAGACAATCCTAAACTATTAAGTGGTATTGAACCTCAAGAATATGATCCTATAAAAAATCAAGAATTTATTAATTGGAATTTTAAAAAGTCAATTACATGCCCTGTGGACAAATTTTTAGGATATTGTTGTGAGCCTAATGCTAATCTAGATATTAAATTAAAATATTATATATACCCTATAGTAAAAATGCATAATATCAGTAAAAATTCTGATATAAATACAGGTGAAACTTTTGTTTGGGACATGAGTACAGAAGAACTTATTGATATATACTCAAGCGGAAAATAATATGACTAAAGCAAAATGTAATTTGTTTTTAATATCTCCACCAAAGACAGGTAGTAGTTCACTATTTAGTTTATTGAAACGACACTCATCTATATCTGGCTGTTCTTTAAAAGAACCATACTTTTTTTCCCAAAACTTTAGTAAAGGACTTAATTATTACAACGATTTGTTCCCTCCTGATAACTGTTTCTATCGAATGGAAGCGTCTACTACATATTTTAGTAACAGGGAAGTAGCAAAACTGATAAAACAAAATTGTCAAGAAAACATAAAAATAATTTGTGTACTTAGAAATCCAGTAGAAAGATTTATATCGCAATATAAACATTTTCGTGCTGCTAACATTATTATAAATAACGAAGAACTAAACGAAAAATTTAAAAAATCTATAAGATGGGCAGATATATGGCAAAAAAATATTCAATATTGGAATGGATGTGCAGATATATACACAACTATATTTGAAGCACAAAAAAGTAATAAGTTAATGATGTTTTTGAATAACGGTAACTACGCTAAACATATAAAAAATATTTTACATTATATATCTAGAAATAAAATATTATTTATTAAATATGATGATTTTAAAAAAGACTATAATGAAACTATAAAATTAATATGTAACTTCTTAAATATAGAAGATATGTTTACAGAAAATATCGTGTATAACAATGTTAAAATATGGGAAAATTTCGCTAGCGTAGAAGATGAAATAACAGATACTATGTTGAACGAATTAAAAATATATTATATGGAATCTAATAATGAATTAGTAAAAATATTAGATGATCATTTCCAATGGTAGTTAGGTATGTACTATGAAAACAATTTGTATATTAGCATCTGCTAGAACAGGTTCTACTTTTCTAGCCGATCATTTTCAAAGCATAGACAAGACTTGTCTTAGTACTGGTGAGTTTTTTCAATATTTATACTCCAAAACAAATAGATATAATAAACGAAGTTTTTTATAAACATAAAATACCACTAACTGAATCGTATATGGAATATTTACGTTATTTGAAACAATTTTATAATTTATCAGTTTATAATGTTGGAAAGCCCATAAACCCTTATAGTATGCAAATGTTTTACGATGTTCAAGAAATTTTAGAACAATTAAATTATAAATATTTTGTACATAAAGTTGTGATCAATGCATTATACCAAGAAGGTTGGATAGAGCAGTTTGTAGATTCTTCCGATCTAGTCATAATTAATTACAGAGAATCAATAATAGATGCTTTTATTAGTCATAATAAAGCAATGATTAGTGGTCAATGGAAAAATACCAAAAAATATAATATTAAATATGATAAGTTAATAACTTGGGATAAGGAACAATATGCATTCTTTGTGGAAAAATATAGAGAATATTATACTGATTTTTTTAAACATACATTGCATAAGAATAAAAAATATTATTTAATTAAATATGAACAACTTTATAATCCCAATAGTATGTCTATACTTCAAGAAATAATAGGAAAAAAATATCTTCTTAAAAAACCAAGCACTATCAAGCAATCTCGTATTTTAAATAGAGAGGACAATTTTAGTAACAAAGATGTATTCTTAAAAGATTTTCAATCTATGGATGAGGTGGATAAATGGTTTAATCCAAATCAATTAACAATAGATTAAAGAAACTGTCTTGACAAGTCGATAAACATAGTATATACTTGAGAGCATCACAGAAACTCAATCTTGGAGACTACTATGGCTACTTTGGAAAAAACTGAAAAACAAACCACATATTGTCGGAATCGTGCTGATGAATTTTTTAAAACATTTCCTAGAGACAAAATTCAAAACTATAAGGAGTACTGGGAAAGTGTACGACCACAGAATCATGGCGATATTTTTAGGCGTTATTTGTTTGCTTACTGTTCTGTTCATACAAGTTGGCAAGGGAATTGCCGTGGCTATGAAGCCATCAAGCAATATGAAGAATGGATCGACAACAAAGAAACACTCTTAGATAAACTAGCCAACTCAAAAGTAGGTCTACATAATAATCGTACAAAATACATATGGGATTTTGCAACACAATTCTGGGCCAAACCTACAGACTTCTACCTAACTACAAAAAAGTATCATGTAAAAAAACGAGATGAGATTGTTAATAGAATAACAGGACTTGGAACGGCGAAAGTAAGTTTTGCTCTAGAAATGATTCATCCAAATGAGGCTCGTGTATTATGCGGAGATGTTCATCAACTTAGACTATATGGTATGCAAGACCTAACATACAAAAGCAAAACAGGGTTTGAAAAGTATAAGAAGATGGAACAGCATTGGAGCGTAAATTGTGGTAAACTTAAAGTACCATCCTATATCGCCCGCTGTGTATACTGGGATAAATTACAGGACAAAGAAGATAGCAGGTATTGGAGTTATGTTCTAGAAGTATAGATAGAAAATGCTTATGGTTATTATATAGAAAAAGAAAGGATTAAAAATGAGTGAAAATGGTAAAGGCGATAGTACTAGACCTAAGAGTATTACCATGAAAAAGTGGATAGAGAACTATGAAAGAATTTTTAGAAAAAAAGAAGACAAAAAATAACAACGTAGCGATATCAGCAATCTGTAAAAACGAAGAAGAATACATAAAAGAATGGTTGGAATATCACTCTAATATTGGTGTTGATCACTTTATATTATATGATAACAACAGTCACATATCTCTTAAAAAAATATTATCAGAATACAGTAATGTTGAAGTTATTGATTGGTCAGATAACACAAGAGGAACTCAGATTAGATCACAGATTCACTGTGTTAATAAGTATTCGCATTTTAGATGGATAGGCTTTTTAGATATAGATGAGTACATCGTTTTATTAAATGATTCAGTAAAAATTAAAGATTACTTAAAAGAATTTATAGAATATGATGGGCTATGTTTGTATTGGTTAGCCTTTGGTTCCAATAAACATAAAACCAAACAAACAAGCACTATAAATAGTTACACACAGTCTTGTCCAAATTTAAATAAATTTAATAAACACATTAAATGTTTTATTAATCCTAAGAAATATGATCATTCTGCAACACATTGGACTTCTCATTATCTACCAACATTGAATGGTAGTGTTGATGTAACACATACTAATGTCGAAAAATATTGGACTAATCCTTTAGCCTTTCAAAAATATATCAAAAATTTATCAATAAAAACGACGATTAATGAAAAAATAAGAATAAATCATTACTATACAAGAAGTATCGAAGACTTCAATCATAAAATGTTAAGAGGTGGTGGCGTTAATGTTAAAAAGGTGTATAATAAGAGTAACTATAATTCAGTTAATAAAGAAGATGTGTTTAATAATGATATTATTCAAACAATTATTAATTTAAATAAAATTAAGGAAAAAAAATGAATCATGGACTATTAGATGTATTGAGTGTATGGTGGATAGTAGTTGCGATAGATTTATTAGTAGTTTATACGTTCGTCAAAATAGCAAACAGGTCTAAAATATGAAATTATTTAAAAATAAAGAAAAGGGTATGATATTTGGTGTTTGTGCCGGGATATCTGAAAACATTGGTATAGATGTTAGAATTATTAGACTATTAATGGTTCTAGGAGTATTTGCTAGTTTCAGTGTTCTATTCTGGGTGTATCTCTTTTTAGGAATAATTTTGCCTAATAAAACATAGGTGTGTGATGTTCTCTCAAAAATATCTATATATTATATTATTAATTCTTATTGGTATATCTATAAATAGATGTAATAGTGCAGATATATCTATTGACAATAACCCTATCGTTAATCCTATTGTCGATCCCATTGTACCTACTATCATACCAGATAAATTAAAAACAAACTTTATCTATGACGATTTTAGTAAAGCCACAGAATTATCTAGTAAGTATGACATGAACATGATTGTTGTATTTGGTGCTGATTGGTGTCCTTATTGTCAAGATTTAAAAAAAGATATCAAAGTATTAAAAATACAAAAATTTATTATTTGTTTTATTGATACTGATAATAAAAACAATAAAAATATAATATCTCGTTTCAAGCCTAGAAGTTTACCAACATCAGTTTTCATTAAAAAGGGAAAAGAAAACAACAGGAAGATTGGATATAGTAAAAAAGGATACGACTTATGGCTAAATGGTCTGCTTTAATTTTTGCTCTTTTATATTTCAATGTATATACAGAAGCGCAAACCATTAAATCTATTAAAATACCAGAAGGATTTAGATCAACCCCTATCGAATTAAATATTTTTGAATTAGAAGATAAGAAGAATTTAAAAAAAGATTCGGTATATAATCAAGCAATATCTTATTTTGCTAAACCTTTTGGCAATAAACACGGTAGAAGTACTAATGTTCATGAAACTATACATGGAATTAATAATGCCATAAGTAATTTAAGAAAAGGTTATAGGGCATTTTTTGTAGGTCATGGTAGAGCCGTCTGGATTCAAGAACCTAATATAACAATGAATGATATTATTCCGTACATACCCCAATCGGTCAAAGGGTATAGATACAATTTATATTTTGTGTCTCAAAAAAAATCATGGAATAGTGTGGCTTTATACCCCGTTGATGAATGGAGTGCTTATATTGGTGGTGCAGAATCAAGTGTAGACGATCATAATCAAGGCGTTAATATTAAAACAAATTTTGATAATGTTTCTGGTTCTTTAGAATTTAGCGTATATTGTATAGCATTATCTATGGCTATTAAAGAAATAGATAGTAATTATTGGCAAGAAAATCATAATTTTAAAAATTGTATGATATTATTTCTCAATAAAGCAGAAAAGGTTTTCTTTGAAGGTAAAGATATATTTCGTTCAAATAACCAGAATGATATTATACACAATTTGCAAGCACATAAAGATTGTAATGGTATGAGGAAATTTATTCATCAAGAATTTAACGGAGTATTTTTAAGATGAGAAATAGACACTTTAGATTCCCAAGTATGAAACAATTAGTTCAACTACATAATGATGCTAGAGGTAGTAATTCTTGGATGTGGGCTATTAATAATCTAAATATAAATGAAGAGTTAATGAGATATTCCCAAGATTATACAGAATTGATGGCTAAAAAAGAAAGATTGAAACATAGTAAATTATCTGATATAAAATTAATAGGATTTAAGTATATTGGTGAAAATATAGCATACGGACAAAAGGATGAAGAATCGGTAATGAAAACTTGGTTATGGAGTCCCGGTCATCGAAGAAATATAATGAATACCTCTTTTACCGATATAGGTTGCGGATTTGCTTACTCAGATAATTATACTCCTTACTGGTGTGTTTGCTTCGGTGGATAAAATTAAAGTTATACTATTGACATAGACGATACTGTATTGTATAATCTGTTAAGTTACGGAATTAGATTTGCATTAATTATAAATTGGAGAAGATATGGGAAAAGTAATTATGACTCAAAAACAACAAAGAGTTAGATGTAGCGATGAGCAATTTTTAAAAGCAGTTTATTCCAGCAAAACATATGCTGAAATATCAGAAAAAACTGGTCAGAAATTACCATCCACGGTAGCGAGATATCTTAGAGTAAAAAAAATATTACTGCAAAGAGATATAGAATTGCCAGAAATGGACAGAAAACAAAGAAAAAAAACAGAAGATAATACTGACAATATGGTAGAAATTGTTAACAGACTTAAAACCCATCATAACAGTATGTAAATAAATGAGGGGTAGTAGTCCAAAGGCAGAGACAATGGACTTAAAATCCATACAGTGCGGGTTCGACTCCCGCCTGCCCTACTTATTAATCAATCTAACATTTAAGGATCATCCATGAGTTTTGACGGCAAATTAATTAATTCTTACACTTTAAATCCATATAAAGACTCATACTTTAAGGGTTTTGAAATTATTACCTGTAGAGAAATTTCTGATTATGAAGGAGGTACTATAATAGAAGAAGTAAGAACAGCAGAAGAATTTTTAAATGCTGATGAACTCTCTATAGATCAACCTTTTTATAGAGTATTTGGTGTTTACAAGAATAAAAATAAAACAAAAAAAGCAATAGGCGATTTTTATAATCCAAAAGATGCATCTACTTTTATACAAGAACTTACAGGGGTTCCAGTTTATATCTATTCATTTTAAAAATTATGAGAAAAAATATACTAATTACTGGTGGTGCTGGATTTATTGCTCATCACTTTATCGAATACTTGTTGCAAAACACTGATTATAATGTCTTAACTTTAGACAGACTAGACTATAGTGGGAACCTTAATAGGCTACACGAAGTTACAAATCATTTGCAAGGGTCTAATAGGCATAGGGTCAAAACTATATTCCATGATCTAAAAGCAGAAATTAACTCTCAGATAGTTTCTAGTTTAGGCGATATTAATTATATTGCACATATGGCGGCTGGTAGTCATGTAGATAGAAGTATTGAAAATCCTATGGATTTTGTATTAGATAATGTTGTAGGTACAGTAAATATTTTAGATTATGCTAGAAAATGTGAAAATCTTAAAAGATTTATTTATTTTTCTACTGACGAAATCTTCGGCCCTGCACCAGAAGGTATAAAATACAAAGAAAACGATAGATATAATTCTACAAATCCTTATAGTGCGAGCAAAGCAGGTGGAGAAGAACTTGTAGTCTCTTATGAAAATACCTATGGATTACCATGCTATATAACTCATACTATGAATGTATTTGGCGAAAGACAGCATCCAGAAAAATTTATACCTATGTGTATAAAAAAAAGTAGGGATAAACAAAAAGTGACTATACATAGCAATGCAGAGAAAACCAAAGCGGGATCAAGACATTATATTCATGCAAAAGATGTTGCTGATGCTGTATGGTTTCTAATGAACTACGACGAGTCTAAATTAAAGAATAATGATTTTGGTGGTGCTAAATGCCATAAATTTAATATTGTTGGAGCAGAAGAATTAAACAATCTGCAACTGGCTAAAATTATTGCAGGTTGCCAAAATAAAGAATTAATTTATGAAATGGTAGATTTCCATAGTGCTAGACCGGGGCATGACTTGCGTTATGCTTTAGATGGTAGTAAAATGGAACAAATGGGATGGAAACCGAACCCTGTTAAAGATAGGCTTTCAGAAGTAGTAGATTGGACTTTAAAGAATAATAGATGGTTATTTGAGAATAAATAATGCTAACAAACTTCTAACATTTATACACTGCCGAAATGAGTATAATAAATTATTAAATGTACTCAATGTGAGTATTCTACCTATTGTCCCATTTATTATTTTAAGGCAAAAACATGAGCAAAAAAACCGGATTCACACTGATCGAATTATTAGTTGTTATTGCAATTATAGGTGTTTTAGTAGGATTATTATTACCTGCTGTTCAATCTGCCAGAGAAGCAGCGAGGAGGATGTCATGTGCTAATAATTTAAAACAACAAGGTTTAGCAGCACATACAAGCATGGACTCACAAAGATACTTTCCCGCTGCTTCTTGGACGATTGATTCTGCTGGTAAATCTACCACTGGTAATCGTTCAGGTACAGAGCATAGTTGGAGAGCCTCACTACTATCGCAGATGGAACAAGGAGCGATAGCAGATCAATATGATTTTAGTAAACATTGGTGGGAACAAAATACTACAGTATTAGGTGCAAACTTATCCGTATTTAAATGTCCTTCTGCTATGCCTCCTAATGGTGGTTATGCTAGCGTGGATGGCCCTACTAGAGATGACGATAGTGCCGCTACAACTATGAATCCTAATAATCTTGGTTATACAGACTACGAGACATTTACAGGCATTAAGAGTAAAGTATTTCCTGCTACTTCTGATATTTACGCAGCAAAAGACAGGAATGAAGGTTGCCTGATAAAAGATGCAGTAACTAGAGATGCTCATATAAGAGATGGGTTTTCTAACACTTTATTAATTGTGGAGTGTGGAAGTAGGCCCGATACTTATAAGGCAGACACTAATAATGGCTCAACTCCTACTGGTGCTACTAATCAGTGTATTGGGTGGGCAGATAGTGTTGGGCCATTTAAGTTAGATGGCATGGATAGTAATGGAGACAAGTGTAAGAATTGTGCTGGTAATATTCCTTTTGGAGTGACTAATAATGGTGAAGCATTTAGTTTTCATCCCGGTATTATGAATGCTTGTTATGCTGATGGTTCTGTCAGAACTATTAATGAGAATGTTGACCTGAGTGTCTTTGCTGCTTTACTTACTAGGGCGGGTGGAGAGACTAATTAAAGATAAAAGTTGTTGGATTATTATTGGGTTAATTTTTGTATATCTAGTAATGCTTCTCTCTGTTCCAAGGGGAGAAGTATCCGATATGGAAAAAGTTAGACAATGGAAACCTAGAGATTTTTATTTGGTCTACAAAATGTGGACTGATGAAGAATACAGGAATGTAAATGGTAAATAACGATTATTTGGTTGATATGAGTTGGTGTGACTCTGGTGGGTATTGTGACTTTATGCCCATCAGAGGAGAAAATAATCTAGGATTTAAAAGTTTTAAGACAAAAAACAGAGCATCAGAATCTCTAGAGTAATCAGCTAAAATTAGCCGCATTTGATCTTGCTCCGAGGGTCGCCACAGACCTGTGTAAAATTCCATACTCCTTCGACCCAGAACTTTTAAAATATTGGACTCCAGAAGGAAACTGTGACCTCTTGGGGCTATGTTACAGAAAAAGCTATATTGTTAGATATAGACGAAACGCCTTATGTAAAACTACAAGATCTTAGTAGATGAGATAAAAGAAAAAACAGGATTAAAATTTTGGGATTGTCATTGGACAAATATTGGTTATATTAAATAATATATTAGTATGTATAGATACAGGTAAAGAAAGTTTTTCTCCCTACTGTAATGCTTGGGGTTTTGAAGAACCGGGGCCAGAATGTCCATACTGCGCCATGAATATCAATGTTATTGTTCTGTAGTTTATTGCCTAGTGAGGATTATGTTTTAATGAAATATGTTGTAACAGGTGGTGCGGGGTTTATTGGCTCAAATTTAGTTGATAAATTATTGATCTGAAGATCATGAGGTTATAATTTTAGATAATCTTTCTACTGGTAATATAGATAATCTATCTGAAAAAGCCCGTGAATCTTTTACATATACAAAGATATTGCTATGGCTTTACCTCAAGAACTAAATAGAATCTGTAAAGATGCTAACGGTATCTTTCACATGGCAGCATTACCTAACGTACAACATTCTATAGAAAATCCTATAGGCACTCTGAATGCAAATTTAATTTCTACAATTTTAAAATGTTAGAGGTGGCAAGAAAACAATTCTATAAAGTTTGTTTATAGTGGTTCTTGTTCATGTTACGGTGACGCTACTACAATTCCTACAAATGAAAATGAAAGCATAAAGCCTTTAAGTCCTTACGCTCTGAATAAATATCAGGGTGAGCAGTATTGCAGATTATATTCTAAAATATATGATATAGAAACTGTATGTCTAAGATATTTTAATGTCTATGGATGTAGAATGACCAGAGGTAGGAGCATACAGGAGTGTTCTAAGTATATTCTTTGAATCTTATAATAGAAAGAAGCCACTAAACATAGTAAATGATGGTAAGCAAAAAAGAGATTTTGTTCATGTATTTGATGTTATTTCTGCAAATATTATTAGCTATGAGTTGTGCAAATAGACTAGGTGATCCTATAAATATAGGTTAGTGGTCAAAATTATTCGGTAAATGAAATAGCAGATATGTTTGGTGAAGATAAAAAATATGGAGAAAAGAGAATAGAACCACAATCTAACTTTGGCTGATATAACAGTAGCTAAGAAACTTTTAAACTGGGAACCTAAATTTAAATTAAAGGATAGTGGAGCAGTTATAATGCCTTATATAAATGAGAAAAGCAAGAATAGAACTAGATGACAGTATTGAGAATATGATTAATTCTTTAATACATAATAATAAAGAAATGTCTAATGAAGAATTTTTATCTATCGCTGGAGAAATTAACTATACCTTTAGTAGAATTAATACTGCAATGTATGAAAGAGACTTCGTATAGTAAAATAGCTATTGTTACTGGTGTATTAGAAAATATAAAACAAGAGTTTTATAGACGTATTGCATCGAACCATATGAAGATAAAAAAATTATGAAAATGGCGATATAAAGAGTATAAAGGCTGATATGTGATTTAGATAATACTAATAAGATAAAATTATTAGAAAAAAAAATGGCTGAATCACAGCTAAAGACAGATAAACAACTAGATAATCTAAAAAAATTCTTAAAAATTTAGAAAAAAAAATTCAATATTATCATGATAAAATTCAAGAATTTGAAATCATATTAGATGCAGCAGAAATTATAGAAGAACAAATAGAGAGATCAAGAAATCAAGGACTATAATACAGAGTGGAGTCCTTATAATGATGAAGATTTTCAAATCTGAAGATTACGAACATTATGATGATGGATGAAGACCCATATAATAATGGATATTGAAGATTGGTTTGAAATAGAAGACGAAGAATTAGAATATCCTTTTTTGCCATGTTCAGATAGAATTTGGACTCCAACTTTAATTAATGCTTGACACAAGTAATAGCCGATGATATACTTAGGCTATCACAGGACAATTAACTTTTGGAGACTAATAGATGAAACTTGCAGATCGTACAGTTGAAATTCATTCAAATGGTGTTGATGCTAGCAACCAGTTCAGTATCGCACAGACCAGTAAAATGTTTAAGATTTTGTCAGATTCGTTGTATTCTGACAAGGTAATGGCAGTTATTCGTGAACTGTCTACAAATGCTAATGATGCTCATGTTGCATCAGGCAATAGAAATCCTTTAAAGTAAGTTTACCAACACAAGCAAACCCTAACTTTACGGTGAGAGATTATGGTACTGGATTTCTCAAGAAGATATGGAAGAACTCTATACAACTTATGGGGCTAGTAACAAGAATGACAGTAACGATTTTACTGGTTGTCTTGGTCTTGGTTCTAAGAGTCCATTTGCTTACACTAAAAGTTTTAGCACAACTTCTTTCTTCAATGGCAAAGCGTACAATTACATAGCAGCTATGGATGAAGGCGGAGTTCCTAGTCTGAGTCTATTTGGGGTCACTGATACTGATGAGCCTAATGGTCTTGAAATTAGTTTTGCAGTAAAGCAAAGTGACTTCCAAGAGTTTACTGAAAAGTCCAAGAGAATCTTTCATTACTTTAAGACTAAGCCAATTCTTGAAGGTGGTACTTGTAAACTTCTTGATAATCATGCTTATTCTCATAATAATACTATTATAGAAGGGACTAACTGGCGTGTTGGTAGAATATCTGATAATGATGACAAATATCCTAGCACATATAACAGTCCCGGTGCTGGTATTGTGGCTATCATGGGTAATATTGCGTACCCAGTAGATTCCGATAAAATTATCGGCAAAGAAGAACAAGAGCAAAAGAGTGATGCTATCCAAAGATGGAATAGAGCATTTAAGAAAGCTGATGTAGACAACTGGACTAACTAGTCAAAGAGATATTAAACTCTGGCATATATCTTGAGATCACCTGCGATATTGGTGAACTAGAGATGGATGTTAGTAGAGAAGGTCTACAGTATACTAAGGGTGTTATTAAAACTCTTAGAGAAAAGACCCAAGATATTTATCTACAACTCAAGAGCAATATGTCAACCAAGGTTGAAGAGTGTGACTAATCTTATAGATGCTTACCAAACATATTATAAGCTGGCTGATATTGCTGGTGGATATACTGCTGGTGCAGAATGGGTCGATCCAGAAGGTAAGAAACATGATCTGTCTGCTGGTGAAGACTTAGATTATAAATTAGGTAAACATAAACAGTTGTATGTTATTAATTATCGTACTGCTAGTCATCGTTCCAAGAGAATGTTGTATCTTACAGATAAAATCCATCACGAAAGTCTACAAGGTAGATCATCTAATTATTGGGAGAAGACCCGTAAGACTAATCCTCTAGCCTTCTTTGTCTGCGACACTAGAAGTCCTGAGACTGCCAAGAAGATTGCGATTAGATATTGTAATCAAAATGATTGTATGGCATATCTTATGGTTGACACTCAAAATCCAGCAGAAGATTCTGGTGAGGGTTTCGCTAAACTTATCAAAGATGTTGGTGGCGAAGAGAACGTCAAGAATATCTCTGAGTACCGTAGTCTGCTACAGTCTAGCACCAAGGGGAGAACTGGAACTGGTGCTGGTATGATTAGTAAAGACGAAATCTTTCTGCTAAAAAGTTCTAAAGATTAATAAGCCTGATGAGTGTTCTGATCTTAGCGGCAATAATCTTAATGACTCTGCTCAACTTAGCGAACTGAGCGATAGTCTAGTAGAAGGACTAGAAGATGCTGAACAAGTAATCTATGTTCCTATCACTAGATATAAGTCTGTTAGTCCTTATCCCGAATTCATAAGATTTATAGTCTAGCAGGTAAAGATAATGTCTTAGGTGCTTTACTATTCAAGTAGATATAACATCTATGCTATCAAACAAAGTTCAGTATCTAAACTACAAAAGCAGGGTATTAACTAGTATGCTTTAACAAATGGTTTAAGAGTAAGGCTGCAAAAATGTCTAAGAAATTAAGAGAAGAAGTAGGCAAGTATGATGCAGTCATCAATCACTGTGACAAAGAATATTCTACCTCAGACTTTAAGAAGACAAAGAAGTTGGCACAGTCAGTCCAGAGCGTTCAGATAGAGTTCTAATGGCTAATCTTTTAAATATCTATGGCCTTGACTACAAGGATTATATTAAAGATGAGACAGTCACTCAGGCGATGGATCAGTGGCTACTTATATACTACTTTGCTCAAGTTGCAAATAGTGAATACTTTAATCTTAGAGTATTTAGTAGACAAAGACTTGAACAGCATGTAGACAATATAGCAAGTGCATACAATATCACAGAAGATGCAAAGGATATTAATGCTAAAATGCTTAAACTAAACAATATGCTTTTTGAATTTAAGAAACTGTATGGTTACGAAGAGTTACCAACTGGTAAGAAATCACTGTAGTCAGGCAATCATCAAGACCCTGCCTAAAATGGATGCTCTTAGAAAAATTCTTAAAGATGCTATTGACAAGTCACCGATACTAAAGTATATTGTTAGTGGTAACGACGATTTGGATATTGAGAGGATCAAGACTAATGATCCTACAGATATTCACAACAATGGTTACTATGGTCGAGACAAATGGTTTGACAATGTTGAACTCAGCGAACTGAGAACAGCAATAGGAAATTTGGTTTAAGGTTTTTATCACAGGAGTTTTAATTATGAGTGTTCCTTTTATGTGGGTTGACGGCAACTTAACGGTGATCTTAAAGAATAAGGCTCACCAAGTAATTCCAGATCATACTAATTACAAGTTGATTCTGGAAGCACTACCAACTGCGACAGAAGATGAGTTGCTAGAACTGGTAGACATTGAGAAAGGCTGTTGCTAGTTTTAGTGACGGACAAGTATCAATCGTAAATGGTAAGGTGATGTTTGAGGGTGAAGAAGTTCACGGTAGCATCAGCAAGAGAATTATAGAATTTATGAGTAAGGGCTTGCCCTTTGAGCCTCTTGTAAAATTCTTGGAAAATCTTATGGAGAATCCAAGTATGCAAAGTCAGCAAGAACTGTATGATTTCTTGGAGCATGAGAATCTTCCTATCACTGAAGACGGTTGTTTTCTTGCATACAAGGCAGTCAACAGTGACTTTAAAGACAAGTGGAAAGGAACATTCGACAATAAGGTTGGTCAGGTCTGCGAAATGCGTCGAGCAAAGGTAGATGACAATCGAGGTAGAGGATGTTCTGCTGGGCTTCATGCTGGAGCATTAAACTATGTTGCAAATTATGGTAATGTAGATGCTGGTGATAATATCGTGATTGTTAAAATCAATCCTGAAGATGTTGTCAGTGTTCCTAGCGATTGCAACTGTGAGAAACTTCGCACTTGTAAATATGAAGTAGTCGGTCTTTATCAGGGAGAATTGCCAAAGCCTCTTTATAAGGCTGAGTTTGAGGCAGACTCTTATGTTGATGAAGATGAATACTCAACAGTTTATGATGAGTATGATGAAGATTACTGGGATCAGTTTGAAGATGAAGATGACGAAGAATTTTAATAGTCTGTGATTTCCTGTGATTGGATGGGTGAGCAATTTGGGCTAAGGTGGTTCGACCCCACCACATCCTCTTATGAGTTCTGTGTTAGTTGATCTTAATGGGACTATGGGGTATAATATAGTAGTCAGTTATATCTTGTAGTCCCTGATTTTTTTTGGAGAATATTATGTACGACGACCCAGAACATAATGAATACGATGATGATGAATACAAATATTATCCTGATGGCGCTCAATTCCATGAATATAATGAGCATGGATTTCCAAAACCTTTTAAATTTGACTGGGATTCGTGGGAAATATGGTTATCTGAGGCTATTAAAGATATAGTAAATGAAAAAGATAATGTATGGCTATTAGGTAATTATAAACCATCCAAAGAACCTGTATCAAATAATATATCCAAAATTCCGACAAGCAAATATTTTGAATATTTAGGTAATAATAATTATGATGAAGCGATATGGAAAAGAAAATATTTTGTAGTAAATAAAATAGAACAACAATATAAAAACCATATATCTAGTCATGCAGCACACTTTGTTAAACAGCCAATGTATTATAAAGGTTTGTTCGATAATCTAAACTAGGATGAAAAAATGAGTGAGGGCTGGTTAGAAATAATGAATCTTAAAAAACTAATTAATTTTAGTAGAAGAGTCATATATTATAATTTCGATGAATCTAATGTAAAATTAGATGATGATGCTTTTCTTGACAAGGTAGATAAAATAGCGAGCAAAGAAGATGATAGCGAAATGGACAAACTCCTACCTTACAAAGAAGTTGAAACAATCTTTGGTGAATTTTTACATAGAAGAGAGGGTGAGAAGGCTTGGTTTATTAAAGATGGCGACTATGATGTTATTCTAGTTAATATATCTGAAAGAATGGTATCTAATATAGTTAGGGATTTAGTTAATAAAGGCTTGGTTGAATCAGCGTTTGACAGCGATAAAAATGATTTTGTATTTTGGGTTAAGGGAAATGACGATGAAGACACAAGAAAAAAGAAAAAGAAGTAAATGCTTAGTTCTAAAACCTGTATCAAAAGATATTTATTATAAATATATTTGTACAAAATGTGGTTGTGAGCATTGGATTAGTCATAAAGAGGCTTGCTCTCGTAATTTTAAAATCGTGTGTGATTGTGATATAATAATAAAGCCTAAAAGAATTTTAGACACTAAAATACTTTACGCTAAGAAAAAAGACAATACGCAAAGCGTTAATAAAGTACAAACAAAACAGCCTAAAACTAATAATACTTTTATAAAACAAACAACACCTCCTGAATCTGAACCATCTGTCTTGTTAGATGCGGATATAAAAAAAGAGTGTTGTGATATATTGATTGGTTATGGTTTTGAAAAACAAGAAGCATTGGTACTGATAGATAAGTCTTTTCATATTTGTCAAACGAATGAAGTGACTCTTTTGGTAAAAACAGCATTAAAGAATATTGGAGTAAAACATGCATAATTCTATTAGGCCGACCAATTTTAACGATATTGTGGGTCAAGAAGATACTATAGGCCGTCTGAAAATAATGTCTAACGGCTGTAAAGAATCAGGTCAAGTAATGCCTCATGTTTTAATAGACGGGCCTCCCGGCCTTGGTAAGACTACTATAGCGAGTGCTATAGCCAATGAACTATCTGTTAATCTATATACTGTTAATGCTGCTTCTGTTAGAAGTATAAAAAATATTATTCCCTACCTAATGAACCTAGAACCAAGGTCTGTTTTATTTATTGATGAAATACACAGACTTCCTAAATTAGTAGAAGAATTTTTATATCCTGTTATGGAAGATTTTAGGATAGATATGCTGGTGCAAAATAAACCTGACAGCATTGATCTTCCGATCTTTACTCTAGTCGGCGCTACGACTAGTGGTGGTAGTTTAAGTCAACCTTTTTATGATCGCTTCACTATGAAAGAACATCTATCTTTTTATAAAAATACTGTCTTAGCAAAACTAGCAAGGTCGAATGCAGATAAATTAGGATTGTCTTTGAGTGATAGTCAGATGATATCTATAGCCGAGCGAAGTAAGGGAACCCCAAGGATACTTAACGCAAGGTTACAATGGTATAAAAATTATATAGCATCATATCCTAAAGATAAAGATAATATAGATAAAATTTTTAATAGACAAGGTATTGACTCAAACGGATTTGACTCTAATGATAATATGTATCTTAATATTTTGAAAAAAAATAGAATTAATCCTTTGGGATTAAAGGCTATATCTAGTATGACAGGTATCGCTATGGAAACTATTGAAAATAGTATTGAACCATATATGATTCGTATGGGCTATGTTATTAGAACTCAAAAGGGTAGGATTTTAGGCAAAGAGACATGAGAGAAAATATATCGGTAGTCATACAAGGGCCGCTGGACGAAAGAACCTATGAGGCTATAGACTGTTACCAAGATTTTGGAGAAGTTATAGTCTCAACGTGGTCAACAGGCGAGAACTATTTTCTTTTGAACAAAAAATCAAAAAATGCAAAATTTAAATTAGTCACTAGCGACTATCCTGATGATATGTCAAATATTATTAATCATGGTAGTATATATTATATAACAAAAACATTATTACAGGGTTCTTTACTTGCAAAAAATGAATATATTTTAAAAACAAGAAGCGATGAATTATATCCTAATCTGGATAAAATGATAGATAATTTCATAAAATTCCCTAATAGACTTCATACAACAGATAATGGTTTTTGGAATATTCACCCCTTTTGTTTATCTGGTCATTTATTTTTAGATTCTAAAAAAAATATGATCAAAGCGTTAAAAAATATAATAGAATATTGTCATAAAGAGAACTTTAAAGAGTTGGATGTTGAAATATGTGAACAGATACTTGGTTATTTTTTTATGTTGGCTAGGGAACCTAATGAATTTAATCAATCAAAATGGAAAGAATTTTTTCGTAGGTATGTTTATATAACACCCTGTAGAGAATTACCAAAACATTTACACTCTGGTCAATCATCCGAAGGTCGAGGTTTTAAGCGTTCTAGGGAACCATATCCTTGTGGAAGAAAAGAAGTAAAAAGTGGATGCCACGATGGTAATAAATTATATCAAAATATTAAGGAAATAGTATGAAATATCATTATAAAGACCTTAAATTATACAAGCAGTTGCATCAGGAGCGTAATTATGGAGACACTGGCTTAGAGTACGCTGAAGATATATTAAACCTTATACGTCAAACTGGAGCGCAAACTGTTTTAGATTTTGGCTCTGGTACTGGTTCCTTAGCGAAAAGTTTAAGAAAGCGAAATGTATTAATTGATGAATTTGACCCATGCTATCCTGGGAAAGAAAAAATACCCAAAGAAAAATATGATTTAGTTATTACTACCGATTTGTTAGAACATATATATGAAGATGAACTAGATAATATATTTGAGGAAATGTTATATCTAAAACCAAAATTTATGTATCATGCTATTTCAACTAGAGAGGCAACTATCTTATTACCAGATAAAACCAACTGTCATAAAACTATTAAAAATATGCATTGGTGGTATGATAGAATATATAATCTCATAAATCCTGCTGCTATAAATGCTACACCCAAAAATGATGATTGTGTAATTATTAAATTAGTAATATGAGTAATTTTATTAACCATAAATATAAATTAATTATAATACATATACCGAAGTGTGGAGGATCATCTATTAGAAGATATTCAGGTGTAAAATTTACAGAAAGGTATAAAGGATATATACCTAATGAATATATTAATTATAATAAGATAGGTTTTTGCAGACATCCGATAGAAAGGTTTTTATCTGCTTTTAAAATGTTTAAATTTGGAACAACCGTGTTCCCGCCGGAAATTAGAGACTTAACAATAGATACTGCGATAAATTATTTAAAAGATGATAGCCTTGCATATGATAATGAATATGGTAGAATTGAAAGTTTTAAACATCATGCTATACCAATAACCCATCCTTATAACTGTATAGAACATGCAGATAATGTCATAAAATTCGAACAATATGATTTAGATGTAAAAAGATTTCTAATAGACAAAGGCATACCTGTTAAGATAAAAAAAACAAACGAGACCCAGATAATAAATATTAATATAACTAAAGAGCAGAAAAATAATCTTTATGATTACTACACAGAGGATTTTGAAAGATTTAATTACGAGTATATATAATGGCTATTGAACTAAATGATATGATATTTATACATATGCCCAAAACTGGTGGTACTTATATTGAAAATATATTAAGTCGCCAATGTAATGGGAAAAACATTTGTGAAAAACACGATCCATATTTTGTTGTCAAGGAAAAAACCAGTACTAGTAAAAAATATTTTACTTTTATTAGGCATCCCCTTTCTTTAGTTTGTTCAGTATGGGGACACTGGAAACATGCAAATTGTAGAGATAGTCAAAACTCTAAACCCAAGAATAATTGGGAAAGTAAAAATAATTGGAGCCATTGGCATGAATGTATAAATGAAGACGATCTAAATGATACGGTGCAGAGATGCGCCAACTACCATTCTAATTTCTTGGAAACTTTTTTTAATAATTATACAAAAGATGCTTGGCTCATAGGTAGGCAGGAAAACTTGCAGCAAGATCTATCTCAAATACTAAAAGGATACAATGTAATTCATAAAGATAAAATCAATAAGCATAGTTTATATCCTTTAAATATACAATCCAAAACTGTAGAAAATTTTATGAATAAATATAAAAAACTTTTAATTAAATATAATTACGAATATATACCTAAAAATATAAAGGCTATATAAATGAATATTCAGGGGAAAATATGGGGTTTAACTCAACAACTTTTTTTAAAAAATAATGTTGAAATTCATCGTATAGAAGTTAATAAAGGAGGTTACTGTTCTAAACATAAGCATGATAATAAGTATAATGCATTCTTTATAGAAAAAGGCTCTTTAAAAATTAGTATATGGAAAAATGATTACGACCTAAAAGACGAAACTATAATAGCATCAAAGCAAATGTCTGTTGTTAAGCCTAAAGAATATCATATGTTCGAGGCTCTTGAGGAAACAGTAGCCTACGAAATTTATTGGTCTGAACTTTTGTCTAATGATATCATTAGAGAAAATTGTGGAGGCATAAATTGAATAAATTGTTTGAAATACCAGAGATAAACGTATTATTTGGTACGACAGGAATACTAAAAGATAAAAAAAATATACCTCTGAATCCTAAAAATAAAAATTTATTAAGCAATACAATAAGGTACATTAAAAACCAAGACAATCCTTATACATTATTTTTATGGCAATATCGCACATTGAATGATGCGTCTTGGAAGGCACTCAAACCTCAAATTAATCAGATATTAGGAGAGACTACTGATCTTAATATAGTTATATGCTGTAATGATATTGAAACATTAAATAGGATACCAAAAGAATATGGCAGTAGATTTTCTGGAATATTATGTAATCACAATGCCACCGTAAGTAGGAAAATTTTTAATATACAGTCTTGTGATAAAATGTGGGATTGTGTATATACAGCCAGAATGTGTCCATACAAAAGACATCATCTTTCTTATAATTTGAGCAACATTCTATATTTAACTTCAGAAAATAGATTGCCTCATCCATACACTAAAAAGGGTCATATGTTATTAATGGCTAATCAGAATAATCCTTTTACTTTATATCATAACTTGATAAATAAGAATCAAGTTAACGATGTATTAAACAGATCACGGGTGGGGTTATGTCTCTCTAGTAGCGAAGGAGCGATGTATAGTAGTATAGAATATTTATTATGCGGATTACCTATAGTCTCTACTAAATCAAAAGGTGGTAGAGATACTTTTTTTACAAGTACTAACTGTTTGATAGCAGACGATAGCCCAGAAAGTGTAGCCGAATGTGTAGGAAAATGGCTACTTAATTATCCCACCTTAGAGCAAAGACAAAGGATAAGACAGGATGCTGTATCTACACAAAGAAAGCATACAAAAATATTAAAAAATAAATTAAAAGAAATATCTTCAGTTGATATTGATATTGATAAACTATATAAAGAAAAATTTATTCATAAATTTTATAAGGATAATAAAGAATATGAATAATAACTGTTTGTATTTTTCGATATGTTGCTTAAATCAAAATTCAACATACTACGCAATGCTTTACTATGCATTAAAAACATTAGATAATTTATATGATGAGTCATTTGATGTTAGAGTATATTATACATTTCCTGATTTTAAAAAATATAAATATTTAGAAGAATATAGTATATATAATGAATTTAAAAATAAATTTATATTAACAGAAAGCACTTATGATAAAAAGTACACAATAGAAACAGACCCTAATGGTGTCAATACTCCTTGGATGAGCAAATGGCATAATCTAGAAAATGTATTCAAGTATGACTACGATAAGATTTTCTTAATAGACAGTGACGTTATTTTCTATAAAAATCCAAATTATATTTTTAATAAATATGATAATAAAAAAATATATGGTTATGGTCTTTGGGATGATACAGCAACACAGGTGTGCCCCACATTATCACCTATGGGTAGCGGTCAACTATTAATACCTAAAAAGTTTCATAAAGATGCAAATAATTTCTATAAAGATGTTGTTAAAGAAAGAATTAGACTCAATAAAGCAGCAAAAAAGTTATTAAATAAAAAAGAAATTACTCTTGATAAATATAATAATTTTACATTCTTTAATGAGCAATATTGTGGTCAAAATATATTAACTAAAAATAGTAAAGACTTTGGAGATTTAGAAGTAGAAGATTTTACTACGCCATCTCGTTCTAATTTAGAGTCAGATAATACAGTTTATGATGTCTCTGTTAAAAATAATGATATCGTAATAGACAATATTAAAACGTGTATCGTACACTATTCTGCTGGTCATTCCTGTTTCATGCTCCCTAAATATTTAAGAAACAATGAATTAATAGAATGCGCTAAAAATTGGAAATTGAAAATAAATAAAATTAATAATCCGAATAAATATTGGCAAAACTTATTTGTTAAAGACCCAAGTGAAGTAGTGGGAGATGTAGTTGAGACAAGAGCAATCGTTTTCGCATTATTTCTTGATGATTATAATGATAATAATATGAAATATTATTGTATGCTTTATTATGCTTTAGAAACACTATATAAAACTTCATATAAAACAGAAAAACAATTCGATATAGTTGTATATTATAATAAACAAAAAAATGATTTAAAAAGCACTAAAGTTTTTGAAGGTGATGAAAATTTATTTTTAGATTTTCCAGATGTTAATTTTATAGAGTTTGATTTTAACAGAGAGACGAATAGCGATGTCTTCTTTTTTAAATGGAATACTATGGATCATCTCTTTGCAAATTTTGACTATGATAAAGTATTTGTTATAGATAGTGATATTATCTTTACTAAAAATCCAGCGTATATGTTTAATAAATATAATAGAAATGATTGTGCTTATGTAATAGGCGAGGGGAGCGACGAAACAATTAAAAAGGTCTTAGGAGGTAACGGAATCAATGGGGGCCAAATTATCTTACCCAGTAAAATATATCACGAAAAAATTAAAGATTTTAGCAATAAGATTAAGATAGAAAGAAAAAAACTATTAAAAAAAGCAAAAGAAGTACTAAACGAAAAAGATTACAAATGGTTTGATCATTTATCAGACCAATATTCTATGTTAATGGTTTTTAAATAACTCTGGAGTAGAACTTGATGATATTCATGGCCCAGATATTATATATGGTAGTGGTGCTTCTGAAATATCATTAGACGAAAACGATGTATTGAGTTTTTATACCAAAGCCAGTATTTTACATTATCTTGCTTATTTTGGGTTTATGATGGTTCCAGATAGACTGAAAACTAAATGGATGAAAGAAAGATACAAGGAAGAAGTAAATACTAAAACTATACCAGTGAACAGAATAATGAGATTGGAATGAGCAAATTAATAAAAGAAAATACAATAGGTTTAATAGCACATGCCCGTGAGTTTCAAACTAAAGAGAATATTGATAAATTATATGCTTCTCTTAAAGGGGATTTTAAACGTGATTGGTTTGTTAAACATGCGTATTTTTGTTTACCTTTAGTTATGGGCAATCAGCATGGTTTTATATTAAAAAGCATACATGATATAGAAGTTATATGGAATGGTGGAGATAGTCCTAGCGATGTAGAAGTAACTTATTTAGATCCTGAAGATTTTAAAAAAAATAAAATATTACAATCTATCAGCAGTCATTTCGGCATGGGTACAATTACGATACAAACAACATTCTCTTTGCGTACTCCAGATGGCGTTAATTTAATGACCATCAATCCTCCTAATACTTTTATTGACGGCTTATATCACATGACGGGAGTAGTTGAAACAGATAATCTTAGAAGAGATTTTACATATAATATTAGAATTACTAGACCTAATCATAAGATAAGAATATCTAAAGGAGATATAGTAGGTTGTGTTATACCATATCCTAGACATTTTATAGATAAGTTTGAAATAAAAGATTCAGCAGACATATTATCAAATGAACAACTTGAAGCAGAAATGAAATGTGGATTAGAGCATGGGGATGAGAGAGGTAATTTAGATAAATACAAAAAAAACGGTAATGGTCGTAGATATCATAATGGTGAGGATGTATATGGCAATAAATTTAAAGATCACCAAACACATTTAGATAATTAAGGAGGATACATAGTCATGACATTTCCTATGGTCTTTGAAAATATAACAAATCAAGAAGATATAAATTTAATTATAGATTACTTAGATAATAATTCAAAAGATTTTGGAGAATTAAGTGAGCAAAACTACTGGCAAGGTAGAACTTTATTCTATCACCAAGTAAAAAAACCCGGAAGTTCAGAATGTTATGCTAGAGTCTCTTAAATCTGTAGTAGACAAGTTAGAGAATTTAACCAGCAAGAAAGTTTTTTTGTGAGCATTTTAGCATCGCTAGATGGCCCGAAGGTTATGATTTACAGCCACATGCCGATGCTGAAAATCCGCCGGGATGTCCTCCTCATGACTATCCTTGGAGGGATTTTGGTATAGTAACATTTTTAAACGAAGATTTTGAAGGCGGTTTGCTTTATTATCCAGAAAGAAATATAGAAATTAAGCCCAAAAAAGGTCATACTGCGATTCATCTTGGCAGTATGGATTGTCTTCATGGGGTAACAAAAATAACTAAAGGCTCTAGATATACAATAGCGGCGTTTTTAACATATGATGAAGGGATGAAAGCTGTAGACTTATGATAATATATATAGATATAGATGATACAATTTGTAAACTACCTACAGATAGTCAGGACTATTCTGAAGCCACGCCAATTTATGATAGAATAGCCAAAATGAATGATCTGTATAATCAAGGCCACACAATTATTTATTGGACTGCTAGAGGCACTAAAAGCGGTATTGATTGGAGGGCCGTTACAATTGAACAATTCAATAGATGGCTTGTTAAGTATAGTCAAATGCTTTTTGGTAAACCAGTATACGATATCTTTATAGATGACAAAAATATAAATTCTAATGAGTATTTTAAATGAAATATGATTTTATCATAGCTGTATTATCATCTCCAAGGCAAGAAAAATTCTTAAAAAGAATTAAAAATTTTATAGAGATTTATGGTTTAAAATTCACTAACCATAATAATATTAGCTTTAAACTATTATTTCTAGCGGATGGTCCTGAGCCAGACTTTATAAAGTCTTTATGTAGTAATTATGATTATGAATGGTCGGACTGTGGTAACGACGCTCCTACATCTCTAAGATTTGTAAATTATATATATAAAAATCCGATTAATTATAAATGGATTTTTCAGGTTGATGATGATTCTAGTACGGATATAGATAGAACATATGAACTACTATCAGATTTCTATGACTATAATGATCCGATATGTTTAATATCCGGAAGAACTGGAGATATGTGTATTAAGCAACAAATGATTTTAAGAGATATGAAAATGAGAAATATCTTTTTTGGTAGATCAGATCTAAATGGTCATCAAGGTCCGCCAATGTTCGTACATAGTTGGGAGGCTACACTTTACTCAATGAGTGCTGTTCAAAAAATTAAACTATGTAACAGAACCGAACAATATTTAAAGCTGACACATAAGTATAAGGTTTCGTGGACCGATAATGGAGCGTCTGTCTTAGCAAAAATATGTAAAGTGCCTATAGTCGAAAGTACATTTTTTGATAGTTCCAATGATATATATGAAGATTACTCTGCTATTAATCCTAAAGGTAGACTTACTCACATACACTATATTATAGATTCTTGGGAAAACTATAAAGACTTTTTAACAAAGATGCAGGAGAACAAAGATAAAGTTTTTTAAAACAGATTTTGGGGATATTGACAATAAAACTATACACTTGTGGGAGTTTTACAGTATTAATACGTCTACATTGGAAAGAAAGTTTCATGGCAATATGCAATTAAATAAGGATGGGACTATAGATATATACAATAATACTAATGAAAGATATTGGGAAAGAAGTAAAGAAGATATCATTACTTTATTTGACGAAAACAGAAAACCAACTTCTCTATTATATCCGCAAAATAATCAAGTTTATTTAGGAGATTTTTTATTAGATCGAGATAATAAAATAAAACATGAACTTAAAAAAATAGAATAAATATTATAATACATAAATGACTTGATCGAATTAAAATAGGTGTATAATATAGTGATATTATCTTGTAAGGAGAAGGAATTTACTATTGAAAACCAAGATTATAGCGGAAATAGGGATCAACCACAATGGCTCTATCGACACCTGTAAAAAACTCATTAATATATCTAGTGCTTCTGGCTGTGATTATGTAAAAATTCAAAAAAGAACGCCAAGCATTTGTGTTCCAGAAGACCAAAAGACCAAGATGCGATCAACACCTTGGGGGGATATGACATATCTTGAGTATAAAGAAAAAATTGAATTTAATGAAGAGCAAATTGTTGAATTGATAGACTATGCTAAAAGCCAAAATATTAAAATGTTTGCTAGTGTTTGGGATATTCCTAGTGCAGATTTAATGAGCAAATATGTAAATATTGCAAAAATACCTTCTGCTGTTATTACAGATAGGGATCTTTGTGTTCATTCTAAAAAAAAGTTTAATACTTTAATAATATCTACTGGTATGAGTACAGAAAAAGAAATAGAAGACTGTATATACTCGTGCGATGCTGATGTTGTTATGCATACAAATAGCACGTATCCTTGTCCAGTAAATGAAATTAATCTTAACTATATCAAATGGCTGAAAAAAAGATGGCCTACAAGACAGATAGGCTATAGTGGTCATGAGTATGGCTTAGTATCTACTTTTGCTTCAGTGGCTCTAGGTGCTGAATGGGTCGAAAGGCACATTACTCTTAATCATAATATGTGGGGTAGTGACCATTTATCGAGTCTTGAGCCTGCTGGATTATTTAAATTAGTAAAAGGTATTAGAGATGTTGAATCTAGTATGAGCCAGCCAGCAGCTTCGAGGATTTTACTAGATGGGGAAAAAATCAAAAGAGAAAGTTTAAGAAAACAAAAAGATATACAATCCGTGAATTATCTAAATAATAAAATATTTATACCAAAGAGATATTGCATACCAGAACTAATGCAAAGATTTCGTAATAAAATATATGAAAAAACAGAATTATGTTTAATTAATAAATATTTAAATAAAAAGGATAATGTTTTAGAGATTGGATCATGTTTAGGTATTACTACTCTAAGATTATCAAGAAAATGTAAGCATGTCATATCTGTGGAAGCCAATCCAGAACTCAAAGAGTCATTACAGAAGACAATGCAAGAGAACAATATAAAAAATGTAGACTTGGTATTTGGTTATATTTCGCAAACATTAGATATAGTTAATTTTCAGACTTATAATTTGATAGTTGCTGGGTCAGCTGATCGAGTTGATAATGGTAGAAATTTCGCAAAAACCAGAAGAGATTATAATTTAGAATGTATTAAATTAAGTAGTATAAAAAAATATAGAAAATATTAACTGCATGAATATAGATTGTGAAGGTGGTGAGTTAATTTTTTTAGAGGAAAACGCTCATGTGATACAAAATTGTAACAAGATACTTATAGAAATACATCAGTTTTTAATGAAAGATAAAAAATTTAAAGAAAAGTGTATCAATAAGATTAAAAGCTATGGTTTTACTCTAGTAGATTCCATAGATACTGTATATTTTTTTCAAAAACAAAAAAATGAAAATAGCACACTATAAACAAACAGGGTTGTCTAATGCTCCAGAAGCTATTTCTAATATTATAAATAAATATACAGATCATGAAGCTAGTGTATTTGGTTATGGTTATGCAAGTGAAAAAACTAATTTATTACAATATTTAGATATCATTCATTTACATAATAGAAATATGTTTAATAGCAGTAAATTACCAAGACTTATTCAATATCACAGCGAACCATTTAGGGTTGATCTAAGCGTTGCAATACCCAAAGCCGTAATAGCACAGTATCATGCCACACTACCAGAATATAAAAACTGTACAATAGTTAGAAATCCAATAGACCTCTGGGAAGACATGAATATTCCAAAATATTACGACAAGAAAATAAAAATAGGATATTCACCATCTAATAAAAAAGATAGAGGATGGTATAATAAAGGGTACAGGCAAACAACGACAATTTTGCAAAAACTTAAAGAAAAATACAAAGAAAAAATTGATATAGATGTGATTCATGGAATCGGTTACAGAGAGTGTAGGCAGAGAAAATCTTTATGCAATATAATTATAGACGAAGTGATGACAGGATCATATCATAGATCTGGATTAGAGGGTTTATCCTTGGGGTGTTTGACTATATGTAAAATAAGCGATGGGGTTGATAAGGTAATAAAAAATGTAGCCAAGTCGGATGGACACCCATTCCTGTCGTGTTCAATACAAGAGCTAGAGAACGTATTAATAAACTTGGTTGAAAATAAAGGTATAGATTATATTATGCAAAAAGGAGTTAATTCTAGAGAGTGGATGAAGAAATACTGGAATCCAATTGATATTGCAGAAGAATATATAGAAATATACAAAAGCTTATGACTATAACAACTATATTAAATTTATACAGAAGACCTCAAAATCTTAAAAAACAAATAGAATCAATTAGGAATCAAACAATTAAAACAACAGATATTTGGTTATGGAGAAATCTACATCAGGATAATGAGCAAGTAGACTTAAAGAGTTTTGATGTTGATAAAACATTTGATAATAATTTTAATTGGAAGTTTTATGGTAGGTTTTCTGCTGCCCTCTTATCACAAAGTGATTATATAGCAGTATTTGATGATGACACAATTCCTGGAAAAAGATGGTTTGAAAATTGTTTAAGTTCTATAAATCAATGTAACGGTATATTAGGATCTGCTGGTGTAATTTTAAATTCTAGAGTATATAGAAATCATACTAGAGCTGGGTGGCCCAGTTTGAATACGGAGATACAAAGAGTTGATTTAGTAGGTCATGCATGGTTTTTTAAAAGTGAATGGTTGAAATATATGTGGTTTGAAAAACCTTTTATGTTAGATAACGGAGAAGATATACAGTTTTCATATTTGGCTCAAAAATTTGGTAAAATTAATACTTACTGCCCTCCTCATCCTAAAAATGATAAGTCTCTGCATGGATCTTTGGAACCTATTAAGCTGGGTGGAGACAGAGTTGCAACTAGTAAAAATACAGTAGTGTCTCACAAGACCTTTTTTAGTCAAAGAAATCTTTGCGTAGAACATGCTATTGATAACGGGTGGAATACAGTAAAAAATATAGAATAAAGGTTTAAAATTATGCTATTAATAGCTTTCGGGACAAGACCAGAATGGATAAAAATTAAACCATTAATTGACAAAATAAAAAATAATATTGATTATAAACTATTATATATTAAGCAACATAACGAGTTAATAGATAAATTTATTACTGAATATAACCCCATATATATTAATATAGATAATTCAGCAAACAGGTTGGATTCAATAATATCTTCTATACTAAGTAAGATTAATCCAATTTTTCACAATGTTACACATACATTAATTCAAGGAGATACAACCTCTGCTTTTGCTGTAGCTTTATCCTCATTTCATAGACAAATACCAATTATACATTTAGAAGCTGGACTTAGATCAGGAAATATTAATCATCCCTATCCAGAAGAGTTTAATAGAATTGCTATTAGCAATATGGCAGATATACATCTATGCCCAACTCAAGAAAATTTAAATAATATAAAGTCTTATCATTCTGGCGAAACTTATTTAGTTGGTAACACAGTTTTAGATAATTTAAAAAATATTCAACCAACTTTAGAAAACAAGGTTTTAATAACATTACATAGGAGAGAAAATTTAAAAATAATTAAAGACTGGTTTGTAGCTATTGAGGACATAGCAACTATGTATAAAAATTTAGAATTTATTTTTCCTATGCATCCAAATAATAAAATACAAAAATATAAATATGTATTCAAAAACGTTAAAGTAATAGATCCTTTGTCTTATAATAAATGTATAGATATAATTGCTAAATGTAGTATATTAATAACTGATAGCGGGGGCCTTCAAGAAGAGTCTTCATTTTTGCAAAAAAAGAGTATAGTTTGTCGGACAACAACTGAAAGAAAAGAAGGTCTTGGGACGTTCTCTACACTGTGTCAATCTCCAAAGGATTTGTATAAAATTTTTAAAAACACCAAAATAGAAATAGTAAATGAATCTTGCCCATATGGTGATGGCAACTCTTGCGATAAAATATTAAATATACTAAAGAAAAAATTATAATGATTAAGCATATTATTTTCGACTTAGATGGGGTTTTAGTAAAAGCTAAGGATATGCATTATGATGCTTTGAATGAAGCCTTATATACCATAGCTGGTGAGCAATATATTATATCAAAACAAGATCATTATAGAAAATATGATGGATTGAAAACTTATGAAAAATTAAAACTACTTACAGAAAACAGAGGACTAACAGTAAATTTACATACAAAAATATGGGATCTTAAACAACGTATAACTTTGCAAAAATTCGAGTCTTTACATAAAGATAATAGGTTAGTTGAAGTTTTTTATTATTTATCTCAAAATTATAAAATATCATGTTGCTCTAATTCTATTAGAAGATCAGTATATACTATGCTATCAAAAATTGGTGTTATCGAGTATTTTGATTTAATTTTAACAAATGAAGATGTATCCACATCCAAGCCTCATCCTGAAATTTATTGGAAAGCTATGTCAATCCTCAAAACTGTACCAAATGAAACCCTAATTGTTGAAGACTCCCCTAATGGATTAAAAGCTGCTGAAATTTCTGGAGCTAATGTATACCGTGTATCTAGCCCTGATGAAGTTACAATAGAAAATATTTCAAAAAAAATTAAAACGGAGAATACAATCATGAAACAGAATATAAAATGGGAAGATACTAATCTAAATGTTTTAATCCCTATGGCTGGTGCAGGTAGTAGGTTTGATCAAGCAGGCTATACCTTCCCTAAACCTCTAATAGAAATAGACAATAAGCCAATGATACAGTTAGTTGTAGATAATTTAAACTTTAAAGCAAATCATATATTTATTGTTCAAAAAAATCATAGACTAAAATATAATTTAGATTCATTATTAAGTATTATTACAAAAAATCCTAAGGTTATAGAAGTTGATGGTATCACTGATGGGGCAGCGTGTACCACATTGTTAGCAGAAAAAGAAATAGATAATGACAATCCTCTAATTATAGCTAACTCTGATCAATATGTGGAATGGAATACAAGCAAATTTATGTATAAAATGCAAGAACAAAATGTAGATGCTGGCATATTAACATTTGAATCAACACATCCTAAATGGTCTTTTGTTAAGATAGATAAAGAAACTGGTTTTGTAAATGAAGTAGCAGAAAAAAACCCAATATCAAATATAGCAACAGTAGGAGTTTACTATTGGAAAAAGGGTTCAGATTATGTTAAATACGCTAAGCAAATGATTAAGTTAAATAAAAGATATAATAATGAATTTTATGTATGTCCTGTATTTAATGAAGCAATAGCTGATAATAAAAAAATATCTATTTTTCATGTAGATAAAATGTGGGGAATAGGCACTCCAGAAGACTTAAATAATTTTATAGATCGCAAGCAGGCAAATGATTAAAAGTACAGATATAAAAAATCTAAATTCATGTAATTGCACCTACTGCAACAAGTTTACGTATCTATGGGATATGAGTTTATGTAAAAGTTTTCAAACAAAAACACTTTGGGTAGAAGTGCCTAAAAATGCTAGTTTCGTATGTAAGAAATATTTTAAAAATAAGATACCGATATTAAAACAAAATTTATCTATATATAACGAAGGTATGATCATAACGAGAGATCCTATTAAAAGATTCAAATCTTTATTATCTCATTATTTTGTGAATGGAACAAGAAAACAATATGGGCATGAATGGCTTAAGAATATTATTAAAATAAAACATAATGAAATTAATATAATCGAAGATATAGGTGATATAGTATTAAATAATTTTTCTAAATTAAATTTTATATCAGAACCTCATCATTTTTTTCTTCAAAGTGATTTTATTCCCGATATTTTTTGGTTTTTTAAAAAACAATTAATTATTAATATTGAAAATATTTCTAACGTATATCGAAATATGCCTAAACTTAATATGTCATCTTCAGAAAATATTCTAATATCAAATGATAATATTGAAAAAATTAAAACAATATATTATAAAGATTTTATCTTGCATGAAAGAAGTAAATGAAATATATAAGTCACAGAGGAAATACTCATGGTATGTCAAAAAAAGAAAATCACCCTGATCAAGTTGCTTTTTGTATAAAGCAAGGCTACGACGTAGAAATAGATTTAAGATTAATAAATAATATATTATACTTAGGCCATGATAAACCGTTATATGAAATTAGCGATATGTTTTTAATTAATCATAAAGAGTCATTATGGCTACATTGTAAAAATTTAGAGGCCATAAGATTTATGCAACAATATGAAAATTTAAATTATTTCTGGCATCAGACAGATGATTTCACTTTAACTTCAAAAAAATTTATTTGGACGTACCCAGGAAAAAACATAACTAGTAATAGTGTTATAGTTTGTGAGAGCAAGAAAGAAACTAAGCGAGTTATAGAAAATAAAAAAGTTTACGGAATATGTTCTGATTATTTAGGTTTTTTTATATGAATAACGAAGATATATGTATTATTGTACAAGGTCCTAGTGATAATATTAAAAGACATAGAGATTGTTGGAAAAATCATAATTTAATTTTTTCCACTTGGATAAATGATATAAAAAGAGATAAATATACTAAAGAAGATACTGTTATTTTTAGTAAAATCCCTCGTGTTTTTGGTCATCATAATATAAATTTACAAAAAATTAGCACTTTAAACGGACTATATATCGCAAAAAACTTAGGGTTTAACAAATGCATTAAGTTAAGGAGCGATCTTTATGCGACTAATCCAGATAAGCTTATTGATATAATAAATTTTGATAAATTGAATTTTATAGGAAGGCATTGTTATAAAAAAATAGATAATTTTGATTGCTATATGATTGATTACATGCAATGTGGACCAATAGATATGATGATTAAATTATGGGAAATTGATGATATTAATTTTTCTAAAGTGCCTGAGATATCATTATTAAATAATTTTAATAAATATTTTACTAATAAAGACTTACATTTTTTACTTAAAGATATTAATAAAAATAATGATCTTTGGTGGAATAGACCACGAATGCAAAAATATATATCTACATTAAATAAAGACATCACTTATAAATCAGAATAATGAAAATAAAAACAGTCATACTCGCCAGAGGTGGAAGCAAGGGTATACCAAAAAAAAATATTATTGATATCAATGGTAAACCTCTAATACAATACACGATAGAAGCTGCTCAGAAATCTAAAGCTAACGATGTATTTATTAGTACCAATGATGAAGATATTATGTCATGCGCAAGAAATGCTGGAGCCAAAGTAGTTATTAGGCCAGATAGTATATCAGGTGATACAAGCAAAAGTGAAGATGCATTGATACATTTTTGTAGAATTTTTGCATTTGATATATTAGTTTTTATTCAGCCAACATCTCCCCTATTACTACCAGAAGATATAAATAAGGGTATAGAGATGATGGGTCAATATGACTCCGTATTCAGTGCGTATAAAGAACATTGGATTCCTCGATGGACAATAGAAGGTAAACCAGATGGCTGGAATCCTCATGCTAGACCAATGAGACAACAATGTAAAGAAAATTGGGTAGAGAATGGGGCTTTATATATAACAACTAAAGATAGCTTGCTAAAAAATAATCTTAGGTATCATGGGAATACTGGCATAGTTGAGATGCCAATACGTAGGAGTTTTCAGGTAGATACTTATGATGATTTAGAATTAATTAGCAAGTTATTGAAATAGTGTATTATATAATTATAAAATATTTATAGGAGATATAATATGTTAGAACAAATGATGGTATTTATACTATTGTTTCTTATGTTTACATTTGGTATATTATTTGAAAAATATATCTTAAATAAGAATAATATAGATAATTCTCAGAAACCTAAAAGTTTTTTTGATAAAAATAATAAAGAAGACCCAAAGTCTGTAAAAATAGATATAAACGATAAAAAGATAGTTTTAGGTGTATCTACAGATAGTATGAGCAAGAGTAATAAAGAGCTGGGTAATACAACCAGTAAAAAAGATAATACTCAGACAGCCATCAATAAACTGAAAAATATGAAGGGTAAATGATATGAGTAAAGGCTTAGATGTAGGTACAAGTTTTATAGTTTTATCTTCTTATGAAGGAGATAATATAAATTTAAAGATTTTAGAGATGCTTTTTATGTAATCAAACCAACGACTCCAATCGCCACAAAAATGATAGAAAAGGGTCTGGCTGGTAAAGTATTCGTCAAAGATACTGATGGCTCATTTATTTTTCTCGGTAAAGACGCAATAGAAAAAGCAGTCGAAAGAAACGAAGCTGCCAGAAGACCTATGTATCGAGGGGTTGTATCAGTCAAAGAAAAAGAAGCCAAAAGAGTTCTGGCTTATATACTAAAAGAAGTAGTCGGACAAGCATCTGAACCCGGTGAAAAATTAGTATTCTGCGTTCCTGCTCAACCAGTTGATCAAGAAGATGATGATTTTGATGTTGGATATCATGAAGATGTAGTTACAACTATACTTGCAGAAACTGGTTATGATGCTAGAGCTATTAACGAAGCGGAAGCATTATGTTATGCAGAATTAGAATCTAGTGACTATACTGGTATCGGGATCAGTTGCGGAGCTGGTATGACAAATGTATGTGTTATGCTTAATGGTGAGCCTACTGTAGTGTTTAGCACAACAAAATCTGGGGATTGGGTAGATCGTATGAGTGCTGTAGCAACAGGAGAACCTGACAGTGTTGTTCAAGTAGAGAAGGAGGCAGGTGGTTTTAAGGTTGGAGAGCCTAATGATAATCAGTACTTGGAGCAGTAGCTTCTTACTATGAAAGATTAATAGAATATACAGCTAAACAACTATCGGCTGCTTTACAGGGCATAAAGCCCTTCCTAAATTTAAAGCATCCAATTAGAATCGTAGTTGCTGGTGGTACATCAAGAGCAGACGGTTACATGTAGTAAAACTGAATGAAAAATTACTCGAAGCAGAGTTTCCTCTGGACCTATTGAAGAAGTCAAGCACGCAGACGACCCTCTGCACTCAGTATCTAAAGGATGCCTTGATAGCGGCTTCTATATTAGACTAATGTGGCCTTTTAATAAAAAAATTCGCTATGCTGTTCGATCTCCCGGATGGTCAGCATTACGCAAGAAACATATAGAAAAACAACCTTGTTGTCAGGCTTGTGGGTCATGTAAAAGGCCGGAAGTACATCATATTGTGCCGGTTCATTTAGATCCATCTAAAGAGTTAGACCCAGATAATCTTATTACTTTATGCGATAAATACTGTCATTTTCTTTTCGGCCATTTAATGAATTATAAAAGTTGGAATAAAATGTTATAGAAGATTCTAAGGTGTATTATAATAAGGTAAAAAATAAACCCTTCAAATAATGAAAGGGGTATTTATGAAATACCTTGCTTTGCACTATCTATTGCTTCACTTCCTGTTCAGGCTTATTGCGGAACTATTGACCCTTCAGTGTTTCTGACGCTAAATATGTTGAATATGGCAAGAAATACGAGTGTGTTTTGCCTATCGTTGGAGTGTATGGGCGATAAATTAAATAGTCAATTTAGAGCGTCTTGTGTAGTAATAGATGAATATCATATATTAACCGCTGCGCATATTGTTGCAGATACTATAACGCAACATGTTTTATATAAAAATAAAGCATATCCTTGTTATCTTAGTAGCCGTATTCACGCAAAATACGAAGCTAAAAATATAGGATATAATGATATAGCTGTAGCAAGATTAGCTAAAACCAATTAAATTAGACTTTTATCCAGAACTATATACTGATACAGACGAGGTAGATAAAGTCTGTGGTCTATCTGGCTGGGGGCATCATGGAGATTTTAATAGTGGATGGATAAGTAAGTACGACAATACTAGGAGAGCTGGTTCTAATATCATTGATGGTGTAGATAAAAATGTACTAAAATATTCAGTTCACACATCAGGAGAGAAAACAGAATTAGAATTTCTAATATGTCCGGGAGATAGTGGTGGTGGATTATTTATAGATAAAAAGTTAGCAGGTATTCACTCATATATTTACGCAACAGATGGAAAAAGTGACTCTGATTATGGTGATGTTGGGTGTAGTACAAGAGTAAGCGATTACATAGAATGGATAGATGAAACTAAAAAAATAATACAAACTATAATGGAGCAAGATAATGCGAGATAATGTTTCTTTATTACCTTTCAAAACTGAAGATTTTTTTGGTCTTTCTCCTTATGATCCTCAAATGAAAGGATGGGAGATTACAAAATTCAATGTAGATAAGCAATGGATTAAGAGTACTGGTCGTGGTATCAGAGTGGCTGTTATAGACACAGGTTGCGATGTTAACCACCCAGATATAAAAAGTAATATAGATGGTCAATATAATTTTATAAACGACACAGAAGACGCAATGGACGACAATAGTCATGGATCTCACGTAGCTGGTACTATAGCAGCTTGCGACAATAATAAAGGAATGGTTGGTGTAGCACCCGACGCAAAGATATTGGCGCTAAAAGCTTTAGATAAAAATGGTAGTGGAAATTTAACTAATGTTGCTAAGGCTGTAAATTATGCTGCTAAAAAAAATGTTGATATAATCACTATGTCACTTGGTTCAAGAGGTTCTTCTCCTTTAGTAAAAAGAGCTGTTAAGAAAGCTTCTGATAAAGGTTGTATAATATTCTGTGCAGCAGGAAATTCTGGACCCAGTGTAGACATTATGTTTCCTGCCAAATATCCAGAAACAATTAGTATAGGCGCTATAGATGAAAATCTAAATAGAACTAATTTTACATGCAGTGGTCCTAGTCTTGACTTTTTAGCTCCAGGTCATAATATAATGAGTATAATACCAGGTGGTAAATATGCTTTAATGAGTGGTACTAGCATGAGTAATCCTTTCGCTGCTGGTGTAGCTGCTCTTTATATGTCTTATTATAAGCAAAAATACAATCAAAAGTTAGATAAAAAAGCATTATATGATATTCTAAAAAAACACGCTATTGATATAAAAAATGAAAAATTTAAAACTAAGAAATATCAAGGGTATGGAATAATAAATCCAATTATTTAACTTTAAGTGTATTATAGTATATAAAGTTCAAGTTTTATTCAAAATAGGAGAATTAAAATGGCATTCGCTCCAGCACCTTCTGGTTGGTTTCCAGGTTTGACAAATTCAGCATCTGATGTTACAATACCTTTTACTGCTTTAAATAGTATTACAGAAGCTGCTACCGAGCCAGACACAGGAGATATAAGGGATCTAGTGTATAACTTTTGTGAAGCCTTTAGTGATCAGTGGGCAAGCACAGCATCTGCTGATAGACCAGAAAAAACGACAATATCAACAAGCACATCGGTTCAAACAACCGGAGGATCAGAAGTTTTAACTAAAATTTATACAATTAGAGTTGAGTTGGATGTTGATACTGTTAGTGTATCAGATGAGTAGTATATAGGTATTATACCCACCCATCTGTATAAATATAGTTATAGGACATAGGACAGTCAAGATGAAAATATACACAATGGTATCAAAGTCTCATCAATTTTTACATGATGAGTATTTTGAGAAGAGTATTAGGAAATTGGAACCAGAAGCAGAAATAATATCAGAAAAACAAAGACAGGTTTGCAGTACAGGGGAATATTATTCAGACGGGTGGAAAGAATCCATGCGTCAGAAGATAGAAATATATGATAAAGCAATAAATACAGATGATGAATTTTTTATATGGTCAGATGTAGATATTGAGTTTTATAGCCCATTTATTAAGGAATGCATAAAAGAGCTTGGTGATTATGATATTGCTTTTCAAGAAGGCGTTGGTCGTGAATATTGTGCCGGATTCTTTATATGTAGAATTAATAAAAATACTAAATCATTTTTTAAATTACTTAAAGAAAAATACGACTTATACGCCTGTGATCAAGAAGCTATTAATAAGAACATAAAAATATTAAATGCAAAATTTCTATCTGATAGATTTTTAAACATTTCTTTCCAACACAGACATTGGTCTGGTCAAGATTTTACAGTTAGTCACGAGCTAATTATGTTTCATGCTAATTATACAGTTGGATTACAGAATAAAATGACCCTTTTAGATAGAGTTAGGGAAAATAATAACAATATAATAAAACGTATGAAAGACATTAATAATATAGAAATTATTAGTGCTTATTATGGCTGCTATGAGGATGTTACAGAACATATAAAAAATGCAGGATTAAATATAGAAGTTTCTACTCAGAGATTAAATCAAGATCCTATGCCTGGATTGTTTAAAAATTTATATATCTTCGATAAAGATAAAAACTTAATTATTTCAGCCGTACCTGAAGGACATGTTTTATTTTTCAATGATTAGTTGTTCATCTTTAGGTCATAGAAATTATGGTAGGTTTGGTAATCAAATTTTTCAATATTCTCTATGTAAAGTTCTTTCTATTTTACATGATAGTTCATTTTTTGTAAATCCTGATAGTCATTTCTTAAATTTCTTCGATTCTAATTCAATGAGTTATAAAAAAACTGATACTTTTGACAGTAATCAATATGTAGAAAAAGACGCTTTCAATTTTGATGCAAATATTTTAGACCAAAAGGATATAAATCTTATAGGATTTTTTCAAAACTTATCTTACTATGAAAAATTACTACCAGAAATAAGACAAGAATTAAGACCAAATAAAATAATACTTAATAAATCTTTTAAATACATAAAAGATAAAATAAAAACTAATAATTTAGAAGATACTGCTTGCATTCATGCTAGAAGAGGTGATTATGAAAATTTGCAAAACTTTTATGACATTCTAGATATAAATTATTTTGAATATATTATAGAAAAAATTAAACCTAAATATCTTTTTATTATTAGCGATAATATACAAAAGATTAAGCAGGAGTTTCAATCAATTAAAAATAATATTTTTCTAGAGAAATGTTTTTTCGTAGAAGAACTTGACGTATATCAAGAATTCTATATTATGTACTTATGTAGACATGGTATTATTTCTAATAGTAGTTTCTCATGGTGGTCTAAAATTTTATCTAACGAAAAAAATGATAAAATGATTTATCTTCCATATCCGTGGTTAAAAACATCAAGCATTGATCACCAATCAATAAAATTATATCCAAAAAACTCTATAAAAATAAATAAATCTCAAATTAAATGGAGAAAACTTTTCAATTAAAGGCCCTCTAAAATGAGTATAGAATCAGAAGAAAACAAATCTGTTCGTAGTAAAAATAAAAAGATAAAACCTAAAAAATATGCTGATGAAAAATTTAAACACAAAGAAGTTGTTGAATTTAAAAAACATAAGTTAGAAGAAGAAGAAAACGACTGGGAATACTGGAAAAAATATTATAGCTAATATGCATGAATACTCTAAATTAAACTGGAATGCATTTTATGGATATGAAAATAAACATAAAAATGATATTGCAGTAGTTTGTGGCACTGGAAAAACATTACTAGACTATAAGCCGATAGATGAGGCTGTTCATATAGGGTGTAATAGTGGTGTATTTTTAGAAAAATTTATTTTCGACTACTTTTTTTTCAATGATTGTAAGTGGGCTAGTAAAGAACTTAAAAATAAAATTATTACCTATAAGCCTAAAATGCAAAAATTTATGGGCACTTTTTTAAAAGATCCAAGTTTTGGCTGCTCACAACAAATAGCTATAGACTCTAATGCTTTATGGTATGATTGTCAAGGTCCTTTTTCTATACTTAAGAAACAAGGCTGTTTTAGGAAAAATATTCAAAAATTTTGGTTTGGAGATGGTGGAGGGTCTACTATATTCATATGCATGCAGTTTGCTTTGTTCTGTGGGTTTAAAGAAATTAATATTGTCGGATGTGATATTAGCGGATCTAAGCATTTTGTTCCAAATAATAGGAAAAGTAATCTATCATACTTATTAAATAGTTGGTCAAAATTTAAAGAGTTCGTATATGAAGAATCTCCTGAAATAAAAATAAACGTTATTAATCCAATTGGCCTTAAAGGTTTTTTTAACGACATTTATCAAAAATAAAATGCTAGATATAGTCGTCGCCCATTATAATGAAGATATTACTTGGATAAAAAAGATAAAATCCAATAAAATTAATAAAATTTTTGTATACAGTAAGGGTGAACCTAACAAGATAAACGATAAAAAAATAAAACAATTAAATCCAAAAATTATACATAATTATAGACCTAATATAGGTAGAGAATCTGAAACATACTTAAGGTTTTGTTACGAAAATTATAATAATTTATCTGATGGTGTGATTTTTTTACAAGGAACTCCACATGTTGGTATAAGAGAGATAATATCTTGGATAGATAACTTAACAGTCAACTATAGCCATACTCCAAATTATATGGTTGCTAGTATATATTATGAGATGTTAACCGGTAAGATATCATATTGGGCCAATAGCTTGTGTAAACCATCACAATATAATTGTTTTACTTTCATGAGAGAATATATAAGTTCAACTGTTTTGCCATATGATAATAAAATATATATAGGCGCAAATTTTGGTGTATCAAAAACATGTATATTAAGTAGGGATAAAATATTTTATCTTAATATTATAGATAAAGAACTTGGTGATATAAACCCTGAAGCTGGTCATTTTTGTGAAAGGTTATGGTTTTATATATTTAATTGCCATAAAGGAAAAGACAATGCATGATTATATGAAATTACTACATGGATATAACATATACAAAAATTTTGACTATAAAAAATACCAGCATAAAATTATAGGTTGGAATACTGATCCAATTTTATATGAAGAATACATAACAACCCTGAAGCCATCTGTAATAGTAGAGCTTGGATCTTGGCTTGGTGCTTCAGCTATAGCTATGGGACATATAATTAAAAAACATAATTTAGATACAAAAATTATTTGTATTGATACATGGCTTGGTTCTTTAGAGTTCATAGGACTACATGATGAAGATCCAGCAAGACGTCTTATGTCGATTCATGGGCAACCCACGATTTATTATCATTTTTTAGCAAACGTTCTACACGAGAAACTAGAAGATACCATAATCCCATTATGTAATACATTTCATCACGGTTGCAGCTGGTTAGACATGCATGATATTTCAGCTGATCTCATATACGTAGATGGTGATAATGGCCTTGTGAGTACATATAATGACCTGAATGATGCTTGGTCAATTTTACAAAATAATGGTATTATGTTTGGTGATGATCTCAATAATCCGGGGTGGCCAGGTATTAGATTAGGTTTAAATAAATTTTGTATAGATAAGAATATAAGATATGAACCTATTAATAGCGAAAATTTTTGGCAAATAACTAAAAAACACATACAATAAACATTATTAGTTTTATTTCATCAGTATGTGTGGTGTAATGTATATATGGATACACTGGTGCTAGAAAATAGGATTCATGGGAATTAAGTACGTAATAACTACGGTTAAAGGGTTATATCAAGAACCTTTAGAACATTTGTTAAATAGCATGATTATTCATGGTATTGACTCAGAAGATATTTTTTTATCTAGTCAAGATACTAGCTGTATATATACGTATATAGATAAGATATATTTGTCAAAATATGATATTAACTTATATAGAGTGAATATACCAAAACAAATATATGAATATTCTTTTTTTATAGCTTGTAAAGAACTTTTGAATGCAGGGTTGATAAAGGTAACAGATTATTCTCTTTTAATACACGACACAGCTATTATTAAACCTAGTCATAAATCTAAAATTTTAGATGTGTTAGCTAATTGTAAAACATATGATATTATTTATGCTAATTATACAGGGCAGCATAATATAGGTTTATATAACTATAAAGCAATAAATTTAGGATACAATATATATAAAAAACACATACACTTCAATAAGAATCTTGCTATAGATATAGAACATAATAATGCAGGTCCTCGGTTTTCGATAAAACAATATAATCATAAGTTAAATATTTTTTATCCACCAATACCCTGGTTAGAGATTTCAAATATAAAGGTTTATACAAAAAACATTAAAAGAGTTGTCAGTACTTTAGAATACTTCGATATAGAAAAATACTATGTACATGTTGAAAATACGTTCCATCCACATAATATATTTTAAATAGAATTGTTATGTCTTTATTTCGAGATATTATTCGTGGCGGTATATTAAAATTCGGTCATGAAGCATTAACAAAATTTAAACATGCCAAACCAGACAATCTAAGATTATGTTGCTGTGATACAACCACAACAACTACAACTACGACTACAACTACTACACCAACTACAACTACGACTACAACTACTACACCAACTACAACTACGACTACAACTACTACACCACCACAACACACCAACTACAACTACGACTACAACTACTACACCAACCACAACAACACCAACTACAACAACACCAACTACAACAACACCAACTACAACAACACCAACTACAACAACACCAACTACAACAACACCAACTACAACAACACCAACTACAACAACACCAACTACAACAACACCAACTACAACAACACCAACTACAACAACACCAACTACAACAACACCAACTACAACAACACTAACAGAAACTACTCCAACCACAACAACACCAACCACAACAACACTAACAGAAACTACTCCAACCACAACAACACCAACCACAACAACACTAACAGAAACTACTCCAACCACAACAACACCAACCACAACAACACCGACAGTAACTACAACTACCCCAACGACACCTACGGATACAACGCCGACAGTAACTACAACTACCCCAACGACACCTACGGATACAACGCCGACAGTAACTACAACTACCCCAACAACACCTACGGATACAACACCTACAGAAACTACACTAACTACCACGCCGCCGACAGGTACTACAACTACTCCGACAACACCTACAAAAACGACTGATACAGTAACTACAGTTACAGAAACGACACCTACAAAAACGACTGATACAGTAACTACCGTTACAGAAACAACACCTACAGAAACCTTAACAGAAACCCCTACCAAAACTACTCCTACAGAAACCCCTACCAAAACTACTCCTACAGAAACCTTAACAGAGACTCCTACAGAAACCTTAACAGAGACTCCTACAGAAACATTAACGAAGAGTCCTGCTACAGAAACCTTAACAGAGACTCCTACAGAAGCCTTAACGAAGAGTCCTGCTACAGAAACCTTAACAGAGACTCCTACAGAAGCCTTAACGAAGAGTCCTGCTACAGAAAGCTTAATAACAGAAGTCACTCCATCAGCACCTCCAACTCCGTCAGCACCTCCAACTCCGTCAGCACCTCCAACTCCATCAGTACCACCAACTCCTCCAGCAACACCAACACCTCCAGCGCCACCGACTCCTCCAGCAACACCAACACCTCCAGCGCCACCGACTCCTCCAGCAACACCAACACCTCCAGCGCCACCGACTCCTCCAGCAACACCAACACCTCCAGCGCCACCGACTCCTCCAGCGCCACCAACTCCTCCAGCGCCACCAACACCTCCAGCACCTCCAACACCTCCAGCACCTCCAACGCCACCAGCACCTCCAACGCCACCAGCACCTCCACCACCTCCACCACCACCAACTCCTCCAGCACCACCAACACCTCCAGCACCTCCAACGCCACCAGCACCTCCAACGCCACCAGCACCTCCAACGCCACCAGCACCTCCAACGCCACCAGCACCTCCACCACCTCCACCACCTCCAACTCCACCAGCACCACCAACTCCTCCAGCACCTCCAACACCTCCAGCACCTCCAACGCCACCAGCACCTCCACCACCTCCACCACCTCCACCACCTCCACCACCTCCACCTCCACCACCACCACCACCAACTCCTCCAGCACCACCAACACCTCCAGCACCACCAACACCTCCAGCACCTCCAACGCCACCAGCACCTCCACCACCTCCACCACCTCCACCACCTCCACCTCCACCGCCACCAACTCCTCCAGCACCACCAACACCTCCAGCACCTCCAACGCCACCAGCACCTCCAACGCCACCAGCACCTCCACCACCTCCACCTCCACCACCTCCACCACCTCCACCACCTCCACCACCTCCACCACCTCCACCACCACCACCACCAACTCCTCCAGCACCACCAACACCTCCAGCACCACCAACACCTCCAGCACCTCCAACGCCACCAGCACCTCCAGCACCTCCAGCACCACCAACACCTCCGGAGCCTCCAACGCCACCCGCACCTCCAACACCACCCGCACCAACTCAAAACCCACGAGAATTTACTGATGCTACCCCTATCCTAGTAACTACTTGTCCCACTATAACAACAACGATAACCACGATTGTATCAACTACAACGATAGAAACAACTCCTACAAAAACAAGAACTACAGAGACTCCTACAGAAACCTTAACAGAGACTCCTACAGAAACATTAACGAAGAGTCCTGCTACAGGAACCTTAACAGAGACTCCTACAGGAACCTTAACAGAGACTCCTACAGAAACCTTAACAGAGACTCCTACAGAAACCTTAACAGAGACTCCTACAGAAACCTTAACAGAGATTCCTACAGAAACATTAACGAAGAGTCCTGCTACAGGAACCTTAACAGAGACTCCTACAGGAACCTTAACAGAGACTCCTACAGAAACCTTAACAGAGACTCCTACAGAAACATTAACGAAGAGTCCTGCTACAGGAACCTTAACAGAGACTCCTACAGAAACCTTAACAGAGACTCCTACAGAAACCTTAACAGAGACTCCTACAGAAACTTTAACAAAGACTCCTCCTACAGAAACTTTAACAAAGACTCCTCCTACAGAAACTTTAACAAAAGAAACTCCAACTCCACCACCAACACCATCAGCTCCTCCAACTCCAACTCCACCACCAACACCATCGGCTCCTCCAACTCCACCACCAACACCATCAGCTCCTCCAACTCCACCACCAACACCATCGGCTCCTCCAACTCCACCACCAACACCATCAGCTCCTCCAACTCCAACTCCACCACCAACACCTCCAGCACCTCCAACACCACCAGCACCTCCAACTCCACCAGCAACTCCAACTCCTCCAGCACCTCCAACGCCACCAGCACCTCCAACTCCACCAGCACCACCAACACCTCCAGCACCACCAACACCTCCAGCACCACCAACACCTCCAACACCTCCAACGCCACCAGCAACTCCAACGCCACCAGCACCTCCAACGCCACCAGCACCTCCACCACCTCCACCACCACCAACTCCTCCAGCACCACCAACACCTCCAGCACCTCCAACGCCACCAGCACCTCCAACGCCACCAGCACCTCCAACGCCACCAGCACCTCCACCACCTCCACCACCTCCAACTCCACCAGCACCACCAACTCCTCCAGCACCACCAACACCTCCAGCACCACCAACACCTCCAGCACCTCCAACACCACCAGCACCTCCACCACCTCCACCACCTCCACCACCACCAACACCTCCAGCACCTCCAACTCCACCAGCACCTCCAACGCCACCAGCACCTCCAACTCCACCAGCACCTCCAACTCCACCAGCACCTCCAACGCCACCAGCACCTCCAACTCCACCAGCACCTCCAACGCCACCAGCACCTCCAACGCCACCAGCACCTCCAACTCCACCAGCACCTCCGCCGCCACCCCCACCACCTCCGCCGCCTCCACCTCCACCACCTCCACCGACTCCACCGCCTCCTCCAACTCCGCCACCACCTCCAACTCCGCCACCACCTCCACCCCCACCACCTCCACCACCTCCACCACCTCCACCACCTCCAACTCCGCCACCACCTCCAACTCCACCAGCACCTCCAACGCCACCAGCACCTCCAACTCCACCAGCACCTCCACCACCTCCACCACCTCCACCACCTCCACCACCTCCAACTCCGCCACCACCTCCAACTCCACCAGCACCTCCAACTCCACCAGCACCTCCAACTCCACCAGCACCTCCAACTCCACCAGCACCTCCAACGCCTCCAGCACCCCCAACGCCTCCAGCACCTCCAACTCCACCAGCACCTCCAACTCCACCAGCACCTCCAACTCCACCAGCACCTCCAACTCCACCAGCACCTCCAACTCCACCAGCACCCCCAACGCCTCCAGCACCCCCAACGCCTCCAGCGCCTCCAACACCTCCACCACCTCCACCACCACCTCCAACACCTCCACCACCTCCACCACCTCCACCACCTCCACCACCTCCACCTCCGCCGCCTCCACCTCCACCGCCTCCACCGACTCCACCGCCTCCTCCAACTCAAGACCCATGCCCTATTGGATTCCATTTTGTATGCTATAATCCTGTGGGAGCTCCAGTTTGTTGTTCAGATATATTTGATGATTATTGTGGAGATTGTCAAAACGGAACAGGATCTTGTTGTGCTGGCACTACTAATAGTAGATGTTGTGGCGTTAAGCCTAATGATGTTTGTTGTCCATACCCACAAGATTGCTGTAATGATGTATGCTGTAATGCTTTGCAGCGTTGTTGTGGGGGTGTTTGCTGCGATAATCAGAAAAACTGTTGCAATGGAGTTTGCTGCCCAGATATGACTTACTATTGCTGTGGAGGCAATTGTTGCAAAGCAGGGCATGTTTGTTGTGAGGGCATCTGCTGTCCAGCTGGATATGGCTGTGTAGAGGGCGTATGTAAAATAGTAAGCAGTACTGACACTCCGGGCACAGATGATACTCCTGTGACCACAGACGCTGCTACCACCGGAGCTGTACAAAATTTTGAAAATCAAAAGACAGAATTTTCAAACCAATATTGCTATAACAATTCACATTGTCAAATATATTACATAAACTATACAGATGGGTGCCATAATAAAATTTATGAAGATGGTCCATATACAGATGAAGAAGAAGCTCAATTTAATATAAATCAAAATGTACCGTACTCTAAAGACAATGATTGTTATCATCAATATACCATCAAAGTTATCAAAAGACCCGGATATTGCTGCAATAACACCTGCAGTATAGAACCGTGCTTACAAGAAAAATCTATATACAATGAAAATAAATGGTGCCTATATGATAAATATTGCTATATTAATATTAGCAGTCCTAAATATATACTAGAAACACCTACTGATGAAGAATGTTCTCCACACCCATTTGGTTTAACTATAGAAATAGCTGATACAGAATACGAAGCCCTAGAATGGTTACAAACAGAGAATGAATGCGAATGATAATCTAGATATTATGTATAAAATTAATTTTTATATTAACTCAGATGATAATAAAGTACAGCATCCGATAGACATCAATCAAAATAATATTATTATAAATATAGATCATAAGATAATACAATACGATCCTTCTAGAAATCCAATTATATATAAAAACATAACAGACTTCAGCTCCTTGAAATATATTGATAAATTAATTTAATGTACTTTTCTATTAACTATACTAATAATAATTTATATTTATACAAACATGATAATAGATCAAATATCTGTAAGAAAAATTTTTCCTATCAACTTAGTAATAATCGCTATAATAAAATAGTTTTTTTAACTACACAGGATAAAAATTCAGATATTCTCAAAATATATACAGACAGCCAGCACACTCCATTAAGCTTCAATACTAATTGGTCTATTGATCATGATTATTTAATACAAGATAGCTTTATAAAAAATATATTAATACCACCATCAAAAGACATAGAATTGCAAGATAATTATCCTGATATAACTACTGTTAATAGTTTATGTCAAGAATTTACTAATATAACAAAATTACCTAATATTAAATGTTTAATTAAAGATAAAGAATTTTTATTTAATAAATGGACTGGGTTTTCACAAATTTGGTGCTCTAGCAATACTACAGACGAATATACAGCTTATGCTTATCTTTATTTTTTGCGTAATAAAACAATCTTAATGGTTTCTATAACTGAAAAAAACATAGAGCATAATGATGTATTTGATTTAGATTTTATGTCTACATCATATCATGAAAAATTAACTCACGATGAATTCAATAGGATTGATTGTTCAGAACACCGCCCACAATTTACAGACACACAAATATTACAACATCCATTAAATTTAGATATAGCAAATCATTCAATAGAAATTACTACAAAATATGAATAATTTTTGCTTAATAAAATATAAAAATAATATAAAAGATACAAATACTTATGGCTCTGTATCTTACAATTTTCTTATGAGTCAAAGTTTTATTTCTTGTGAAGATTATGTTAATTTTTTGAATGCAGTTTCTATCAGATGTAAAGATTTAAACTTATACAATAAAAAGATATCTAAAATTATTGATTTAAATAAAACTATTTACACTCTAAAAGATGGCGTAGATCCTTATTCACCAATAAGATATATTAATTTAGAAAATATTAAAATTTATTGCAATTATCTAAATAATTTTAATTTAAAATCAATTGATGAGTTTCCATATAATATAAATACAGGATCGGTAGATAAAGACAATTTGACCTACTGGATACCAACGTATAACGAATGGTATAAATCTGCTTATTTTGATTATATAAACAATAAATACTGGGCCTTTCCTCATGGCTCTGATATCATGCCTGCAACAAATGAAAAGTCAGTTAATACATTTTCTCCTTATGGTTTAATTAATGCTGGTTTTAAATTTTTTACAATCATAGATCAAGAAAATGAGAATAAGGAATTTTTGATTAGTGGGGGGTCTAGCAATAGACATCCAATGCATGCTAAATCGGGTGAGTACTATTATGTATCACAGAATTATTATGCTAATTATATAAGTTCAAGAATCTGTAAGAAATCAGATATAAAACGATATACTCTTAAATTATATGACACTTTTGGTGATGGCTGGGGAGATAATTATATTGTAATTAATGACGCTAACCATAAGCCTTTAACTGAAAAACTTTCTATTTCACATGGGTATGGTCCTGTATCTATAGATTTAGAAATAGATAAAGTAGATAAAAATTTTAATATTAATTATTATAAAAATAATCAATTATCTTATGAAAACCACTATGAGCTTTACGATGAGTGTGATGATTTAATTTTTTCTTCAATAATACATGAAACCCCACCAAAAAATACGATAGTAACAATACAATGAAATATAAATATTCTATTATTATATATGATACTAAAGGTGATGGTTGGAATAATAATAGCCTAACTATTATTGCTGGAGAAGAGAAATTATTAGATAAAATTTCTTTAAATCATGATGATTTTATAGGTAGTGTTAATGCTAAATCTTATGACTTTACTGTAGATTCTGATCACGAAGTCTTTACTGTACTATATAATAATACGGGATTTTATCCTTATGAAAATTATTATAGAATATACGCAAATGAAAATTTAATTTTTGAATCTGCTTTTGGTGAAGTGCCCAAAAATAAAATAGATATAGTTAACTATAGAATTGCTAAGGAGGATGTTTTTGAGGCTCAAAGTACAAGCACCACTCCTACACCCCTACCTCCTTTTCCACCACCTAATATTCCTCAATCACCTATAGATCCAAAATGCATGGGGCCCACAAGCTTGCCTCCTGTAGGTCAACCTAGTATGTGTCCTGACGGATCACAATTAGGTCTTACTTCGTACGCTTTTAGTATATCACAGTGTGATTGGGTACCATTTTTTGTTAGATATCTACCTGAGTGCCCTAGTCAGCCTCCACCACCACCCGGACCCCCACCAGCAACAACTACTCCACCACCAGAGGATATATGCTGCCCTTGTGCAGAAGATGAAGATGTTAATGATTTTAATTGGACCACGATTGGTCCATATAATGCTTTTGTGATTAGTAGTCATGAATATTGTAATTACAATATTGGTCCAGATAAACAACCTTCTTGTACTGCAAGTAAATCTATATTTGAATGGTGTTTTGATGAAGTAGCTAATATTCATAAATTAGATAATCAGACTTCCGAACTATGGGATACAGAAAATTGTAGGTATAGAGTTGGCTTCTCTGGAGCGTTCCCTCCTTGCCAAGAAGCTACTCCACCGCCGCCACCACCGCCTCCACCCCCACCACCAGCACCCCCAACACCACCAGCACAAACTCAATCAACACAAGAAACTCAACCGGAAACTCAATCAACACAAGAAACTCAACCGGAAACTCAATCAACACAAGAAACTCAACCAGAAACTCAACCAGAAATTACTCCTACTCCACCGCCTCCACCACCGCCTCTACCACCACCTCTACCACCACCACCACCACCGCCAACTCCTCCAGCACCTCCAACGCCACCAACGCCACCAACGCCACCAATACCTCCAACTCTACCACCTTCACCTCCAACGCCACCAATACCTCCAACTCTACCACCTTCACCTCCAACTCCTCCAACTCCTCCAACTCCACCAACAACACCAACAGCACCAACAGCACCAACACCTCCAGCATCACCAACTCCACCAGCACCACCAGCTCCACCAACTCCGCCAGCACCACCAACTCCGCCAGCACCACCAACTCCGCCAGCACCACCAACTCCACCAACTCCACCCACACCTACTGTTCATCAAATTGTTACTACAGCGACTCCTGATCCACAATTTCCATTCTCAATTACAACATCCCCTAGCATAGGAACTAATAAGCTTCTTACTTTGGGGTTATCCTTCTCTAATATTATTGACTTAAATGAATTATCACTATCATTATTAGATGTTAGTACTGTACCATCTACAGATTTTGCTACAGATTATGCTAACGATGCCATTATTGATTCTATAGACATTGACACACCAATATCATTTGATGGAGATGCAATTATAGACTTCTCAATAGATGATACAGAAAATAATATTACCAAAGCAGAGTTCAATAACTTAAAAGTATTTCGTATAAAAGAAGATACTTTAGAACTTACAGACGTAACAGTTAATAGTGGTTCATATATTCGTGATTTTGAAACAAAAAAGATATCCGCACAAGTTGATGAATTTAGTTTATTTTATATAGTAAGTCAACGCATTTCTAGAGATACAACATTAAACAAAGGATCGGATGTATCTGCTAATTTTTCTTATTCTGATTATTTCATTGATTCTATTGACTTAAATTTTGATGAAATTACTAATTCTGGCGACTTAGAAATACAAACCGATTACGATTTGCCAGACATTGAACCAATCACAGAATACAATTTGATAGGCAGCGCCTCTGCTGTAAATCTTACAGCTACCGCAAATTTCTCAGGTAGCGTAATAGTAACATTTAACTTAAAAAACAATATAACTAAATCAGAGTTTGATAGTCTTAAAATATTCCACAAAGATGAGTATGGTATTACAGATGCAACTATCGAACATGGAGATTACGTTCGTAACTTTGCAAATAAAACGATATCTGTTAATATTAGTAGTTTTAGTTCATTATACTTAGTTACCAACCCTACTGATCAAAGCACAGTTTCATTTAATCCTATTAAAGATGGACTTACGCTTTTTTATGATCCTGAGCTTTCGCAAAACCCACCTCCTGATTCTTTGCGAAACCGACCCCTTGAAAATTATACTACTACCACTCCGACCCCTACTTCATCATTTGAAGATTGTTTTGATCTTGTTGATACGACAGGAACTAAGACAAATTATTGTGTAGACCTATCTGAGTATCAGATATACGATTGGAGTGGTAATGGATATCATGGTAAGTTTGATAGCACTTTTGCGACAGGTGATGACGATCCTCCTTGGACACTACCCTCCTATGCTTCAGATAATAGTTATATTCAACTACCCGGATGGGGAGGTCATATCGATATACCACAGTCTTCTAGAGCTATTGATTTATCTATACTTCCAAGTGAGCAACCTGAGTATGCAGACAATCCGATTACGGATGTTAATATACACGGAGATATTTACCATCCAGCTGGTGGATGCACATTAAATTTTGTAGTTTATAGATTTTATGATGGTGGAATATTATTCGACACATCCAACTATGATAGCTCAATTGCTGTTCAAGAATATGAATCTAGATTCTTTGGTGACAAACGAGGTTATTTGATAGGATCAACCGATGACATAGCAAGAAAATTTAATCCCGATGGGTCAAGTAAAGATTATGACGACAGCTGTAGTTATAGAGATCCACAATCGGGTCTGCTTTTTAGTCCAAATTATTTTCAAACAGCTTTCTACACAACGAATCTATATGATGGTAGTAGAGTAACTAATGAACCACAATTTGATATGGATAGAGAAAAATGGTATAATATTACTATTGTTGTAAGCAAAGAAGGTATAGTTAAATATTATAAAAATTGTGAATTTATAGGTGAAGAAACATGGTATGGATATTCAGAATGTAATATTAATGCAGCCGGTTCTGATGCTGTTGCTAATAAACTATTAGGTCATTTTTACTTTAGTCGGATAGGCACCAGCTTTCAGGGTAGGGTTGGTCCAATATTACTGTATGATAAAGCATTAAGTGATGCTGAAATTAAACACAACCATAATGAAATTGTGAAGACAGGACGATATCCAGATATTAATTCTTGTGTCACACCAACAACCCCAACTACAACAACAACCCCCACTACAGTAACCCCAACTCCATATATTTTTCCTAGTATAGTAACAGATGATTTAGAATGCTTTATAGATCCACTATCTTATGATCCTAACGCTAGTGCTTATGGTAATTATTTATTAGATCTAACACCCGGTAAAGCTGTTGGTGAGAGATATGATGCACAGTTAATAAACTGGCCTATATTCTCTAATGATTTTAGTTACTTAACATTTAATGGATCTTCACAAAGTTTAGATTTTGATATTAATACTGTAACTGGAAATGATTTAACGCTTAGTAGAGCTGGTAGCACAATCAGTTTTGTTATTAGAAATTTTAACCCTAGTAATTTCATATATGGAAGATCTCATAATAAATCATATATACAATTAGATAGTAATCAAGTTAAAGGTGAAACAGACGTTAATCTAAATACATTTAACGGGCCTACTACTTCTTTTAATAGTAATCAATGGTCTGTTTACACAATTGTATTTGATAATAATAAAGCTTATCATTATAAAGATTGTTTCCTTTTGGGAGAAACATCAGACTATGGAAGAGATGCTGCTATAGCTACAACTAATGAACTTGAAGACAGCCTAACTATATCACATATAGGACGAGCAACTAACTATGCCGGAGCTTATGATGGTGAACTGGGTCCTTTCTTAGTATATGACAAAGCATTAAATGTTAACGAAATACAGACTAATGTGAATGCGTTGTTAAGTCGATATCAATTAAGTTGTGCCACCACAGAACTTACTCCTGCTACACCAACACCAGCAACAGAACCTCCATTTGAAAATTGTTCAGAAGATAGTCGTTACGTTAGACTATTTAAAGATCATGATAGTATTACTATTGCATGGGCTGTTGATTTATCAGTTATAACAGATTTTGGTCTTAATGCTTTATATGATGACGACCCTCCAGGGAAATGCGATGCTACTAGATATGGTATATCCATAGCAACTAATCAAGCTTCTGATCACGTATATGGCATGGCACACATGGTTACAAAATGTATTGATTTATCTCCTGACGGCAATAGTTTTACAGGAAATGACACTACAGGCTGTTATGTTGATGCAGACAATTGGTCTGTTACCCATGGTTTTCAATCTTGGGATGATATTCCTATCTTGAAGGTGGACTCCTCAAATGTTCCTTCTAGATATAGAAAGTTTTTATCTGGATTTGGTTCAGATTTAGGTAATATACCTAATGATTGGAGATTTTTTATTGTAACTATTAATTTAGAAAGATTTTTTGGGACTATAGATAATCAACTTTCTCATGTCAATAATCTTTTGGTAGATAAAGATTGTGCTCACAGCAGTAATTCTAATTATTCTTATTCGGATAATGCAACACCAACGCCAATATATACAACGCCTATAGATTGTTCATGCTGTACATTCCCAGGAGAAGATTTTTCAGGACGCAACTACATTGTCAAAATATTTAGTGATAAAGGCAATAGTAGTATCAAAAAAGATATTTATGAACAAACTATATATGATTCTGATGGACCCATTAATCAAGTAGATCCTTTAAGATTTTCTAATGATAAAAGCTATAATCCTTCAGGCACTATTAGAGACACCAAAGGATTAAGTAGTACTAAACAGTCTCCAACAGCACACATATTAGATAGTGTTAAATTTAAAGCAGAAACCTATAAAACTTCAGGTTCAGCGACTAATCAATTAAGAACAAAAATTATTTATCAAATTGCAGAACCCATTATTAATTTATCAAGTGTCATTTTGGAAAATCATTGGACTACAATACTTGGTGATTCTGGAGAATTTGCTGAATTACAATGGCAATCTAGTTTTGGTAGTGATTGGGAAAGTTCGGATGATTTACCAGGAAGTAATAACTTACTAAATTTTGATGTAGCTAGTTTGGTAGGTGAATATAGAAATGGACAAAATATTTATACTCAAACTATTACCTATATAGTAAACGAGATGTTTATATTAGATCCAACTTACAACTTTAGGGCTGTGACAACATACAACGCTCCAAATCCTATAGGTCCTCAAAAAACATCATCAGCACAAATATATCCTGAAGTAATATATTTAGCAATACAAGAAATAGACGGATGTTGTAATGAAGTAAATTCTATTAAATATGTTCAATATATTGATAATGAATATGCTGCTAAGTATTGGACTGAAGAAATTTTTAGTACGCATAATACAACAGCTTACATAGACGATCCAAAATATTATATTTATATTAAACAGTTTCAAAACTATGGTGGTAGTTATGAAGATCAAAATTTTTGCGCTCGTGCTTGGTTAGTCGATGCTTCTGACTTACCAGCAGATGCTATAATTTATTATAAAGCTACCTTAGATAGTAGTTCGTCTCAAGACTCATATGTTAGTTGTGAGTTCTGTTTAACAGATCATATGTTACACTCTAGCACATGTCCGCCAACTCCTACAACAACTACCACAACAATCTTAACTTCTACACCTACACCTACACCTACACCTACACCTACACCACTACTTTTTGCTGATACCACTACAAAAACGACAACCACCACGACAGTCACGACAACCGCAACGACACCAACGCCAGGACCGAACCCTTGTTATCATAGAATGTATTTACAACCATGCGTGGAGCCTACACCTACCCCGAACCCAATAACTTACTGGGTGGAAAACATCACCTTAAAAGATCCTAATGAAAATGCAACATCGCCAACACCGGTTACCGTTAATGCTTGTGAATATATTGCAATACTTTTATATGATCCAACTACTCCATCAGCATCTTATTCAAATCTATATGACTATGTTGGTTTCTATGCAATAGACTCTAATTCATGTGTAGCTATGTATAGAAATGATGTCATCTCTAAAAACCAATTAGACACCCTCGATCCTAGCACTAATGTAATTATTGAAAACTTAATAGTAGAAGCTCAACATTATGATGAAGGGGTATGTTTACAAAAACATTGCCCTCAAACAACAACAACAACAACAACAACATTTCCAGTAATTGAAACCACAACCACAACAACTACTCCAACAACTACAACTACAACTGCCACAACAACACCAACTACAAAAACCCCAACAACCCCAACAACCCCCACAACAGGAACTCAAGAGACAGCTAGGATAACTACAGAAACAACAGCAACCGTTGGCGATATTGCCATAACCACGCCTATTATATTTCCGACATTTACAGCAACACCATTGCTATGTTGCGCAACCATTATTACTCCCGAAGCTATTGATGAAGAACCTATTCCCCCCAATTATTTTGCTGGCTGTATAGAACAACCATCAGATGCTAATCAAACCGACTTAGAATCTGTTTTTGTTGATGACTATACTCATTGTCAAATTTCTGACAGCATAGGTCTCGAAAATCAAAGTTACTGCTCAGAATTTGAGGCAATTAGACAATGCGAAGCTGATTATTATATAGATATATGCGGAGGGGCTATAGAGGAACAGCATTATGGAAATAATGTTGGATATTACGCCAGATGTATTGATGATGAAACAGGAGCAACTGATCAATGTTGGCCATTATCTAGAATGTACTGTCCGCCATGCGATCAATGTGACGGTAATGGAGACCCTTGGGCCTTCCTCGGTTGTATAACTGATACAGACAGAAATAGAGGAAGAATAGGTACAGGACAAGATGGTACATGTCCATTTTTTGGTAGCTTAGATGGTAATACACAATGTTCTGTATTTGAGCTGATAGGATCTTGTTTAAAAGATAAATGCGAAAATGACGAGGGTTGTGACGATTGTAGCTTTAATCCTGCAGGCTTCTATGCTTTATGCAAAAGGGGTACTGTTGATACCTGTGTTGCTTTAGGTAGTTACAGCTGTTGTACTACCTTAGACACAAAAACAGGCTGTGGAGACGGAGAAAGCTTTGAACCCGGACATGTAATATTACCACTATCTTCGGAGGGTGCTCAGAATCCATCTGCTATAAAACTGAAAATACCCCTAACAGCAGCATCTTCAGCTAATAAAAACTCTTATACCTATAGTGGCGGCCGTATCAGAGTTCCTTCTTCCACCAACAATCTCTTGTCCTCCAATTCAGACATTACTGTGCTTAGTGTAAATGGAACATCTCCATTTAGAACAGGTTTCCAAATAGATAAATTAATAGTAGAATTAGATAATCTCACAGGACTCTTAACCTGTACATTTGATGCTGCATTATTTTATTGTGGTCCTAACTATGATACAAATTCTAATGATTTATATCTTTGCCCTCCAGAAACATTTAAAGCCGATATTGATGGTGGTGGTAAATGTATTAATTGTGGTGATATTGATACTGTTGTTATAGGAGGGTAGGGACTTAAAACTATGCGATACGATTACTTAATAGTTGGGTCTGGCTTATTCGGCTCTACTTTTGCAAATTTAGCCAATGCAGATAATAAAAGATGTTTAATTATAGAAAAAAGAGAACATCCTTTTGGTAATTGTTACACAAAAAAACAACATGAAATAGATGTTCATCAATATGGTCCACATATTTTTCACACTAATTCTAATAAAATATGGAAATACGTAAATCAATTTAGTGAATTTAATAGTTATATAAACAGTCCTAAAGTTAATTATGGGGATACTCTATATTCTTTTCCTATAAACCTAATGACATTACAACAGCTATGGGGAGTTAACACGCCCAAAGAAGCTTCGGATAAATTAGAAAAAGAAAAACTTAATATTACTAAACCTACAAATTTAGAAGAGTGGATTCTGTCTCAAGTAGGAGAAGAAATATATTATACATTTATATATGGATACACAAAGAAGCAATGGGGTACTGAGCCTAAAAATTTACCAACATTTATTATCAGAAGATTGCCTATAAGATTGAATTTTAATGATAATTATTATTTTGATAAATATCAAGGTATTCCAGAAAATGGTTATTCAAGCATGATGTCTAATATGATAGAAAAAACAGAAGTTGTATTGAATACAGATTATTTTGCTAAAAGAGATTATTGGGATAGTTTAGCTAAAAAGATTGTATACACAGGTGCGATAGATGATTTTTTCAATCAAAAATATGGCACTTTAGATTATAGAAGTTTGAAATTTCAGCATGAAGTATTAACCGACACTCTTGATTATCAAGGTAACGCTATTATTAATTATACAGATTATGACGTTCCGTACACAAGAATTATAGAGCATAAACATTTTAATTTTGGTAAACAAAAAGATACTGTAATCACCAAAGAGTATCCTCAAGACTTTAATAAAAAAACCGAAAAATACTATCCTATAAATAATAAAGTGAACAACGACCTGTATGACAAGTATAAAAATGAAACTAAAAACTTATCATCCAAATATCTATTTGGTGGTAGATTAGCAGAATATAAATATTATGATATGCATCAAATTATAGGCTCTGCGATGAGTAAATATGAAACATAAATGCATTCTTTTACTTTCTCTATACTCATTAAATAGATTAGAAGAAATATCTAAATTATTAAATCATATAAAATATTTAGATGTTGATTTATCTATAGGAGAACATAATAGAAATAGTACATCTTTACTAAATTTTATTAATCAATATTCTAATAGAATTAAAAATATAAATTTTCATCCAAACTATGGAGTAGATATAGCTCCTTTTATACATCAAATTTCTAAAATAAACCATGAAGATTATCCATATTTTATTAAATTACACTCTAAAGAATCTAAATGGGGAGGTAGCTTCCATGTTGATTGGGGGAGTGTGCTGATTGACACTTATATCGGCAGTCTCTTTAATTTTGATAATAATTTAAAAATTTTAAAAAATAAACATATTGGAATGATTTCTCACAGCTTTTTAAAACTAAAAAATAAAGAAGGTAATAATTCTAATAAAATAAACTATTTATGTAGTTTACTAAATATAGATTATGATAAAACAAAAAAAGGTTTATTCAGCGCTGGGTCTATGTTTATGTCAAAAACAAAAATATTTCAAAAATATTTTAATGATAAAATAGATACTCTAGATATACTACTCAGCAATGAGATTGGAAAAGTACATGATGGTAATTCTAATACAGGTACCTATTGTCATTCTCTTGAAAGAATTTTCGGATATCTAATACAAAATGAAAATCTAAAAATACATGGCAATATTTGCAAAACTATACCTATTTTTAATGAACAATATAAAAGATTACATCTAGTAATTATGTATAATAATTTTTGTTATTTAAAAGAAGATTTAAACATATACGGAAATCTTATAGATAATCAACAAAATAATTTAAAAATTCAATGGTTGCATCTTGAGGATAAACCATTAATAGAATATATAATTATGAATAATAAGCTTATGAGAAAGACATAAATGATAAAATGGATTAAAAAAGTTTTAAGGTTTTTCTACGCTTTTTTCTGGCACTGTATAGAGGGATTTCCTACATGTAATACAGAAGAAATTTTAGAAAGGTATAACACTTGCACTAATTGTGAAGAATTTAATAAAAAGAAATCTATATGTAATATTTGCGGTTGCAATTTAAGTAATCGTAAAGAATTTATGAATAAATTAGCCTGGGCAGATCAAGAATGCCCTTTAAAAAAATGGCTAGCTAAAGAATAATCATTTGACTCATTGCTCTCTATCTGTTATTATAAAGAAAACAACAGATATGGAGTTGACATATGTCTGCAATTAAAGATAAAGTACATCACAATATATCGATTATTAACAAAAAATATGACTTAATAAGTGATGCTAAAGAAACTCTGTTAAACTCCAACAATTCAGTGTTAGTGTTAAATATATGCAACAATATGAATACTTATGGAGCTGGTTTTAATAAAGTTATTTCGCAACATTTTCCTATAGCAAAAGAGAATTATCATTTAATTGGTTCAACAAAATTAAGAACATCGCTAGGGCATACTCAGTTTGTCAAAGTCGCTATAGACAAAAAATACAAAAATGAAATTATTGTAGCTAATATGATATGCCAAACAGGTATAATGTCATCTACAAATCCTAGACCTATTAATTATTGTTTTTTGGGATTATGCTTGGCTAAAGTACAAAGTTATGTTAAGCAATATATGTCAGAGAATGATTTATCAATCAAAATTATGTCTCCTAAATTTCATGGAAACGTGACCGGTGCTAATTGGTCTTTTGTATACGAATTAATAATGGATACTATCAGAAAACCCCAACATACATATATTTATGAATCTTATAATTGAAAAAATTGAATGGCTTAAAAATAGATTTTTATTTAAATATAAAGAGACAGAATCTTCTCAAAGCATATCGAATGTTAAAGAAATAATAAATATTTTTAATGATATTAAAGATATGAATATAGAAGAAGTCAAATTAGACAATATACTCTCTAAATATTATTTTGGTTTTACAGATACTCAAGAGGATGTAATCACTAAAGAAACTGATTTTAATTATGGTTATACAAAAGAAGAAAAAGATAAGATTAGACTAGACATTCATAATATATATCAAGATATTTTATGCTCTATTGTTCAAATACAGCAAACCCCTAAAGAAAAAATAACTACTCTAAAAGATATAGATTTTACTATAGAGATCCCTAATGAATGAAACCATATCTATGAAAAATCTTTTTAGAATAGAAAGCTTTATGGAGGCTTGTATATCTAATCATTCTTATGCGGCTTTAAGCAATAGTATGGAATATATTGCAAACAGAACTCACAGCCTCAATTCTATACTAGAGCACTCTAAATTTATTATAGGAATTAATGATTTTTGCTACTTTACCACTGCAAATATTAGATCTTTTATAGCAGATAAAATACAGGCAGGCATTAAGTTAATTTTACCAGCATATTTAGATTTGCCTTTGCAGTTAATTCCCTTCTGTATATCTTCTGATGATTGGTCTAAAAATTTTATAGCTAATTATATATCTTCTTCATATAATAATGTTTCTAAATATATTGCAGATATAGGACACAATGATATGATATATATAAGCAAAGAGTGGTCTTCTGATGATCAGAACTGCATAGTCTCTAATTGCATTAATTATAACATAGAAAACATTTTTAGTATTATCGTTAATCAAAATCACAAATTTGGAATTATTTAATGTTATCAATTATTCAAATATTTTTATTGTTATATGTTATATATATAGGTATTCAAGACGGAATTCATAAAAATAAATCAAGAGCTTACTATGAATCAATCGAATAGATTACTTAATCAAAGATGTTATTTAGCAGGAGCAATGGATCGCGTTATAGACAGAGGCAGGGGATGGAGACAAGAGATAACTCCATTCTTAGAATCTTTAGGTATAGTAGTATTTAATCCTATCACTAAACCTACAGCAATTGGTCTTGAGGATGATGATACACACTTAGTAAAAACAAAACTCAAAAAGAAAAAAAGATACGAAGAGCTAAGCTCTATGATGAAAGTTATTAGATCGGTAGATTTAAGACTTGTTGATATTAGTGATTTTTTAATAGTTAATTTAGACTTAGGAATACATCCTTGTGGTACTTATGAAGAAATTTTTTGGGCTAATAGGCAAAAAAAGCCTATTATAATTCATATGGCACAAGGTAAAGAACATACTCCTGATTGGCTGTTCGGAACTGTACCACACCAAATGATATATTCAGATTGGAATGATATTTATGGATATTTAGAACACATTAATAGCTCTGAGAACATTAACACTTACAATAGATGGTATTTTTTTAAGGTTTAGAAATGAATATAATCCGTGATATAAATGAGATATTCCCGGTAGATGTAGAATTCTTAGATATATATCAAGAATTATTGCAGTCCGGACAAGCTTTTGCTAAAAAGCAAAACATATCTATACTTGCTTTAGCTAGAAACATACAAGATAAAACTAAATATAGTTTACGCAAATTAAGATTACTTAAAGAAAAATTTAATGAAGAATCGCATATTTATATTTATGAGAATGATTCCTTAGACCAAACTCCGCAAGTTATTAATGAGATAATTGATAGACCAGGTTATGAAAATTTCAGTATTTTATCAGAAAAAATTGGTACCCCAAGTATGCCTTTGTCTACAAGTCAAATTAGAACAACTAATATGGCTAACGCTAGGAATAAATGTTATTCTATGGTTACTAATAAGCATGCTACAGATTTTTTCTTAGTTATAGATATTGATTTTCTAGATTTCAGTATAGAAGGTATTATGAATTCTTTTGGATGGTTGTCAACCAATAATAATATTGGCGCTATCTGTGGAAACTCTTACATTAATGTGAGCAATAAGCAATATGATCGCTATCACAATTATGATTCTTTCGCTTTTAGACAAAATTATTGGCTCCCACAAGACAATTCATACTGGTTTCCGTTTTGGCAATTACCTATAGGCTCTTGCCCTATCTCTACTTTCAGCGGCTTTGGCGGCTCATGTATATATAGGTCTAAATTTTATGAGCCTTTATATTCTGGTGAAGACTGTGAACATGTAACACTTCATAAAGCACTAAAACAAAAACATAATGACTTTAAACTTTTTTATAATCCTAGCCAAATAATGTTGGTTGATTAATGAAAATTATAGATGATATCAAATTAGATTTTAACGATGTTCTAATTAGACCAAGAAGATCAAACTTAAGTAGCAGGTCTGAAGTTGATACGATTAGAGAATTTAGCTTTCCTCATGCGAGCAGAAAACTTTCTTGCTCTCCAATCATGGCTGCTAATATGGATACTACTGGATCATTCGAAATGGCCAAATGCTTATCTAAATTCCAAGCGATCACCTGCCTGCATAAGCATTATACAGCTAACCAGTTAATTAATTTTTTTGAAAATAATCAAAATATTTTGCATTTAGTTTTTTGTTCCATTGGCACCTCACAAAAAGATATAGATAAAATAAAATATGTTTATAATCAATTAAAAGAAAATAATAAAAATATACCCAATATTTGTATAGATATTGCTAATGGTTATAGCGAAAATTTTGTCAATAAGGCATATACTATACGTAAAATGTACCCAGAAATAATTATTATTGCAGGGAATGTTGTAACTCCAGAGATGACAGAAGAACTTATATTGCGTGGTGGTGTAGATATAGTTAAGATAGGAATTGGTTCAGGTAGTGTTTGTACCACAAGACTTAAAACAGGAATAGGATATCCTCAACTTTCTGCAATTATGGAATGTGGAGATGCTGCTCATGGTTTAGGAGGTCATATATGTAGTGACGGAGGATGTGTAATACCAGCTGATATTTGTAAAGCTTTTGGGGGGAATGCGGATTTTGTAATGCTGGGAGGTATGTTGGCTGGAACAGATTGTTGTGATGGCGAATGGGAATATGAATGGAGATGTAAAACTTTAGGCGAGGATGAAACCCGTAATAAAGAATGGTGGCAGCCTTTTGATCCTCAGTATCCAACAGAAAAAAGGAAAGTATATTTAAAATTTTATGGAATGAGCAGCAAAGAAGCTATGTCTAAACATGATGGAGGAGTAGCAAATTATCGAACTAGCGAAGGAAGATGCGTAAGAATACCTTATAAAGGAACTACCCAAAATATTATGCAAGATATATTAGGCGGTATTAGAAGTGCTTGTACCTATATTGGAGCCAAATCAATTAAAGATTTTAGTAAAAAAACTATTTTTATTAGAGTGAATAATACACATAACAGGATCTATGAAAAATATGATAAATAAAAAATTAAATTTTTACGGACCAATAAACACTTTAGGATATGGTATTAGTTCTTATAACTTATGGAAAAATTTAAGAGAAAGCGTATCTACCACTTTATTTCCTATAAACGAAGTAACCATAGAAAAACATTGGAATCAAAAGGGTTTAGTAGATGATATTAAAAATCAACTTGATTATGATATTACATCACCTTGCTTAAAAGTATGGCACGCTAATGACATGATTATTAAGCCATACAATAAAAATCTATACGCTGGTTATACGTTTTTCGAAATAGATAAAATTACACAACAAGAAAGATTGGGTTATGATATACTAGATATTATTTATGTACCATCTAAATGGGCAAAAAATATATTGATAGATAATGGTATTGATCATAATAAAATTATTGTTGCTCCTGCTGGTGTGGATATTGAAGTTTTTGACTATAGTTCATATAATGATTTATTAGAAGATAAAGAAGAAGGCACTTATATATTTCTAAATATAGGTAAATGGGAGATTAGAAAAGGACACGACTTACTGGTACATATGTTCAATCAAGCTTTTACCGAAAAAGATAATGTTGAATTATGGATGTTAAATTCTAATCCATTTTTATCAGTAAAGAAAATCAACAGTGGAATAATTTATATAAAAATAGTAAGCTGGGAGATAAAATTAAAATTTTACCTAGACTACCTACTCAAAAAGATATTGCTAAAGTTATCAAACTGTCTGATTGTGGTATCTATCCCAGTAGAGCAGAAGGCTGGAACAACGAGGTTATAGAAACTATGGCTATGGATAGACCTGTCATTACGACTAACTATTCAGCGCATACAGAGTACTGCGATAAATCTAATAGTTTTCTCGTAGAAGCTAAAAATTTAGAATCAGCTGACGATGGTAAATTTTTCGATTGTACTGGTCAATGGGCTTCTCTAGATGGCCTTTTAGACAATTTCATAGACTATATGAAATATGTATATTCGAATAAAATTAATACAAATAAAGCTGGCTTGAAAACAGCCTCAAAATTCAATTGGACCAAAACTACTGATAAAATTATAGAGACATTATATGGATGATCTTGCTATAATATTTATATATACTAATAAATGTCCACTTACTGATATAAATTATCAGTCCATACAAAAATATAGCGATGGAGCTAAGGTATACGCTATACATCAAAATGATTTTGCAAATAATTTTTATGATTTTTTAGATTATAGGCATATTAGCCAATGGAGTGGTCGAGATGTTTGGTATTGGGGTTCTGATAATATTTTTTTATATTGGTTTTTATCTAATCCTGATAAAAGAGCAAAACAATATTTAATACTAGAATACGACTGCTATGTTACAAACAGTATTAAAGAGACTTTACATATTGATAATAATGTCATACAAAATCATGATGGTATAATATCTGCAAATACTATCTTTGCTTCGAACCATGAAGAATCATATTGGTGGTTTGAAGCTCAGAGATATCAGCCATTAATAGATAAACATTATGGGTGGAACAATTTTGTTGCCTGCTCTCCTTTGTGTGGCACAATGATTTCAGACAATGCTGTTCATAGAGTCGTAGAAGAATGTAAAAAAATACCTTTAGTTAATAAAATATATGTAGAGACTAAATTTGCTACAATTTTAAAGTATTTAGATTTTCAAGTTGATAGTTTTGATACTGGAGATGTAAAAATAGAAAAATATATAACTTACGATGCTCGTGATTGCCTATCTCATATAATAGATCTGGCACAAAAACAGGAATCATTAAAAGGTATTTTCCACCCCATTAAAGACATTAGAATACTAGAGAGATATTTTATGAATAAAATTAAAAAACAAGATATTAATCATGCTTTATTTGGTCAATTAAATGATGTTACCTCAAGTTTAAATTTTTTAAAGCAACATACAGATTTAAAACATTTTGTAGTTGATAATAGTTTATTCGGAGATCCTAGTCCTGGCTTCCCTAAAAGACTTTACCTTACATATAAAAAAAATGGTCAAATTTACAACAAAATAATTAATGAAGATGAAATGCTAGTTCTTGAGGGCCTGTAGCCCATTTGGTGTATAATCTATATATACATTATTGTAAGTCCAAGGAGTTACCATGCCTTTACCAAAAAGAGAACAAGACGAAGATAGGCAAAAATTTATTGCTAGATGTATGTCTGATCCCAAGTCTCAAAAAGAATTTCCAGACAATAAACAAAGATTAGGCATGTGCATGTCTAATGGATCTATAAATAATATTTTATCATGTGCTCAAGAATATTATTATTTTGATATGTATGGTTATACTGAGATTGTAAATGAACACAATTATATAGAACCAAATATTGAAGATTATATTCATTGTGAAGAGACAGAAGAAGTAATAGACTTATCTATAGCAAAACCCGGCTTATGGGAAAATATCAGAAAGAAAAAAGAAAGAGAAGGAAAAAAATATAGACCAGCCAAACCTGGAGATCCAGATAGGCCAAGTCCAGAAGAAATTAAAAAAGCCCAATCTAGGATATACAAATATAAAGATCCTAAAACCGGAGAAATATATGTATACGACAGGCCCGGAAGTTATAAAAAAAATGGTAGATATCTCATTAGAGCAGCAGAGTATAAAGGTAGAAAAGTAAAACTGAATAAACCATTCAGAACTTCAGATGGTCCTAAAAAATTTGCTGTATATACTAAAAAACGAAAAAGGCAATGTTGTTATAGTCAGGTTTGGTGATCCAAATATGAAAATTAAAAAACACATACCAGAAAGAAGAAAAAGTTTTAGAGCTAGACATAATTGCGATAATCCTGGACCAAAATGGAAGGCAAGGTACTGGTCTTGTAAGGCTTGGTAATATGCGTATTATATCTGATATACAAAAAAATCTACAACTGGATAATATTACATACAGAGATCCATTTGACTATGATAAATCTCCTTATGCTAAAATTAAATTTCCAGAATTAGGAAGTATAGATTTATTTAAAATAGTAGATAAACCCTATGCTAATTCTAGTAAGAATACGCTAGCTGAATTAGAATCAATCTCTACATCAACTCATAACAGATCCCAAGCTGATTTACATTTAATTTATACAGTAGATACCGATCCTTTAATACTTTTTAGAGAACTCTCTGAGGATCTATCTATTAATTTTTCAGAAAATCTTTTTCATAATATATATAGATTTTCAGTATTACATATAATTAATCATTTAAAGCTTTTTTATAATAGAGCTAGACCTTTTCAATTAGCAGAAAAATTAGATATTGATATTGATCGAATTATTACTAAAACACATCATACAGCCTCATACCCCAGTGGACATACGATGTATGCTGCTCTTTTAGCAGCATGTGTGTGCAGAGTTATATCCCTGACCATAAGAGAGATTTATTTTTATTAGCAGACCAAGTAGCGGTTATGCTAGAATGCTTACAGGGAGTTCACTATAGATCTGATCACCGAGCAGCTGTCTGAAATTGTTAGTAGCTATAGTTGTATCCAAAATTTAAAAATATAGACAATCAATTTAAACTACAGAAGCCTTACGCAAAAGGAGTGATGATAATGAGGTATAAAATAAATATTAACAGAAGTCCAACAAAATATTCAAACAAGCACTTCTGATGTAAAAGAGCTTCACAGAATATAAAGAAGACTTTATTAGATATGAATATTGGTTCTTTAAAATCTATTGCCACTAATGCAAAATCTATTTTAGATTCATTATCTGATCCAATCTGTAAAAAAGAATTTGACAGCAAGCTGGTTACAGGGTAAAATTGCTGTAACAGAAGAGTACATGAAAACTATACATGATTTTGTAAAGTATCGCTCCTGTGGATGACGATAAAAGTGTAGTGCGGGTTGCGGGTGTGGTAAACGTAAGAAACCAGTTAAAAATCCTCCCAGTAGACAAGCAGAGCTCAAACAAGAAGGTGGACAAAAATACAGCTCCAGCAAAAGTTGAAGAAGATAAAAAATAAAATTTAAACTATAGGGATTTTGGAAAATTACTAAGAGGAAATTAAAATGATAGATATAGTAGATATTGGTACGTACAAAAAACTAAGTATAATAATAAAGATAAGATCACATTTGAAAGTTTAAGCTTTTATTTAACTTTGGCTCAAAAAAGTATAGCAAAATTTGCTGATCAAATTTGCCAAGGTGCCACCAAAAGGATGCTATCCAAGTGAAGATGCAATAGCTAATGTCGCTAATGGTATCATGATGGCTGATTGGAGATGGGATGAGCAATCGTAAGGGTGCTATAATTCAGGTAAAAGCCAAAACCAAATATTCTTATAGAAATCAGTGCGCTATTTGGGCAATTCAAAAGCTATATCACTAGACAGTATGGTAAAAAAAATCAGCATCAGAAGTAAACAGCTTATCTCTAGATAAAAATTATGACGATGAAGAGTTAAATCTAAATAACATATTATCTAGCGAAAATAATATCCTTCTATATTAAGTACAAGTAATAGATAGATGAAGATAAAGACAATCTTAAAGAAAGATATTCAAGAATCTCTTAAGCAGTGACTTATTATCAGAAAGACAGTCACGAATATCTTAGAATGTATTACTTTGAAGAGATGACACTAGAAAATATTGGAAAAGCACATAACATCACTAGAGAAGCTGTTAGACAAAATCTAAATAAAGCCTATAATATAATAAGAAAGGTCATATCGTATAATGTTTAGGGGCAGTACCGGCTTTGATAACTACAGATTTTTACAAAGAGGAGAAGTACATTCTTTCTCTTCAAGAATCTAGTATTAAATTACCTTACTGGGAAATAGAAGACTATCGGAATTTACAAAAATACCATTAAGGATAAAATTATTGCAGATGTATTTACTGACAAGCAAATGGCAAATGGCTATATTAGTCCTAAATTTATGAGTATAAATGATGAAATTATCTGTAAATTATTCCCTGACACTAAAGATAATCTCTATTTTTTATATGGATGCGTATGCCCAAAGTTAGAAATCAATAATCAATTTTTCTGGAAAACCTTTGACATATACGACACAAGTATATCTTTAGAATTAAAATTAATAAATGATGTCATTTCTACAACTATTTAATAAGAAGAAAGATGATCAATCAGCAAAAGATCAAGATGGTTGCTCTGTTCTGATTAGTATAAGTACGAATAATGAATATTCTTTCGAAATTAAATGGGATCATAATCTTGAAAAATGCCCTGATCAATTAGCAAATCTCATTATAGGTTTACATTACGGATTGTTCGCAGACGAGGTTATCAGTATTTTGAAAGATCATGAAGGAAAAGATTTAGATCAACATATTATTAATAATGCATTAGATTTATTAGATAAAAAAAATAATGTATTAAAAGAGGTGGCTATAGAACAAATATCTGAAGAACCATTAATTAAAACCAACGCATGTCTTTAAACTATGAATAATAAACAAATATTATGGGAAAAATGGGTTAATCCATTTGAACCTTTAGACAAAGATCCTGAATTTTTAGACGATATCAGTATTGAGGATTTTTCAGAGTATGCTGAATGGGAAGATTATGAGCAGCAAAAAGAAATAAACGAAAAGAATAAAGAAGAAGATGTTTCAAAAATGAATACTAAGGCTATAATAACCCCTATGGGTGTTATACCATTTAATGAAGGGGACAGCGTGTACTAAAACTTTTAAATTTTGGATTGGTCATACTAATTTTAGCATATCTTCAAAAATTCAACATATAATAGAAAAAACAGAAGGGGTAGAAACATTAGATATTTTTACAAGATATCGATTTAGAATCGGTATAGGCAAGGCTTTTCAGGATAGGTCTGTTATGGAAAACATACAGAATAAAGTATACGAAAAATAAAATGAGAAATTTAAATTCAGATATAGAATATTTACATAATCATAATATAGATCCAAGAAGTAGGGAAATATATCTACATTCTGCTACTTATGGAGATGATGATAATGGTGTAGACTTTAGATCTGCTGTCTCATTGCATAAAAATTTAAGATATTTAAATCAACTATCTTTTGATCCAATAATAATACATATGCATATACCAGGTGGAGAGTGGTGTGATTGTATGAGTATGTATGATGCTATTAGACTAAGTCCTTCACCAATTGCTATTATAGTTTATTCTAGAGCAGAATCTTCAGGAAGTATCATTTTACAGGCTGCTGATTTAAGGATTATGATGCCAAGTTCATACACATTAATACATTATGGAAGTTCTTTTGTGGATGGAGATCATAAGGTAGCAGTATCTAATTTAGAATGGAGTCAAAAGGAGGCTGCTAAAATGGTAGATATTTTTACAGACAAACTGATGGACTCCCCTTTGGTTAAAGAAAAAAAATGGAGAAGAGTCAATGCTAAGAAACATATATTATCTCAATTAGATAATAAAGCCGATTGGATATTATCTCCAGAACAGTGTATTTATTATGGTTTCGCTGATGCAGTATTTTAGGATCTGCATGAATATCAGTTATGTTGACGATATTATTAAATACCTACAAAAATAATTATTAAATCAAATGTTTGTAGAATATTATATAGATTCATTCTTAAACAGACCAAGAAACTAAAGAAACTCTTAAAAAGTCTCCACGACAGTACGACAAATCTAAATTCTGTACTAATTAATGAACATCAATATAGAATAGCTAAAATTTTTTTAATCAATCCTAACAAAATAAATATTCACTATAGACGTATCCACTAGGGACTAAATGTACAGTAATTCGTCTGTCTATGATTAAAAAAGATAGAAGAAGTCTCAAAGAAGTCTGGTATTATCTCTATCATGGCTCCGTCGTGCTTATTTAGTTAATAGAAAATACGACAAAATTAGAAGTGAGATTATCAGAATTAAAGCTACAGTCGTTCCAGAAGATACATCTATTCAGATATATTATTAGATTATAGAAAATATAATCATAATATATTAGCTAAGTTTTAGTTCGATTCTACATGGAGTATAAACAATATAGATACTGTTTATCCATCTACGTAATTTCTTTTTAGATAATATATATGATAATATTATAGCATCTAAGTATTTAGAACAAAAATCAGGCATAAATACCATTTTTAATGGAGATGTCTGGACTGATGAACACATTAATCTTATTATAAAATCTGAATGTAAATATATTAGTGTACAAACATATCCAATCGTTAAATTTATTAAGAGAATATGTCCATAACGACAAAGAATAATAATCTGATATTTGTAAGCATAGCCTCATATCGAGATCCTGAGCTTTTACCGACGCTAAGAGATCTTTTTATTAAAAGCTAAACACCCAGATCTCATTAGAGTGGGTCATTTGTTGGCAAAAAACAGAAGAATCCGAAAGTCCATACAAGAATTTACAGATAATAAAAACATTAAGAATTTATGAATGCGATTGGCAGACAAAGTAAGGGCGCTTGCTGGGCTAGGCACACTATACAAAAACATCTATATCACAGATGAAGAAGTATTATTTTGCAACTAGACTCTCATCATAGATTTTTAAAGAACACTGGGGACGAATATTTAAAAAATCTATATCAGGAAGCTCCTTCATCTAAACCAATTATTGGTACATATGGAACAACCTATTGGCCAGAATAAAGAAGACAAAGAACCACTGAAAGAAGAGCCGTATCGAATTGTTACTTTTGATACTTTTACCGATGATGGTGATATAATATCTAGACCACAACTCATTAATAATCATAAATTTTTGAAATCTAAAGGTATTAATTTAATTAAAGCTAGATTGCTTTCTGGTCACTTCATCTTCACTTCTGGTCATTTTTGTAGAGAATGTATTTACGACCCCAATTTATATTTTCGTGGTGAAGAAGTAACTTTGAGCGCTAGAGCATATACTCATGGCTATGATATGTTTCATCCAACATATTCTATTATATGGCATGAGTATTTAAGACAAAAAGAGCATAAACATTGGGAGGATCATGTAAAGTCCAATGATTTTGACATCGAAGCTGAAGCTAGAAATATTAGGTCTAAAGAAAGACAAAGAAAACTTTTTGGTATGGAAATTTCTAATATAGACTTTAGACATTATGGGTTTGGTAATAAGAGAAGTTTACACGAATACGAACTGTATTGTGGTCTAGATTTCCAAAACAGAAAAGTGCATAAGTATGCATCTCGTATCCATGATTCTACAGAAATACCAGAGCCATATATTATGTCAGAAGAAGAATGGTCTAATGGTATGTTAGGTACCCATAATTATAATGTAGAATGGAACAGAGACGACATTCCTGATAATGTTAAATTTGATTTTTGGTTTTTTGGATTTGAAGACAAAGACAATAAACTACTATGGCGTAAAGATTTCAATCATGAGGAAGCTTATTACGAAGAATGCTTTAGTAAAAGAAGAAACTCACATCACGCTAAATTTTCATGTGAAGGAAATGTGCATCACTGCGTTATAATACCTCATATAGAGGGTGGGGATTGGTGTGAAAAAATCATTATCAATGTTTAAGTTTATTTTTAAATAGGAAAATACAATGCCGAGAGCAAAATCCAGTACTAAAACCAAATCCCCGACAAAAAAAACACCAACAAAAAAAACACCAACAAATAAAATATCAACTAAAAAGCCAATTCGAAAACCGACCAAAACGCAAATTAAAAAAAGTGGCTAAAAAAGCTAAGAAAAAAATAATCCCCACACCTAAGCCTGCTAATTCTGATAGTATTTTAAGAATCTTATGTTTTTTCTAATTTCAATAAAGATCCAAAGTCTTTACTGACTTATCTTAATGAATTTAATAGCCAAACATATCCTAATATAGATTTTATACTCAATATTCGCACTGAATCTAAATCAGAACATAGAATATATAGAGAAATTATATCTAATTATATTCCAAAAAACTCTATCAAAATTGTTTTTCAAAATAAATATAATGATCAAACGTCAGACGATCTATACTTGCTGGAACATGTAGCTAAGGAAAAATATAATACTTTCATATACTGTAATCCAGACTTTAATTACAACCCTAATCATATCCAAAACTTAGTCGATATATATAAAGACAAACCTTGTGACGTTCTGTGTGTATCTTGCGATAAAATAATCGATAGCGCTTTCAATATGGAAAAATCATATGAAAAGAAATATAACTTTATATATAATAATAAAGCAATGGATATAATTTTTTCTTCACCTGTTAGATCTAAAAATGAATGGATGAACGTATGGGCTGAACATAAAATAAAAGTAAGAGAATTAGGACATATTAGCACTCTTTTTCTTATTGAAAAAGAAGAAACTCAGGATGTTAATATCAATACCGATGGCGCTTATTACAAAAGTATAGATAACGAAAATTTTGCCTTATGTGTTTTTGAGCACAATTACTGGTCATCCTTTGTTTATCTTAACAAAAGAAATAACCGAATGTATAATATAGATAATGACGACCATGGAGCTTTTGAAATAAAGGATAATGATACTATAAATATTACATGGGATACTTGGGGCGATGAAATTTTTTTATAAAAAATACGATAACGATAATTATTTCTACAGTATTAATGAATAGATATGCGCAGAAAAAATCCTAGTATTTTATGCTTCACAACATCCTATAAAAGACCTTATAATCTATATCATTGTACTAATAGTATCCTAAACCAATCGCATAGTTCTTTCGATTACGCTATTGGTCTATCTGTAGACACACCTAGAGAGCAGTATGAATATGAATATCTACTATCTGATTACTCAAAAGATAAAAGATTAAAAATACTTTTTCATCCTAATTTCTCTCAACATGAAAATTATCTTTACCCAATCAAAAAAGCAGATTATAAAAAATATGATATATTTATTAAAATAGATGATGATGATATATATAAAAAAACATATATAGAGAATATGTTAAATCATTATCAAAAATGTCAGGAGGATGTGCTGTCTGGCTATATTACATACCAGCTAAACAATAATAAATTATATAAGGGTAAATTTGATAACGTTGGAGGACATTGGCATGAGGATTTAAAAAGCAATGTTCAGTTTGGTATGCCTTTCACGTATATTTTTAATAGAAAAGCACTAAATGTTTTACTTAACACAACGTCCTCAGAATTGAGTAAAATACATATTTTTGAAGATGCTGGATGGAGAAAAAAGTGGAGAGACAATAATATCACATCCAAAGTTTTAGATAATATCGATTATGCCATATACAACATACACGGAAATAATATATCCTCCAAGCATTGCTTCATTCCTGATAGCGAAGGTAAGATGTATATTAGTCAAGATGAATTTGATATCGCATACTTTGTTCATTATGGCTGGGAGTCTTATTGTTTTATAGATACCAAACGACATAAAATATTTAATATAGAAAATAATCACTATGGTAAATTTGATTTAAATAAAAAAATTATTACTATTAATTGGGAAAACTATGGAAAAGAAGCGTTTAAATTAGATAACAATAAAATATATAGATATATTCAATGATAGACCTATACTCGTATTTCGAACAAATATATTACATTAATCTAGACGAAGACAAAAATAAAAAAACTTACTTCGAACAAGAAATTAAAAAGTCTAAATTTTTAAGTAAAACTTGTAAAAGATATGAAGCAGTTATTGGTAAGTACTTAGATATTAGACTTATACCTGAATCTATAGTTACGACAAAAGCCAAAAATGATATTATTAAACAAAAACAACAACAGTACGGAGTATCTTTAACATACGGATCATTAGCTTGTGCATTATCTCATAATTTAATTTATAAAGAATGTAGGGATGCTCATAAGCCCTTTCTTGTTTTAGAAGATGATATTATAATAAATGATAGATTCGATTACGACCTCAGCTCTGTATTAGGGCAAATAGAGGACTCTCAAGGCTCATATGACATTATATATTTGGGATGTAACGAAATTCCTGGTTTTCAAAAAAAGATTATTAATAATATTATATCTAAACCTAGAGGATTAATTACAGGCACTTATGGGTATGTAGTCTCACAGACGGGTTCTAAAAAGCTTTTAGACTTAATTTTTCCGCTATATAAACAAATAGATAGTTGTATCTCGGATAATATAGACAAATTCAACCTTTTTTGCTCTACAAAAAAAATAGTTAATGTAAGGACTGATTTTGTCTCTAGAACACAGATGGACACCAGTTGTAAAAATATGCACAATGTGCCAGAAGAATATTCTGACTGGTATAAACTTTTTGCTTAATACGCTATTATTGGTGTACTATTCATATAGTGATATATCATTTACACACGACCTAGAGGTTTTAATTATGTCAATACATTATGTTTCGGGTTCTGCCCAAAATATTGGTGGAACAACAGCTACTTACACATCAGGTAAAACCGGTGGTAATAAAGTGAATCCCACCAATGAGATTTACAACGCTGGTAACTATCCTACAGATGATCTTGATAGTCAAAAATCATTAGCATCTGTTGATTTTGCTAATTCTACATTTACAGCTATTAATCAAAGAAGTGCATCTGCTATTAGTGGATCTTTAAAAAATGCATCTATTTATCCCGAATATTTAGATTCTATTCATAAGAAAGAAAGTGCTAGAACAGCTAGATTAGCTACTGCTATGAGAGCTGGCAATTATAATGTTATTACTGGTAAATTCACATCAGTTACTGTAGCTAATGATTCTTTTGGCAATGATAATGCTGCTAGAGCATCATTTAACGTTCCAGGCAACTTGGTATACAGAATTGGTAATACAACAGTAACAAAAGCTTATGAAGCTAAAGGCTGATATTTGATTGATATGAGGCGTTGCAATATACGCCTCTTTTTTATTTACAGAAAACATTTATTTGTAAAGGCTTATTAAATATGGCAGATCCAAATACAATAGGACATTTTTTTGAAAATTTTACAACACATATGGCAAGTGTGATTATAGCCCTTATAGGGTTTTGGACAGGGTTTGTCAGGAATTTAGTTAACAGAAAAGAAGTGGAAGAAATGCTTGCTGCTCAATCACAAGCTAGTCAATATGCTAAAGATCGACAGTTTATTATGGAAAGATTAAACAGTCATAAGGAAGATACTAGTATATTATTTAGAGCATTAGAAAAAAACACTGAAGTAATGACAGAATTAAAGGTACAGATAGCCACTTTAGGCAAGACGCTAGAAGCTTTAGAGCATAGAATAGAAAAGCCTTAATTGGTGTAATTATATAATAGTTTTCTGTATATTTACACGTATTTATAGAAGGTATTTTTATGGCTACATCAGATGTTGCTTTATCTAGCGATAGTGTTAGTCCCTCTGGCACTGTAAAAAATGGTACAATTGTAACTCAAGCACTAAATACAGGCTCGTATGTTACTAACGATTGTACTAACTGTAACCCTACTGCGGTGTCTGGACTAACAGATGACGCAATTGAAACTTTATACGAAAACAGATTTGACGATACCTCTTATTATACGGTATAATAATGAAAACTCCGGGATATAAAAAAAGTGAATTTTGGTTTACTTTAGTAAGTTTTTTTATTAGTGGATTGTTTATATTCGGAGTAATTACAGAGGCAGATACCAAAGACGATTTAATAAGTGTATCGACTCATGTAGTTGAAAGTATAATATTAATTGGTGGTCAGTTTGCCTTTTTTTCTAGATATTTGTCAGAAAGAAGAGCAAGAGAAAAAGAAGAAAATAAAGTTAGTAAAGAGCTTGAAGATTATGTCGGGGTAGACAAACAATATAAAAATATTAATATAAATACTGCTAGTATAGGAGAATTAATACAACTACCTCATATAGGGCCAGTAACAGCACAAAAAATTGTAGACTATAGAAATAAGCATAAATTTTCAAATCCAGAACAACTAATAAACATTAATGGCGTAGGCGAACAACTTTTTAAAGAGATAAAACCATATATAATTGCATGAGGTGAAATTATGAGCGATACAACTACTAAAGATTTAATTAGAAAAGAAGTAGAAAATTTAATTAATGAAACTAAAAAAGCTGTTTCAGATGTTAAGAAATTTGCTGTAAGCGAAGTATGGAAAATATTACAGTTGTTAACTGCTGTAGTTATTCAATTAATTGAAAATTTAGGTAATGATCTTAGTAGTCCAGATAAGAAAAAATTAGCACTTGAATTAATCAGTAGCTTTTATGATAAGATTTTTGTACATGTAGATTTACCTTGGGTTCCATCAGTATTAGAACCAATTATCCATAGTCATGTGAAGAGTTTCTTAATGTTATTAGTAGGCTCAGGAATTGATGCTATGGTAGCGACATTTAGACAAGTAGGTGTATTTAAACCTAAAGAAGTTGTAGATTCTCAAGCAAATACTGGAACAGAACGTAAAATTGTGGTAGATTTTTTAAACGACATTAAAACCATAGTGAGGAAATAATGAATTTTACACAAACCTTCGAAGAATTTAGTTCTGGTTTAGGCCCAACGGATTTGGCTTTATATGCTGGTGCAGGTATTGTCTTATGGATTTTATTTAAAGATAAATTAAGTCCAGTGCAAGAAGCTATTTTAAAAATAGTAAAAGGAATCAAAAGTAAATTAGGAGATATAGACTTACCTACTCCTTCTATTCCAGGATTAGATGAAGTAGCTAAAACTGTACCAGAAGATAAACAAAAACTATTTTTTGATTTGGTTGTATCTTGGAAGCAGACAAGAGATTTAGCAGAGCGTAGTGGGTGTAACAAAGCCGTAGAAGTAGCGGATCAGATGTTCCCTTATTTAAGTCCTACTATTTGTTCGGAGGAAACAGATGTCTAAAAAATTATGGTTAATTTTAGGCGGAATATTAATTGTTATAGGTATACTGAAGCCTGATTTAAGTAATTTTAATATTAGGTTACCCGTGAATCAACCTTCGTGTAATTTAGAAAATTATGTTATTGACGCACCTTCAGATACAGAACTGTTAGAAAAAGCAAGAGCTGTTTCAAAAATTTTAAAACAATCAGATGATTCTACACGAAAATCTGACAGTTTAAAACTTTCTGCACTATATTCTGATATAGCTACTTTAATAGAGATAGACGGAGATGATAAAATTATATCTGACACAGCTTCTATTAGAGAAGTTAATAGTTTATCTGGCAAAATGCTAAGACTAGATGTAAAAAATAAATATCAAGGATTAGCAGATAAAGCTAAAGATTTGCTTATTTCTGCTATAGGCGAAGAGGATGTTGTGTTAGATGACGAAACTAGAAACAAAGCAGTTGATGCATTCAGAGCTTTATCGTGGGCCTTTTATCAAGGAAGTCAATAAATGCCAAGATTAACACCAGACCAACTATACAATGAATATCGTAAGGGTTATAGTGGCTGCCTTTGGGAACAGCACGTATATGATGAACTGATGGAAACGTCTAGGTATGCATATTTTAAAGACGGTTCTAAAAAAATTAAAAATAGCGGTAAAGGTAAACTGTCTACTCCGTTTATGTCTGTACTAAAATTCGATAAGCATGCATATATAGAAAGACAGACCACAGGAGACTGTGTATCACACGCTACCAGAAACGGCTGTGATTTAACCAGAGCAGTAGAAATAGATATTAAAGGAGACAAAGAAAGCTGGATAGCAAGAGGTGCTACAGAAGCTATATATGGATGTAGGGGTCATGGCGGACAAGGTATGAGCTGTAGTCGTGCTGCTAAATTTGTTAGCCAAGTTGGTGGAGTACTTGTCAGAAAAAATTACCCTGGAGTTGCAGACTTTAGTAAGTATAATGGCAGTATGGGCGCAAGATGGGGTAGCAGGGGATTACCAGATAAGGTAATTGATAAAGCTGATGAACATCAAATTAAGACAGTATCTTTAATTAAAACAGTAGAAGAAGCTAGAGATGCACTTGCTAATGGGTATGGTTTAAGTGTATGTAGTAGTTATGGATTTTCTAACAAAAGAGATAGCAAGGGTTTTGCAAGAAAAAGCGGATCATGGGCTCATGCAATGGCATGGACAGCTTGTGACGACACAGGTAAAGAACCTGCATTTCTTATACAAAATAGCTGGGGTAAATTCAATAGTGGAGGACATCCAGAATGGGGACCAATTCCGGATGGATCTTTTTTAATACACGCAGATATTGCAGAAGGTATGCTTAGGCAGAATGGAGCATACGCATTTAGTGATTTTAATGGTTTCCCTCCTCAAAAACTTCCGGACTACGGCTTCGTAGATTACTTATGAGATTATTAGATAAAATAGCACTGAATAGCCTTATTAAAACTATTACTAATTTTATACTAGCAATTTTAAAAATGTTTGCACCAAACAATGATAAGGCTGCACCAAAACCAAAAAGACCAATTAAAGACTTAATAGATAGGTTATTTAAAAAATGATCAGCAAAATATTAATTGCTACTGTTTTAGGCGGTACAATGCTCTTTGCTTCGGTTTCAAAATATAGTACTACTTCTGTAGTAACTTTAATCGGAGCCAAAATAGCAGCTAGTCAAAAAATAGACGTAACAAAAAAATATAAAAGAAAAGACTGTCCTGTATGTAAAGGTAAGGGATGGTATTTAAGCGGAGATGGAATAGCAAAAATCAACTGTCAATACTGTGAACCATAATTATGAGTGTATGGTATTTTCGTAGGTTCTATTGCTAAAGCAATTATACCTGGGGAAGAAAATTTTGGTTTTATTAGGACAATCGCTCTAGGTGTTGCTGGTTCCTATATGGGTGGAGCTATACTTTATTTGTTAGGATCATATTCCGCTGTTGAACCAGCTGGCATTTTTATGGGCATAGGAGGTTCTTGTGTAGCTTTATTGCTATATAATAAATTAGTTAATAAATAAAAATATAATATGGATTCAGAGGATATACACAACACATTCCTTAATGTGTTTGATCAAGATTTTTATAATCAATACTATGGTTGTTCTTCTACGTCTCAAAATTTTTGGGAAGACAATAAGCTTGAAGGAAAGTTTATCAATAGATGTATAGTTAATGATAATTTTGACTATGGTCTATTTGTTAGTAAATTAAATTGGAATAATATTAGTATTGATACGGAATATAGGGCTATACAATACTTTCTATTGCGTAAAAACTCATATCATCAATGGTTTAAAGATAAAAACACTTCTTGCGAGTTATTAAATCATTCAATAAATATTAATAATATGTGCTGTATATATGTAGCATATTTAAATAGTGAAGTAGACTTAGCTATAGCTATTAATTCTATTGATAATATTCTGAGCGATACAGAGAATATTAAAATTATCACTTTAGGTCATATCAATTTTTGCAAGATTATAAATGAAAAATATAAAGATAAAATAACGACCCTAACAAAACCATATGATCTAATAAGATATATAAAAAAATATAATTACTGCTTATATATAAATAATAATAATTGTATATGCTCATCATTACAGAATTTTATAAAACAAGGAATGCATTCTAATGCTGATGTTTTTAGTATTCATGATAAATATAATATAACTTATAATAATAAATACTATTATGGTATTAATACCGATTGTATGATAATGAAAAGACGTACAGCATTTAAAATATTAAAATGTATAATTAAGAACACTAGTCGTACAAGCTTTTATATTAACAAATTATTATTTGAGAATAATATAACTTATAGCTGTTTATTATATATTAATCTATATAAAGAAATATTTTGGCAAAATTTATTTTCTTTTGATATATTAGATTATAGACATATTATTAAAAAACACGAATTTCCACTAATATCCAAAAAGCTATACAAAATATCAAGACTGAATGTTCAACATTGTGTTTTAAAACCAGAAATTGTTAATTGTACTGGTCGTAGCATTATTGATAAATTCTTACAGTACAAAAATGATAAGCATACTGGAGTAGCCTGCCATATACATATCGGAAACCTCAATGGTGTTTACATAAATGATATTAAAAAATATATAGATAAAATTCAGAAATTAGGAATAGATTTATTTGTAACTTCTATAGATATTATACCTAATATAGATTCATATGTTATACCAAATATTGGAGCAGACATAGGCCCATTTTTATATATATTAGATAAATATATATTAGATAACAATAAATATAATTATATTTTAAAATTTCATTCAAAATCACATCATGGATTTAGACATATGTGTTTTGATTCAATATTAAATCAGTTAGATTATTCTCTTTATCTTTTAGAAAACCAACGTCACTCAGCTATAGCAGGATTAATCGACCACAATGTACCAATGGATGATATTAATAAATCAAAAATGAATGAATTTTGTAATCGTTATAATATTAATACTAATTATAATTTTAATTTTTTTGCTGGTACAATGTTTATCTATAAGCTTAGTGTTATTAAATCTTTTATTAAAAAATATAAAATTAATCTATCCGAAGAACATCTAAGTCTAGAATATGGCTACACCAAAAATCACCGAGCCACCAAAACGCATACTTGGGAAAGAATTTTATCAGGATTAATACCTCATAAGTTGACATGCGATAAAATTTATATATAAGACATTGCTTATTATTAAGCTAAGAACTATTATAAAACCGTAGCAAAAACTTTTACGATATGGCTTAAATATTATGGATACAAAATGTAAAATATATGTCGCTGGACATAAGGGTATGGTAGGTTCAGCTATCTGTAGAAAATTATCTCAAGAAGGCTATCAAAATATAATTGTCAGAACCAAACAGGAGTTAGATCTAACTGATCAGTGTCAGGTTAGAGAGTTTTTCCAAAAAAATAATCCGGAATATGTATTTTTAGCTGCTGCTAAAGTAGGAGGTATTACACATAATAAAAAACACCCAGCAAATTTTATAAGAGACAATCTTCTGATTCAAACAAACGTAATAGACACAGCTTGTAGTACTGGTGTTATTAAATTATGCTTTCTTGGGTCTGCATGTATTTATCCCAAACTAGCTTCAGTACCAATTAAAGAATCAGACTTACTTACGGGAGAGCTTGAGGAAACAAATATAGCATATGCTATAGCTAAAATAGCGGGTTATACAATGTGTCATAAGTACACTGAGCAATATGGTTTTAATACTATATCCCTGATGCCTTCAAATTTATATGGGCACTATGACAACTTTAAATTAGATGAATGTCATGTTATTCCAGCATTAATTCGTAAATTTATAGATGCTAGAAATTATAAAATGCCTACCGTTGAATGTTATGGGGATGGAAGTCCTACTAGAGAATTTCTTCATGTAGACGATTTAGCAGATGCTGCCCTCTATCTAATGCATCACTATAATAATCCTAATATTATTAATGTGGGTAGCGGTATAGAGACTAGTATAAAAACATTATCAGAAAATATTAAACAATCAGTTGGGTATGAAGGAGACATTACATGGAACACAAAATATCCCAACGGTACTCCCAAACGATATTTAGATGTGTCAAAAATTAACAGCTTAGGGTGGAAAGCTAAAATAGATTTATTGACAGGTTTACAGGACACGGTTAATTGGTTTGAAAAAACGGCTAAAGCGGATAAGAGAGTATAGGTATATGTCAAAAAGAGCGCTTGTAATTGGAGCTAATGGTCAAGATGCATCATATTTAATTGAATACCTATATAGTTTAAATTATGAGTTATATGGTACAATAAGACGGAATTCTGTACCCGAATCTCAAACAACCAGAATAAATAAAATTTACCAAGATAATAATATAAATCTTATATATGCAGATCTTTTAGATAGATCTTCTATAGATAGAGCTATTAAGATATCTCAACCAAATGAAATATATCATTTAGCTGCACAAAGTCATGTAAGAATATCTTTTGATTTACCTAAATATACCACAGATGTTAATTGTGGTGGTACAATTAATGTTTTAGAATCAGCAAAAGAAAATGCTCCAAACGCTAAGATTTATAACGCTGCATCTTCAGAAATGTTTGGTAATTCAATAGATAGCGATGGTTATCAAAGAATTACAACGCCAATGCAACCTGTGAGTCCATATGGATGTTCAAAACTTTTTGCATACAATATTTGTAAAAATTATAGAAATGCATATAATATGTATATATGCTCTGGCATTTTATTTAATCATGAATCTCCAAGAAGAGGTGTAAATTTTGTGACTAACAAAATAGTAACAGGTGCTGTAAATATCAAAAAAGGATTATCTGAATCTTTAACTCTAGGCAATTTGCAAGCCAAAAGAGATTGGGGACACGCTAAAGATTATGTAAAAGCTATGTATCTGATGCTACAACAGGAGGCTCCTAAAGACTACGTTATAGCTACGGGGAGGTCCTGTTCTGTACAATTTATATTAGAATATGTATTTGAAAAATTATCATTAGACCCAAACAAATATATTAAAAAAGATGTTAGATATGAAAGGCCAGAAGAATTAAATTATCTCAGAGGTTTTGCTGAACCAGCTAAAACAGAACTGGGTTGGACTCAAGAATATAATCTGCAAACACTCATTAACGAAATGATAGAACATGCAAGTCAGTAATTCTAATGTACCTAAAGATTTTGATTGGAGTTTCTATCTTTCTAGCCATCCAGACTTAATGCAAGCTGGCTTAAAAACAGAACAAGCCGCTATTAATCATTATGTCTCGTATGGAAAAAATGAAAATCGTCAATATAAACCGATTTATAGAGATATGATTAATAATACAATATCTCATAATCAGCTTGTTTCGATACAAAATGATGAACAAAGGATCGTTTTATTCACTCCTTGGTATAATCCAGAGGATAATACAACTACGCTGAATAATATTCGATGTCTGGAAAATAATATTCAAAATCAATATATAGAAACTATATGTTTAATGATGGAGAGTAAAGACACAATAATACCGTCCCATCTTATGGGTCACCCCAAGTTAAAAACGGCTTATATAGATAAAAGATTAAGCTATGCAGATTGGGTGGTTTATTCTCAAAAACACTACAGTGAATATATTAAAATATTATCTAATACTGATATATATTTTGATGAAACTTTAGAGCATGTATTTACTAAATATTTTACCCCAAAAACATTTTATACTATAACTCGTAAAGATCTTGACAGTAATGGGAATATCGTAAACAGTCATGATACGTACGAAGATTATAACAACCCAACAAACCCTATATATTCGCAAGATTGTTGGATTTTTAAAGACAAAATAGATGTCATAGATCCTAAATATATCAATTTTGAATTAGGTATTGGTAACTGTGATAGATTATTTAAAAACTATCTTGAGAAAGAATGTGGATTAAATTTCATTAATTTGTATAAAAATATTAACGCTATACATTTAGATAAAAGACAGATCAAGTCAAGACAGCAATACCCCCTTTCAAAAGATATGATTGATTATAAACTATTGAATATTCAAGATTATCTCTCTACAAATGATATAAAACCATATGACAATAAGTTAGAAGATATAACCCTATTATTAACTGGTAAAGAAATTGAAAATGGTCGATTCGATATCTTTATACATAGACTGACTGACTCACTAAATAATCAGGACAAAGAATATGCTAAATTATTAGACTTTAATATTGCTACGCAATATCAGATTTCAGATAAACAAATCTCGATACTGGAGCAATACTTTAATAAAATAAATATTTTATCTCTAAATATACCCCCAGAATATGACCATTATAAAACAGAGAGCCCGTCTACTGAATATGGCAGAATGTCTGGTCCAAATTGGTGCTTTTTTGAAACAATGCATAAATTATGTAATTATAATACTACACTAATGTTAGAATGTGATGTTCTTTTTGGACAAAAATGGTTGACTAATGTATATAACTATTGTTTATTTTCTGGTAATTTTTGGGTTTCTGGTTCTAAAAACTATAAAAATAATTTATATAATATGCATCATTTATCTAATCAACATATAAATGGCGGAGTTTGTTTATATGCTACGGGGAATAATAATTTACAACAATGGTTACACTTTTGTAAGCAGTTGTTACCCACCTATGTAAAGCATAGATTATCAGCTATGCCATACGATTATTTATTATATAGTGTTTTGCTAGATTTTTATAATAATGATCTTGACAATTCTAAAATATGGAATTTTATACAACATAATTACATCTCAAATAAATTAATTTATAATCTTACCTCTCCCGATACAGAAAAAATTCACTTGGAAGAATTTAAAAAATATTTTAAATACTGTATTATACATAGCAAGCTCTTAGAGTAGAGTTGACACATAAACGAGTCACTTATATAATAAATACATGAGACCTAGCTGGACAAATTATTTTTTAGGATTAGCAACAGTTGTTGCTCAACGAAGCCATGATATTCATACCCAACATGGCTGTATCATTACAGATCAAGACAATTTAATTTTAGGTACGGGATATAATGGATTTCCAAGAGGTATGGATGATAACATACTACCAACATCTCGCCCAGAAAAATATCACTGGATGATTCATGCTGAAAGAAATGCACTATCTAATTGCACACACAAACCTACAGATGGAATAGCTTATGTAACAGGACAGTGTTGTAATGATTGTATAATGTCTTTATGGCAAGCTGGTATTGCAAAAGTAATTATGTCTAACGCTCATGGAACAAAACTATTTGACGAAAATCAGAAAAAACTTTTTGATATATTCGTACACCAAACGGGTATAAAAATTATTCGAGTAGATGCGGATTTATCTTGGATCAAAAATTTTCAAATATGATTCGTTAAGTTGTGTGGTGTATACTAAAATATTAATAACAATTCTTTAACCAAAACCCTTGATTTATGTCTACTATGAGTTATCATATTATTAGGACTAATTTCAATTCTTTTAGGGTTCAGATTTCTAAGGAGATAGCATGTCGGCACTGAATGAGCTTCAAAATTATACATTTGTTAGTAAGTATGCTCGTTGGATAGAAAGTGAAAATCGTAGAGAAACCTGGAAGGAAGCGGTAGACCGTGTTAAAAACATGATGCATACCCAATATCACGACAAAGGCATCTCTGATCAAATAGACTGGGCCTACGACTTAATGTTTAAAAAAAGAGTACTAGGTAGTCAAAGAGCGCTACAGTTTGGCGGAGAGCCAATTTTAAAGCGTCACGCTAAGATCTACAACTGTACCAGCTCATATTGTGATAGACTTAGATTTTTTCAAGAATGTTTTTGGCTTATTGTTGTGTGGTAGTGGTACTGGATTTAGTGTCCAAAAACATCATGTAGCAAAACTACCAAATCTTGTGTCACAGAAAAAAAAGACAAAAGAAAAGGTGTAAAATATAAAATAGAAGATAGTATTGAAGGCTGGGCAGATGCTTTGGGTGTTTTGTTAAGTTCATATTTTAACAAACCTAGTGAATCAAATTTCTCAGAGTATAAAGATAAATATATTGTTTTTGATTATTCAAACATTAGAGAAAAGGGCGCAGTATTATCTTCTGGAGTTGGCAAAGCCCCAGGTTTTGAACCACTGCAAAAAGGTTTAGAAAAAATTAGAGAATTATTGGAGAATTGCGTTGAAAACAAACAAAAAAAACTTACGACCAATCGATGCTTATGATATTATTATGCACAGCAGCGATGCTGTATTATCTGGTGGTGTTCGTAGAAGTGCGTCGTTAGCATTATTTAGCGCAAATGATGAAGACATGGCGAAAGCAAAAACAGGTAATTGGTATATAGACAATCCACAAAGAGCTAGAAGTAATAACTCTGCGTTATTATTAAAGGATGATACTACTTATGAAGATTTTGTCAAAACTCTTATGGAATCCGTTAAAGAGTTTGGAGAGCCTGGTTTTATCTGGAGCGATTCTACAGAAATGACTTTTAATCCGTGTGTAGAAGTAGGGATGTGGCCTGTAGATGAAAAAACAGGCAAATCTGGATGGCAAGGTTGTAATCTTATCTACAATTAATTGTTCATCTGTAGTAGACGAAGAGGATTTTTATGAAAGATGTAAAGCTGCTGCGATTATAGGTACTTTACAAGCTGGTTTTACTGATCTAGAATATCTAGGAGTAAAATCACTAACTCTATCTTTGAAAGAGAAGCTTTACTAGGTGTATCTTTAACAGGAATTATGGAAAAACATGACCTAGTTTTAACAGAAAAAGTTCTTAAAAAAGGAGCTAAAATTGCTGTAGACACAATAAAGAATTGCTAAAAAAATTGATATAAATCAAGCAGCAAGAGTTACATGTTTAAAGCCAGAAGGTACTAGCAGTAGCATGCTAGGAACTAGTTCAGGTATTCATCCTCATCATGCAAAAAGATATATCAGACATGTACAAGCAAATATTTTAGAACCTCCATATCAACATTTTAAAAGTTACAATCCACAAGCTTGTGAAAAATCTTCTTGGTCTGCTAATGATACTGATGAAGTTGTAAAATTTCCGATTGAGGTTCCAGATGGCTCTAAATTAAAAAATCAATTACCTGCAGTAGAAATGTTAGGGAGTAGTAAAAGATGCTCAAACAAATTGGGTACATTCTGGTAAAAATAGATCTTTGTGTACTCAAGATTTTTTAGTCATAATGTAAGTAATACCGTAACAGTACAACCAGACGAATGGGAAGATGTAACAAAATTTATTTACAACAACAGAAAGTTTTTTGCTGGCATTAGTCTTATCCCACAAAGTGGAGATAAAGATTATCCACAAGCTCCTTTTACCACAGTTTACACTAGTAGAGAAATTGTCAAAGAATATGGAGATGCTGGCTTATGGTGTTCAGGTTTAATAGAATTAGGTCTTAATGCATTTAATAATAATCTATGGGCTGCTTGTGACTATATGACTCTAAATCAAGAATCAGATGAAGATGGATGATGATAAAAAACTGTTTGCATTAAAATGCAGGAGATTTGCAAAAAAATACTTTAACGAAGATATAAAAAGACTTACCTATTGTATGAAAGATGTATATAATTGGAAAATATATACAGATTTTTAATAGTTTTAGTAAGGTAGATTATACACAACTACTAGAAACAGAGGACAATACTACAGGAATAGAGGAAATTAGTTGTGCTGGTGGCGCATGTCTAATTTAACTTTACCCTGAAAGGTTATACATTTTGAGAAAAAGAAAAAGTAAACAAGAAGAAAAAGTATAGATGCTACAAATAAGCATAACACCTAATGAAGAATCAAATATTGTTGGTTTTAAAAATAGGTTAAAGCCAAGAAGTATCAATCAAAAAGACTATATAAGAACTGTAGCAGAAAATACTGTTACCTTTTGTCAAGGTGTTCCTGGTAGTGGTAAAACACACATATCGCTATAGGAATGGCTTTAGAATATTTCATTGATTTTAAAGTAGAAAAAATTGTTATAACTAGACCTGTAGTAGAAGCCGGAGAAAAACTAGGTTTTTTGCCGGGACAGCAGAAGAAAAACTACATCCTTATTTACTACCTATTTTTGATGAAATTAATTATTTTTTACAAATGCATAGTTATGCAAAACTTAAAAGTAAGTAGACAAATTGAAGTTGTTCCTCTAGGATTAATGAGAGGAAGAAGTTTTCATAATTCTTTTATTGTAGCAGATGAATGTCAAAATGCTTCATATGACCAACTTAAAATGCTATTAACCAGGATAGGTATGAATAGTAAAATGGTTTTTACTGGGGATATAGCACAATCTGATTTACAGTTTCAACAAAGAGGAGGTTTTTACAACCTATCTCAAATCTTAGCCGATGTTGATGGTGTAGGTACAATGTCTCTAGAATGTAGTGACATTTTACGAAATCCTATAATAGGTAATATTATAGATAAAATTAATAAAAATGAAAATAAAGCATAAGCCTTGTTTAGTTTTAAATTTAGATTATAGTCCAGTTTCAATCATAGATTGGAGAGTGGCTATTAACTGGTATTTTAAAACTTTTCAACAAAAAAATCCTGCGATTGATATTGTTCAGTATTATCAGAATGATAAAATCGTAGGATGTGCTAAACTTTATTCAATACCTAGTATAATAAAATTAAACTCATATATTAAAGCATATAAAAACAGTGTAAAATTTACTAGAAAAAATTTATTTTTAAGAGATAATAATACATGTCAGTATTGTGGTAAAAAATCTTTATCCCAGAATCTAACATATGATCATGTGATACCAAAATCTAAATGGAATAGTTATAAATCCGCAACCTCTTGGGAAAATATAGTTACAGCATGTAATATTTGCAATAGAAAAAAGGGTAATAAAACTCCTGAGCAAGCAAATATGAAACTATTATCTAAACCTGTAAAGCCAGCTTTTAATTATAGGTTCTTGCCTTGGTACCAATCAATGACTAATATAGGATATATATCTGAATGGTCGGACTTCTTACCTTTGGAATGTAAAAATGAAAATAGACAAAGAACAGTTTAATATAGTACATCATAAAATAGGAACAAAAGAGGACAAGCTATACACATCATTAGCTAAGGCAAAGGAGTTCGATAGCGATGGCTATCCTATAACTGATGATGTTGAACAGGCTTACGCCAGAGCAACTTGTAATAAAAAAACTAAACATATTACAGACCGTAAAAAGAATTATAGCTATTATATAAAATGTAATCCTAATCAAGAAGCTTTTGATCCAAGACAGCTACACACCCCCTTAAAAGACAAAGCTCTTAATAATTTTATTGATAGTGTGTGTAAAGATGAGTGGCGATTTAAGGAAGTGGATCACAATATTTTTAATAAATATCTATCCTTTTTAAAAAACGAAAGTGTAGTATTACTTAAAGATATTAATAGGAGTTTAAAGTAAGTTGCCGTCATATACCTATATTTGTGATAAGTGTAAAATAAAAAAAGAATTATTTTTTACTCTTGCAAATTATAAAGAAACTATTAAATGTACTTGCAAAGCTACTATGAGAAGATCATACCAAGATGACTTTACTAATCTTTCAGGCTCTGTTATTAAGGCTGATGATGAATTAAAGACCATAGGAGATTTAGCAAATAGAAATAGGGATAGAATGACTGATGATCATAAATCAGCTTTATACGAAAAAAACAATTCATATAAAGATGAGGTGGATAAGAAACCTATGCCAACTGGTATGTCTAGAATAAAAAAACCTAAACAAAAATTTAAGTGGAGATAAAAATGAGAAGAAATAAAAAACAAGAATATGCAATCCTTTGGCTACACTCACAGAACACAAAACCTTCAGAAATAGCAGATGAATTAAATATACCTATTGACAAAGTGGAATCTGCCATTAGAATTAATTCAGAACCCGTACAAACAAAAAAGAGTAGTAAATCTAAAGATTTAATGATTAATAAAACATCTAGCAAAGGTAGTAAGAGCGTTGCCATTATGACTGGTGAGGCTTCTGCTCTAAATGACGAGCTAAAGAAAAAACAGCATACTAAAGTTAAAGATACTCAAGAATATATACATAAACCAAACGAATAAGTCACCACAACATGTCTAAAAATACATTTCCATCCAAGTACTCTAATGGTAAGTTTGTGTCCGCAGCTCAGTTTATCACAGAAATGATCTGTGAGAATAAAGCATTTAAGGATAAAAAAGATTTACACTATAGATTTTGGACAAACAGAGAATGGTCTAATTTTTATAGAAGTCAAATAGCTACTGCACATAAATTACTTAAAGATTTTGACGCAAAAGCTATTATTAAAGCTCTGAAACATGATAGGGCTCGTAAAATTTATTCTTTGCGAGCTCCGCATTTAAGACCTATCATAGAAGAACAGCAGTATATTTTAGGTCAGCAAGTACATAAGGATGTAGACTACAGCGAAACGCGCAAGATACAAAACAATGAATTTAGGAAAGAGAAAGATACAAATAGTAAATCTATAATATCTAAACTTAGAGAGATAGAATAAAATGACACTTAAAGATGATGTAAAGAAAAATTTTGGCAATGAAGTTATACAAAGTGCTAGCGCCTTAATGGATAGAGAATCTGTTGTCATCCCTCTAAGTCCAGCTTTAGATATGGTACTGGGTGGTGGAATTCCAGAAGGTAGCTTTTGTGTCTTAACTGGACAACCTAAGTGTGGGAAAACAACGACCTCCTTGGATTTTGCAGCAACAGCACAGAAAAGCGAATATCAAGGATCTTTAAAAAAACCAAGGCATGTGTATTACCTAAATATAGAAGGTAGACTAAAAAAAAGAGATCTACAGGGTATCAAAGACTTGGATATGGATAGGTTTGATATTATAGGTTCTCAAGAAGGCAAAATCTTACATGGCGAGGAATATCTTCAAATAGCTGAAAGAATTATTAATGAGGAACCTGGATCAATTTTAATTATCGATTCATATTCTGCGATATGCACAGCCGCAGAAATCACTAGCGATATGGATAAAATGCAAAGGGCTGATGGTGCAAAGTTATTAGCAAAATTTTGCCGTAAAGTTGCTAATGTAATTCCTGTAAATAAAAATGTAGTTATAGGTATTACGCATCTTATGGGTAACCCCACTGGCTACGGAGCTGAATTTAAAGAAAAAAGCGGTCAAGCTATAGCTTATCAAACAGATATAAAAATGAGAGCTAAAACATTTAAACCTTGGACGCTAACGGATAATACTCAAATAGGACAAACGGTAGAATGGCAAGTTCTTTGCTCTGCCTTAAGCCCTCCCGGAGGTACTACAACATCATATATTAGATACGGGGATGGTATAGATAAGATTACAGAAATCATGATGCTTGCTATTGATATCGGAATAATTGCCAAAGGTGGTGCTTGGTATAGTTTTGATATAGACGGAGAGAAGAAAAAATTTCAAGGAACTGAAAAACTTCGTAAGTTTTTTGTTGACAATCCAGATGCATATGATACAATACTAGAAACAACTAAAGAAACTATGGGTATAAAATGAATACTGTTGGTCTTGATGGATATGAATGTAAGATATCATTATCCACTTTGACTGCTAAAAGTAGTTTAAATAATAAATCTGCTTTTCATTTAACAGCTCGGAAAATATTAAAAGAGATATACCCAACATTACAAATATTAGAAGAAATTCCTATACGAATACGTAAATCTGAAACATTATATATGGATTTTTTTATTCCTTTAACTAAAAAATGTATAGAAGTTCATGGAGAACAACATTATGAATTTACTCCATTTTATCATAGAACTAAATTAGATTTTTTTAAACAGCAAAAAAGAGATAGGGAAAAACAAGAGTGGTGTCACATTAATAATTTAGCTTATGTTGAGCTACCATATAATAAAGAAGCAGAGTGGTTGGAGATTATTACAAATGCATAAAACAAGCAAAGAAGAATTAGAATATTGGGATAAGATTTTAGATGAATATGAGCAATCTGTTGGAATGCCCTCCCATCAAAGCAATACAGAGACATCAGATGAAATACATCAATATTTAACTATGTCTAGAGATGTAATAGAAAGACTTACTCCAGAAGATTGTGCTCAAATTTGTTACAGATTAGGGCAGATGTCTTTTCACATTCAAAGAACTTTAAATAGAGAAATAGCAAGACATAATTGGGCAGAAGACACAACTAAAATGGTTATTGCTGATGAATTAAATAACTATAAAGGTTATGGTTATATAGAAAAATTTTATCAAGCAGTTAAAAATAATGATAAGGCCAGTACTCTTTATAAAATACAAAAATATGCAAAGCAAAGGATGGATAGGTTGTCGTATTTATCCAATGGTTTAAAAAATTTATCAGATATACTAATATCAATTCAAAAAAACAAGGTGTACAATGTCAAACAATCCTGAAGATATCCTAAAAGATCCTGATCAAATTAAACAATTAATTGGTATTTTAAGTAGCCTATTACCCAAAGAAGAAGATGAAGAACCTAAAACACAACCAAGCAGCAAAAAAAGAGTAGTAAAAAAGAAAACGACAAAAGCAACTTCTAGCCGTAAAAATGTCGCAAGTGCTGCAAAAAAAACTACAAGCACAAGAGTCAATAAGTTTGTGGATATGCCAGAAAGTCAAATGTTTAAGGAAAGTTCAAAGGTTTCCAAAAAATTATATCAGCAACCACCCATGAAAAGAAGACCTAAGCAAAGAAAAATTTCAGTCACTTGTAGAATTTGTGGTAAAAAAGAAGAAATTCCTTCAAGCCTATTGCATGGTGATGTCGATAGATATAAATGTAACAAATGTTGTTCTAACTCAGGTTAAACTTTGGTAATCAAATGAAAGACAGTATATTATCAGACCCATCCGCAGAAAGAGCTGTTCTAGCTGGTCTGTGTAGATATGGCGAAAACGCTTACTTAGATATCGCTGATATTCTATCTAGCAATGCCTTTACTATAGATAGTAATCAAATAATTTATAATTGCATTAAGCATATTTATGAACAAAATAATACTTCTAGTATAGATTTAGCTTCTATATATTCCGCTGCTCAAGAATTAGGCTGTTCGGAATTTATATCTTCCAAAGAAGAAGCACTACACATTAAAGCAATCCTAATGTTTCCCGTAGAAGAAAGCAATCTTCGAAAATTTGCTGTAAAAATTAAAAAACTTGAAGTTGCAAAAACTATAGCAGAACAATTAAAATTGGCACAAACAGATGTAGAAAATATATCTGGCACAGAGTCTATTAATGATATACTTAATATAGCAGAAAGTAAAGTTCTGGATTTGGGTCAATTATTAGGCGATGGGAATAATGAACCTGATGCTATAGGTAAAAACATAGAAGATTATATTAAAAATCTAGAAGAAAATCCGATTGATCAAGTTGGTCTTTCTACTGGATTCCCTATATATGACAAAGCAATAGGTGGAGGTTTGCGTAGAAGTACTGTTAATGTTATAGCAGCAAGACCAAAAACTGGCAAGACACTACTGGCTGATAATATGGGTTTTGCTTTAGCTAGCCAAGGTATACCTGTTTTAAATATGGATACAGAAATGACAACTGAGGACCATATAAATAGAATTTTAGCTATGATGACAGAAATAGATATATCTAATATAGAAACTGGCGGTTTTAGAAATTCTAGTGATTTAAAAGCAAAGATCTATGAAGCTACAGAAAAACTAAAGAATACCAGACTGTATTACAAACCTATAGCGGGTAAGCCTTTCGAAGAACAAGTTTCTATTATGCGAAGGTGGTTAATAAAAGAGGTTGGACTTAATGATGACGGCACAGCTAAGGACTGTGTGATTTTCTATGATTATCTGAAACTTATGGATAGTCAGGGCATTAGTCAAGATATGAAAGAATATCAAGTTTTAGGTTTTATGATGACCCAACTACATAATTTTGCAACTAAGTATAAAATACCTATAGTGGCCTTTGTTCAATTAAATAGGGATGGTATAACAAAAGAAAGTACTGATACAGCTTCTGGTTCTGATAGAATTATTTGGCTATGTAGTAATTTTAGTATTTTTAAAAGAAAGAGTGATGAAGAAATTGCAGAAGACGGTCCTACCGGAGGTAATAGAAAATTATTACCAGTTGTGAGCAGACATGGTGCTGGTCTAGATGATAATGATTATATCAATTGTCATATGAAGGGCTGGTGTGCTCAAATTACAGAAGGCAGAACAAAATTAGAATTAGCAAATAACCCAGATAAAGATTTTGAGATTAATAATAATGAAATTGATGAAAAAGAAGACATACCGTTCATATAGTCAGACAGAAATAAAGAATATCTGCGATGACCTTTGTAGTAATATAGAAGAGTTTTGTGACTCATTAGACTTAGACTGTGTTCATAATGGTAAAATGATCACAATGAGCTGTCCTATTCATGGTGGAGATAATCCTTCTGCCCTAAATTTATATCATGGTGTTGATGGAAACTATGATTATAGTGTTGGTAATTGGGTATGTCGTACACATCACTGCGAAAAGATTTTTCAGCCTTCTATTATAGGTTTTATGAGAGGCATTTTATCTGTTAGTAAAATGAATTGGCAAAAAGCAGGTGATGAAATGTATCCATTTTCTAAAACTGTAGAGCTTGCCTTAAAAATTCTTAAAAAAGATTTCAAAGACATCAATGTTTCTAATATAAATAAAGAAAAGAATAATTTTTCACGACATATTCATACAATATCAACACCTGATATTAAACACGCCCCTAGTATTACTAGAGTGACTATTCGTAACACTCTTAATATACCATCTCAATATTACCTAGATAGAGGATTTAGTTCCAAAATATTAGACAAATATGATGTAGGACTATGTTCTAACCCTAAAAAAGAGATGTTTAATAGGGTTGTTGTCCCAATATACAATCAAGATTATACAAATATGGTTGGCTGTACAGGTAGAAGTATCTATAATAAATGTGATAAGTGTGGTTACTTTCATAACCCAAAATCAGATTGTGTTACTGGTAAATACGCTTGGAAATATTCTAAATGGAAACATAATAAAGATTTTAAATCAAAAGACCATCTATATAATCTATGGTTTGCTAAAAAACATATAATAGAAAGTGGCGTAGCTATTATAGTAGAAAGTCCTGGTAATGTTTGGAAATTAGAGCAGGCCGGTATTCATAATTCTGTTGCTATTTTTGGAACATCTATGAGCGATAGGCAGAAAATGCTTTTAGATTGTTCTGGTGCTATGTCTATTATTATAGCATTAGATCCAGACGAAGCGGGCCTAGAAGGTGGTAAAAAAATTACTGAAAAATGCTCTAGAACATATAATACTAAAACTATTGATTGCTTAGAAACAGATATTGGGGAAATGAAAGTGAAAGATATTCAAAATATTATAAAACCAGAAATAGGAAAACTCCATGTGTAAAATTATAGCTATGGCTGGTAGAAAACAATCTGGGAAAACTACCTCTTGTGAATATATTGGTAAAGAATTTGAAAAACAATACTGGGAAAAAAATGGGTATATTTTAGATGCAAGTGAAAACCGAGTCCCCTTTAAAATATATAATTTTGCAGACCCATTAAAAAAACTATGTATAGATATATTCGGTCTAACAGATAGGCAATGTTATGGAACAGATGCAAATAAAAACGAAATAGTGGATTGTAAATGGCCGGGACTTGACGCTAAAATGACGGCTAGAGAAGTATTGCAGTATATCGGTACAGACGTCTTTAGGAGAATGCAGCACAATGTGTGGGCAGATGCTACTATTAGAAAAATCAAAAAAGAAAATTTCCCCCTAGCATTAGTCGCGGATTGTCGTTTTCCTAACGAGGTTGAAGCTGTTCAGAATGCTCAAGGTGTAGTTATCAAACTCAACCGGAATTTATATCATTCTGAACACGAAAGCGAAATAGCGTTAGATGTGGATAAATATGATCAGTCAAACTTTGATTTTAGCATAAATAATCAAGAGCTACCAATTGTAGAAACACATCAATTAATTAAAAACTACCTAGAGAAACAAAGGATAATACCATTATAATTACATACTTTAGAAGTTCTTCTTATGGTACGCATAATATGTGCGAGCAACAATATTTTATTGAATATGTTCTTGGTAGAAGAGGTTCCTCTAATAAAAAAGCAGACAAGGGCACAATTGTCCATAAGGTATTAGAAATATTAGCCCTTATGAAAAAAGGTATACAAGATAAGGAAGTATCTATTGATGATGAAATTATAGGAGCTATAGATTTAAATACTTGCGATATGTTTGATAATAAATATGTCTTATATTTATGTAATGCTGTATACGATTATTATACCTCTAGATTTACTAACCATCAATGGTTTCAAAAAGATCGTACAGATTGTATAGAATGGGTAAGGAAAACATTAACAGGTAATAATAGATTATTTGATCCTAGATTAAGAGATGTTTTTAGGTCTGAACAACATTTCGACCTATCTATAGATAAACCTTGGGCTAAATATAAATATGATACAGTTGAGGGTGAATTAGAAGGCCATCTATCTATTAAAGGCACCGTAGACTTGATAACTAAGGTGTCTGATGATACCTTAGAAATTATTGACTGGAAAACTGGTAAAAGATTAAACTGGGCTACTGGAGAAGAAAAAACTCAAGAAAAGTTAGAACAAGATCCTCAGTTAAGGATATATCATTATGCTATACATAGATTATTTCCAGAATTTAAACATATTATTATGACAATTAATTTTATGAATGATGGTGGTCCTTTCTCAATATGCTTTGATAATGATGACAACGCAGTTGTTGCCGAATATATGATTAGAGAAAAATTCAATAGAATAAAAAATAGTAAGAGTCCTCATTTAAAGAAAACATGGAAATGTACTAAATTATGTCATTTTGGAAAGAACAATTTTTTGCAAGACGAGACAGTATCTCCTATGATAGAATATAGAGATCGTCAAGTTACACATAAGGATGAGTTGATGACACAATGCGAACAGATTAAACACGACAATGATGTGAATGGTATGGATTATGTAGTAGAAAAATACACTGCCCCAGGACATTCTGTAGACACATACAAAGCCCCAGGAGAGGTTTAATTAATGTACACACCATTACATGTACATACGCATTATAGCTTATTGGATGGTATATCTAAACCTGAGCAAATTGCTAAAAGATGCGCTAGTCTTAATATCAAGTCCTGCGCTATTACTGATCACGGCACTATATCTGGTAATATAGATTTTTTATAGAACTATGAAGCAAAATAATATTAAGCCTATATTAGGTTGCGAATTATATATTAGTGCTGACGCTACCATTAAGGATAAAACTAATAGATCTTTGTCACACTTAGTAGTTCTTGCTAAAAATTATGATGGCTGGCAAGATCTTATTAAGATAGTCTCTGTATCTAATAGCGAAGAATATTTTTACTATAAACCTAGAATTGATTTAAATATATTAAAAAAGTATATAAATAATCAAGACCTTATTTGTATTTCGGGACATCCCGGTTCTACGCTAGCTAATGAGATATATAGTTTTGATAAGGCAGCCATGATTGACGATTGGGAAAATAAAGCTTTGCAACATATATCTAATCTACAAGATGTGTTTGGTAAAGATAATTTTTTTATTGAAATACAATTAATGGACGCAGGCAATGAGCATCAACAGATTATAGGAAAGTCATTAAGAGATCTTTCTAAGTCAAAGCATATTCCTAGAGTTGCCACTATAGACGCACACTATTGCGATATTCTAGACGCTGTAGATCAAAGAGTGTTACTATGTAGTTCTCTAAAGACGACACTCCCCGATGTATCAAATAAAATTTTAAATAATCAAGAAGTGGCATTGTCTACCTTTTTTACTTCTGATAAATATTATATTCTTATCTCCTGAAGAAATGGATGAATTGCATGATTCAAGAAGAACTTGAAAATACTATAGTTAATAGATAATATGTGTGAGGATTATGATATTTTACATAAGCTCCACAATTACCAGATTTTGAATGCCCTAGATAAACAAACGCCAGATAGAGTATATTAGAGAGTTATGTCGTAATGGCTGGCGAGTCCAAAATAGCAAAACAAAGTACCTAAAGATGAGCATGAAATATATGTAGAAAGAATCAAGCAAGAACTTGATGTTTTAGCGAAGGAGCAAATCTGTCTAGCTATTTTTTGATTGTAAAAGATATCGTTGATCGTGTGAAATCTCATTGATTGTTTGCCGGGACCGGGTAGAGGCAGTGCTGCTGGTTGTCTAGTGTCGTACCTTATAGGTATTACCTCTATAGACCCTATTGAATATGATTTAATTTTTGAAAGATTTTATAATACAGGGAGAAACACCGATAAACAGAGTATCAATGCCTGATATTGATGTGGACGTACCTATTAGAGCATAGAGAAGCTATTATTAATTATATTAGAGAAAAGTATGGAGATGATAAAGTTTCTCAAATGATTACTTTTAATACTCTAAAAGGCAGGGGAGCTTTGAAGGAAGTATTAAGGGTTTACGGCAACATATAAGTTTCCAAGAAATGAATAAAATAACAAAAAATATTCCAGATGAAGCAAAAATAGCTGACGAATTGCAACAAATGAAAGATGGGAATGGTGGGGCATCCATAATTAGATGGGCTCTAGAAAATAACGGAGACAAACTAAAAGAATGGTGCCATTTAAATGATGATGGTGAGCTACAAGGCCCATTAGCAAAAAGATTTGAGCAAGCTATTCGGTTAGAGGGCTCTAAATATAATCAATCAAAACATGCTGCTGGTATAGCTATAGCCAATAACTCTTTGAACTCTATATGTCCAATGATATGGGATAAAAAAACAAATCAAAATATAGCAGGGTTTGAAATGTCCGACTTAGAATCAATTGGTGTTATAAAATTCGATATTTTAGGCATAGCCCTATTGGATAAGATCATGTTAGCTAAAAATTTACTGAATATAAAGGCTTTATAATGGAATTCCAGAATGTAAAAGTGGGTCAAAGATTTATTTACAATAAATTAGAATATTTAAAAATTACTGAAATAAAAAAGAACTGTTGCCAAATTGAATGTAATGCGTTAAAATTACAGGATAACAACAAAATACTTTTTGAATACAAAGCAAAGGTGGAGGTAATAAATGATTAGGAATAAAATTTGTGTTTTTGATTTTGAAACAGATGGGATAAACCCTTCTGTTTGTAGTCCGGTTCAGTTATCTGCGGTAATTGTTGATCCTATAAAGCTAGATATTGTTAAAAATTCACAGTTTAATGTGATGCTTAAACCTGAAAAATTGGAAGATGAGTCTTGCGATAATCCTTATACCGACTCGGATATTTTAGAATGGCACGGTAAGGTGAAAGCTATCTCGGCTCAACAGGTATTATCTGATTGGAAGCAATACCCTAATCAGAAACATGCTTGGTCTCAATTCGTATCGTATTTAGATAAATATCACTCAAAAGCTAATGGGGGTAAAAAATCTCAATTTACAGCACCTATTGCTTGTGGGTATAATATATTAAGATTTGATATGCCAATTGTAGATAGATTAAGTGTAAAATATGATAATGTTAATAAAGAAAAAAGTACGTGTTTATTTCACCCTAGAGACAAGATAGATTTAATGCATGTTATGTTCTTGTGGATGAGTTATGTTTCCGAAGTTAGATCTTTATCTTTAGATAATATGAGAGATTATCTAGGATTAAGCAAAGATAATGCTCATGATGCAATTAAAGATGTTGAGGATTGTGCAAAAATATTAATTAGATTCTTAAGACTGCATAAAAATTTAAGCAGTAAGATACAATTTAAAGGCGCTTTTAGTTCATGAAAACGATAACATTTGCAGATTGTGCTTGCGAGTTTCCTGTCGGAAAAGACGGAAGCGTTGACTTAGATATTAGTTTAGAAAATATTTGCCTAAGCTGTAATAGAACATGGAATTTAATATCTGAAGGGAATACTAAGGGTTGCTTTCAGTTAGAATCTAGACTAGGTCAGATGATGTCTAAGAAATTAAAACCTAACAATATAGAGCAGCTTTCTGCCTTGATAAGTATCATGAGGCCGGGATGTCTAGAAGCTTATCGTGATGGTAAGTCTGTTAGCAATCATTATATAGATAAAAAAAATCAAGAAGAAGAAGTAGACTTTTTCCATGAGTCATTAGAACCTATATTGAAAACCACCTATGGAGAAATGGTTTATCAAGAACAAGCTATGCAAATATGTCAGTGTGTTGCTAATTTCGATCTCACCGAAGCTGATAAATTAAGAAAAGCTATCGGTAAGAAACAACCAGAAGAAATGAAAAAGATTAAAAAGATTTTTATCAAAAAAACAGCATCCGCTAAAATATTATCAAAAGAAGAAGCTGAGCAGGTGTTTGGATGGATTGAAAAAAGTCAAAGATATAGTTTTAATAAAAGTCATGCTGTTAGTTATGCTTATAATGCATACTTGTCTGCTTATATAAAAGCTCATTTTCCTAAACATTTTTTTGCAGCATATATGAAATTTGCTAAAGATAAAATAGATCCCTTAAAAGAAATTCAAGAATTAGTCAATAATGCTAACCAAATGGGTATAGATGTTTATAAACCTAGCATTCGAAAACCATCAAAAGAATTTTTTATAGATCAAGACGATAATAATATCTATTTTGGTCTTACTGATATTAAAGGTGTTGGTGATTCAGTTTATGAAAAAATTACAGAAATATTAAATAATATTAATTTAAAAAATATGGGATTCGGTAAGTTATATTGCGAATTTTTACAACATATCAACTCTACAGCAGCAAAAGCTATTATATCTGTTGGAGCTATAGATACTTTGTCTATATCTAGAAATAAAATGTTATTTTACTACGAAAACTTAAATAGTCTTACCGACAGAGAGCTGTCTGTACTAAATAAAATTTTTGATAAAGAAATTGATATAGATAAAGCATTGGCTATCTTAATAGATAATACAGAAAAAAAGCTGATAGCTAAGAGAAAGAATGTAGTATTATCTATCATCAATAGTATAAATAAGCCGCCTTACAACTTAGAAGATAGTCCAGAATGGTTAGCTAGTAATGAAAGATTCTATTTAGGTATATCTCTAACCTGTCATAAAATTGATGGTTGTGATATATATACGGCTAATGCAGAATGTAAAGATCTATTAAAAAACAACTGCCCTAAACAGCCTATTTTAGGAGCAGAAATTGTAGATATAAATGTTATCAAAACCAAAAGGGGTTTAAATCCAGGTCAGGAAATGGCTTTTGTTAAAGCTGAAGACTCTACTGGAGTTTCTGATCTTGTTGTGTTTCCAGAAGAATATACAAAATATAAAGATTTATTAATGGAAGGTAATACTTTAATATTAAAATTAGATAGGTCCAAGGATAAGGATTCTTTTATAGTGAAGAAATGCTGGCAAGTATAGGCTTGACTCAACCTTAGAAAAGCTTATAATAACATATGTTGTCAATTGAGACTTTTACATTGTTTTATAAAAATAGGAGTTGTTATGAATTTAGTAATTTTGAGAGGTAACATAGCTAGAGACCCTGAACTTAGATATGTTAATACTTCTGGCAGGGAAACTGCTGTGATTAATTTTACCGTAGCGGTTTCACGAGAATTTACTAAGAATAATGGAGAGCAGGATAAGGTTACGACCTTTGTTAATTGCGAAGCTTGGGACACTGGCGCTGAAGCTATTGGCAATTCTTTCCGAAAGGGAGATTTAGTCATGATCGAAGGATCATTAAGAAATGATTCCTGGGAAAAAGATGGTATCAAAAGATCCACAATGAAAGTTAGGGTAAATAATTTTGCTAGAATTCAGAAGATTTCTAAGTCTTCTGGCGCTAACAAAAAAGATAGTCAGGAGACTAGTCAGGACAGTAGTGGAGAACCTGCCGTAGCTTTCTAATATAGGTTGCTGTGGTGAGTGCGGAAGTCTTGTTGTGGGGGCTTCCGCACATTTTTTTTATAGAGACTAATTTATTTATGCCTAATAATAAAAAACTCAAAGTATTATTCTGTACTGAATCTGGCCATATTAATTCTGGATATGGTAACTACACAAGGTCTTTACTTTCTAGGCTTTATGATTCTAATAAATATAAAATAGCCGAGCTATCTTGCTACAGAAGTTGCGACATTCCTAAAGAAGAAAAATGGAAAATATATCCTAATGCAGTTACTAAAACAGATGAAAGACATGAATCCTATCAAGCTAATTTTACTAACCAATTTGGTCAATGGCGTTTTGATATAGTTTTAGCTGATTTTAAACCTGATGTAGTCGTAGACTTTAGAGATATCTTTATGTCTATATATCAAGAAGCTTCTGTTTTTAGAAATAAATTTCACTGGATTTTAGCCCCAACTATAGATTCTTTACCTCTCAAGCAAGAGTGGCTATCTGCCATGCAGCATTGCGACACATTACTAACACATACAGACTGGGCTAAAAAAGAACTTTCTCAACAATATGATTTAGATATTAAGGGTGTGGTTAAAGATTCTGTAGATACAAATATTTTTAAACCAAAAAACCAAACCTCTTGCAGACAACAACTATCTATAGAGCTTGATACTTTTGTGGTTGGTAGCGTAATGAGAAATGCGAAAAGAAAATTAATACCCAATACTTTAAAACTTATATCGAAACTACAAAAACAAAATCCTAATAAAAAAATATTGTTATATCTACACACAAGCTATCCAGAAGGTAAGGGGTGGGATATTCCAGAATTATTATTAAGATATAAAGTTTTTAATAATGTATTATTCTCTTATAAATGTAAGAGCTGTTCTAAATGGTCTCCTATGTTATGGCATGGAGAGGTATGTGTATGTCCTTATTGTAAACAAAAAAAGCTTACCATATGTAATGTAAATAATGGATTGTTAGATTCAGATATGCATAAGATTTATAATGCTATGGATATTTATTTACAATATTCTATATGTGAAGGTTTTGGTATACCCCCACTAGAAGCAGCATCTTGCGGTACACCCTTTATTTCTGTAAAACATGGAGCTATGTTAGACTTAATAAACGATCTTGATGGTTTTGGAGTAGATATTAAATGTGACTTTACTGAACAAGAAAGTGGTGCGGATAGAGTATATCCTGACGACAAACATTGTCTGGATATCTTACAGAATTATATTGACATGGATTTAATACAAAGGCGAGAATTAAAAACAAAAATTAGAAAAAATGTTATTGAAAAACACTCTTGGGATATTACAGCAAATAATTTTCAAAATATCTTTGATAGTATTCCCAAAAGTAAAATAAAATGGACACCTATTAGTAAAGAATATTTTGACTCTTTAAATAAGGACATGCCAGACCTTGCTTCTAATAGAGACTTTGTTTATTATGTAATAGATAATGTTTTAGAAGAGCCCCACCTTAAGAAACAATTTTTTATTCAACAAATTATACGCTCTTTAAATACTGGCTATATAATGAATGATAGTGAGGTTGTTAAGTTCGGTAGACAACAGGCCGTAAATATTCTACAAATGTGGTTTAATAATAAAATAAATTTAAATAAAGTGCTAGAGGATATTTCGATATTAACAAACAGAGATTTCTTGGATTATCGTTAACATGAAAAACATACTGTACATAGGTCCGTATAAAGAGAACACTGGTCTAGGTAGATCCGCCAGAAGATATGTTGATGCTTTAGGTTATAATTTTGATATTAACCTATCTATTCGTCCTATCTATTTTACTCCCTACTTGGACTATGGTAATGAAGCAGGTAAAGATTATAATGAATTTGAAGAAAATAGCAGTAAATCTTATGATATGGTTATCCAACATGGATATCCTAATTGTTTTGAGTACCGTTACGATTTTGGAGAAAATGTAGCAATAGCGGAAATAGATACATATGGAATAGGTCATACAGGATGGGTGGAAAGATTAAATATGATGGATAAAGTTATTACTCCGTCTGTATGGTCTAGATCGTCTATGATAGATGCTGGTTGTGAAACTAAAATTAATATTTTACCAGAACCATTTGATTTAAGTAAATTCGATCAAGATTACGACCCTATATTTAATGATAAAAATAATGACTTTGTTTTTTATTATATTGCTAAACATCAAGATAAAAATAATTTAAAAGCTTTGCTAGCAGCATTTTTTTTGGAGTTCAAAAAACACGATGATGTTAAATTAGTTATTAAAACAGATATTGATGGATTTGATAATCAAGAAGCAGAACATATAGTAGCTTATGATATACAGCAAGTAGAAAAAGCATTAAGGATTCAGGAAAAAAATATACAAATACCAAAAATTATAATTGGATATTATGAACAAGAATATATAATGAGATTACATAACCAATGTGACTGTTATGTAGATGTGTGTAAAGCAGAAGCTTTTGGTGCTTCAGCTATTGAGTCAATGTTATTTAAAAATCTAACGATAGTTAACAAAGATACTGGTCCAAATACATACATTAATAATAAAAATGGGTTTGTAATAGACAGCCTATTAACTAATGTGTACAGTAAAGACTTTTATATAGAAAATACTTTTACTGTATATGAAAAATGGAGAGAACCATTTTTAAATTCTATACAACAGCAAATGAGACTGGCGTACGAAACAAAAAATACAGAAAAAAGCAATAAGATTAATAATTTTGATAGAGAAATGTTTTCTGAAAAAGCTTTTGTGGAAGGCTTACTAAAATGAATTCAATAAGTGGTATATTATCCAGAGAACATCTGGACAAGAATAATCATATTAATATTATATGGACAGAAATAGACCAATCGATCTTTAAGCAAAATATTAAAAAGCTTGGACATAATTTATTAAATTTTGATCAACTATATTTTGGTAAAGACTCTCCACATTTGATTATATGTAATAATAAAATTTTATTTCATGAAAAATGTAAAAATATTTCTATACAATTTCATATACCTATACTTTTAATTGAACATGATATAAAACCTAAAAATATCACAGAAACACAAGCATACTCACTTCCTTGTACATATAAAGTGGCATTAAATGAAAAAATTGCTACCTCGTGGTCTGAACCCTATCATAAAATATTAGAAAAAGACCAAGGTAATAATATTGATATATGGTCAGAAATAATCTTTAAAACTTATAAGAAACTTTTTCAATACTATGAATAATAAAAAATCTATTTTTTTTCACGTAACTGAACAAGAATTGCAGCCGTCGAATAGTTCGTATGAAAATATCGACAATCTTAATAATTATGAATCAGAATCATTAGAATCGGTAATATTGCAAGATACCTGTGATTATTTTATAGCAGAAGACGTTCCTGTTCTATTGAGTAAAATATGCTCAAAAATTAAAAAAAGCGGTGTTTTATATATACAAAGCTTAGATCTAAAACAGCTTTGTATTGCGGTAACTTTTGATATGATGCCAACAGAAACTATTAAGAAAGTTATATATCCAGATAAAAAATCTATCCATAACATGGGAGACATTTTGCAATATCTTAAAGATCAGGGTATGAAAATTACTATAAAAAAATATATTAATATATTTGAATATTATATAGAAGCTATAAAGCAATGAATCAAAATACTAATTTTATCATTTCTATCGGTTCTGTATCAGAACATAGTCTATATATGCAAAAAATATATAAACAAAAATATTTAGATTTTCAAATCAAAAATATATTAAACTCCTATAAAAGATCTAAAATTATTGTAGTAGGATCTTGGGAATATTTAGATAGTATTATTAGCTCTAGGGTTAAATATCTTAATTATAATTCTAATCAAACATCAAATATAGGAACGGCTATTAAAAAAGCTATTCAAATGGTCAACTCTTCTTCTTTAGCTATAATGAATGTAGAAATGTTTTTTGATACGGAAATACTGGGTAAAACTAAGATTAAGAATAACTCTATAATAGTTAATAATAATAGTAATTTTAAATCTAAAATAGGCTGCACAATAAACAATGATAGGGTTAAATTTGTTTTTTATGATTTAGAAAATAAAGCTTGTGAATTCATATACATAAATCAAAAAAGTTTTGATAAGTGTAAGAATATTGTTCAGAATTATGTATCCAATAATATGTATTTATTTGAAATTATAAACACATTAATAGAACACGACATAGAAATTAAACCATATAAAATTAATAAAAATATATGTCACTTATATGAAATAAAAGATCTTAGTAAAATAAGAAACTGTATCAAAAGGACTAGACTCAATGTTCCTCTATAAAGAATCTATTAATCCAGAAGATCAAGATATAATAAATACCTATAAAGGAATAGAAAATGGCCAAGCTTGCATAATTGCTGATCATTTTAATTATATTGATATGAATATTAGTTGTTTCCATTCTTTTTTTATAGGACAAATGGTTAACGAATATATTTTAGTAATAAATCATAAAGATTTTAAAACATTAGTAGATCTTGATTATAATAAACAATATATCGTATTACTTGATAAGCAAAATATAGACAATCATGTAAATTATATAAATTCTCAAGAAACATTAATAGACATAAAGTATCAAATAGGGGAAATATTAAATAATGAAAAATTATAATTCACTTAACGAAACGGCAAAACAAAAATTAATACAAGATATTTATGTCGGAGAAGATCAAAGCTTTCAGTATATAGCAAAAGAGTATAATACTTATCCTAATAAAATTTTAAGAGATGCTAAAAAGTTTAAAATACCGATTCGTGACAAATCACAAGCTCAAAAAAATGCTCTTAAAAATGGTTCACACCGACATCCTACCAAGGGAAGGTCTAGAACTCAAGAAGAAAAGGATAAAATAGGTCTAGGAGTTTTACATTCTTGGTCAAAAGCAGATCAGAAGACAATAGATAAAAAGAAGAAGCAGTCAAAAAAATTATGGGATAAAAAAACAGATCAACAAAAAAATGAAATGCTACAAAAAGCTAATTATGCTGTGAGAGAAAGTAGTAAAAAGGGTTCTAAGATGGAACATTTTATACTCAACTTTTTAGTAAATAATAGCATTAAAGTAGATTTCCATAAAGAACAATTCTTAGTTAATACAAAGTTGCAGATTGATTTATTCCTACCTACTATGAATATAGCTATCGAAGTAGATGGTCCTTCACATTTTGAGTCTGTGTGGGGCGAAGAGGTTTTACAAAGAAACATAACCTATGATGCTAAGAAGACTGGTCTAATTATAGGTAAAGGATATAAGCTGATTAGAGTAAAGCAAAAGAAAGATTTCTCTAAGACAAGAGCTAAGATTGTTTGTGATAAGCTATTACAAACTATTTATAACATCAACGATACCGTAAGTAAAGTTATAGAAATAGAGGATAACAATGCCTAGAGCTAAAAAAACAGAAACCAAAACAGAAACCAAAACTACACAAGATAAATGTTCTATTTGGGATATTGAATGGACAGATCATGTTCTATCTTTATTATCAGAAGATGAAAAAATTCAAGGAAATCCTACAACAGATGGTTTGAGGCGAGTGTTTGAAAAAGCTATGAACTGCACAATAATAGAGTCTACGTCCGATGTTGTTCAATCTCCACAACCAAGCAATGAAAAAAGAGCCACTGTTATTCACTCCTTAAGTTATTATATAAATGATAGCTCTTTAGATGATGCCTTAAAGATTCGAACCGTAAATGGAGCTGCGGATGTATACTGGGGTAATTGCGATAAAGTATTCCGTAACCATCCTGTGGCAGTCGCAGAAACTAGAGCTGAGGGTAGATCTTTAAGAAGAGCTTTAAGGCTAAGAAAAGTACTAGCTGCTGAAGAAGTTGTAGAATCAACAGAAGACGATATTGGAGCAGATAATGTCACAAAAATAACTAACAATCAAATTAATTTTATAGATGTAATAGCTAAAAGATTAGATATTGATGTTTTAGCTATTATTAAAAATCTTGGAATAAATCAGGATAATGTTAAAAATATCTTGCATGAAGATGCTTTAAGGGTTATAAGAGAGTTATCATCATATCAACAAAAGGTGGATGATATACCAGAAAATATAAAGGGTTACGTTAACAACTGGAGTTTATTATGAAAGCAAAGTACAAAGTAGGGGATAAGCTTGAATTTGAATTAGATGGAGCTGGTCAAAAAGAGCTTTTCAAAGAAATAGCAAATATACAAGAAATTTTTGGAGAAGCTAAGTGTGGCGTATGTGGGTCTGAAAACATTAAGTTTGTGGTTAGAGTTGTCGAGGACAACGAATATTATGAATTACGCTGTATGGACTGTGGAGCAATTCTTTCCTTTGGTCAACATAAAAAAGGTGGAACTCTCTTTCCAAAAAGAAAAGATGCTGAAGGTAATTACATGAAGAATAATGGCTGGTATAAATGGCAGCCTAAAACATAATATTATTATAAGCAAATGATAATATATTTAAAGACAGCAGTTAATTCTGTTGTCTTTTTTTTATAGTTTCATATAAACATATATCTTCTTCATATATAGACTCTGTCATTTTCCTTGTTTTTTTATCATAATACAGATTAAATCTATTATGATTACTTTTAAGTATTATTGGTATATTTCCTTCTAATTCTTTATTATGAAATATTTTATACATTTCTTTAGTTTCTTTTTCTAAATTATCATATAAGCATATACGATCAAAAAACTTTATATCACCAATCCTATTTACCATAGGTATAAAATGAATGTAAGAATAATGCTCTGTATCTAAATATAAAGCCTCTACAAATTCATTAAAAGAAATATTGCGCAAATGATATTTTATACAAGCTTGATTGTCATATTTGTTTTTTCCTCCTACTTTTAAATAAAAGAAGGCGCTAACCAATCTATCTAAAGGATTTCTAATTATAGTAAAGGTATAAGCGTTCAGTTTTTCTTGTAAAAATTCGTGCTTCTTCTTTGTTACGGGTATAACATCAGCAAACATATGCCTCCACATACTGCCCCCAGTTTTAGGTATATGAAGAAAAAAATATTCCTTATTTTGATAAAAGAAAGTTTCCATTTTTAAAACTTAATTTTGATTTTCATAAAAATTTGGAGGTGGAGTAAAACATTCTACTATATCCTCCCACAGTAAACAATCTGGACCATTAGTTTCTGCTTTATGAACTAGTGCTTGATGTTTACCTTCTTTATAATTTTTTAATGTTTGTAAACATTCAAGGTTACACCAACATGATGTAGGAGTGGGTGTTGCAACTGAAACAGGTTCTGTCGCAAGTGTGGTAGTAGGACAGCAAGCTTCGTTAGGGTCTTGATAAGCTCTACTACTTTCTAGAACAATATATCTATTATCATCATAGTAAGCATACACTGTATCACATTTACAAAGCTCTATTCCTAAATAATCATATATTTTTATCTTAGCTTTATTAATAGACTGTTTAATATTTCTACCTTCAGCATCCCATATATCATAATATTCATAGAAAGCTACCTCTCCACCAGTAGGATTAATTAATTCAGCTTCAACAGTACCATATTTCTGTAAATTACCTAGTAATCTAGCCACTACTATTTTATTAGCTGGGGGAGCTACCCAAACACCTCTTTCTCTATCCCATCGTAAATCAATGGGTCCAGCAGGCCACGTTTTGGGGTTTTCTAGCCAATCTTTTAAGAATTGGTCTTTGAGTCCTTTTCTTCTAAACATGCCTTTCTCTGTGTCTTCTGCAGAATCGACAGCATTAGGTATAGGTTTTCCGGAAGTGTCATATCCCCAACCTTGCAAACTTAATGGGCCTTTCAATATGTTATACCTAAAATTCTCTTCTGCTTGTCTGGCTTCCTCATCACTATCCTGATTACTATATTTAAAATCTTCAAAATCATTACCATAACTAATTAAGTGACAAATAAAACCTTTAGTACTGCCGTTAATTCTATCTCCCCAATCATTTAACATAGTTTCAGAAGTTACAGCGTTTAAATACTGTTGGTTCACTGGTAGGTCATATGTTAAAGCAGAATCTAAAAGGAAAGGAGGTATTTCACTCCTTGGTCTAGACGATGGAGGTCTACCTGGCTGAGTATCTACTGGCTTATCACTAAATTCCATCTGCGAACACTCATAATCTTGATACATAGTCAATCTAGGTAGATGCGCCCTATCATCTCCTTCTTGATTAGTACTGATGGGCGTAAAAATTAAATCAAGTGTTGATATCGCTACACGATGAAATGTATTTTTTCTAATATGTTCCCAAGTGTAGCCCTTCTCTAGTTCTGTTTTTGGTCTGTTCTGTAGAATGTTACCAGTAGAAGCATTTGATGGGGGTGGTAATGGAGGAGGCGGTGGTGGAGTTGGCCCACAAGCATGACACCCTCTAGCTAACCCTGCTGTGCCGTCAGAACAATCAGTTCCTCCACTAGCATTGGTTGCTTTATCTCTCATAAAAAACGAACCAATAAGTAATAATCCAGGACTTCTGCCACTACCCGGAGTATTATCTCCACCATCTTCTTGACTAATGCCATCCTGATTAACTTTAGGAATATCAAAAAATCTTTTTTTAGACAGTTCCTGGTCTGTAGAATTTATTAACTTTTGTAAATCTATAGCCTGATCTTTGAAAAACTTATTAATGTAAGACATTGATTGATAGCTCTTAGACCATAAATCAGCTAAAGCTCTTCCGGGCTCTCCAAACTTAGGTGTGTATGTTTGAAAATTATAAGTAGTTGTATAACCACTTTCCCCTATATTAATATTAATGTCTGTTAATGTAGCTGCATTAGTACCTACCATAAAACCAAGATTATAAGAAGGTAAAGAAGGTACTGTGATAGAGCCAGATTCTTGTTTTTGTAAACCCCTTGGGCCATCTTGAGCAATAAGAGCACCATACTGATTCATTCTATCATAACCATCATCAAATCCATCGCTAAATTTCCATGGGCACAACTCCTGATTATTATCTACCATAGTTCCACCTACAGGATTTGATACATAACTCCATGGTCCGTATACAAACAAATTGCTTTTCATAGGTAATATAAAATGACTAGGAACAACAGCCGGTCTATTACTTTTTAGAATATTAAAAGCACTTCTATTAGTTGGGGCACCATCTTGAGTGTCATCAGGATCATCACAAAAAGTATCTCCTAAAGCTGTAGATAATTCAGGGTGTTGATCTCCAAATAATGCCATTAATGCTACAGCACCCTGACTCATTAAATTAACTTCACATAATTCTCCATCAGCCTGTAATTTAAGTTTTGGGGGACCATTAACTTCAACTTTAACATACTGATCACCATCTATCTGATAAATAGATTCATCTATAGAACAACTTAAAAAAAGTTGATCATTCTTCTGAACAAATGATCCATCATCAATACTAGAAAGATCTATACTCCAGTTTAGATTTGCAAATCCCGACTTTATTATATTTTCTTTTTCGTCAAATCTACAAAATGAACCAACTCTATTATCAGAACCGTGAAATAAAAGAGTTTCTTGACCAATCTGTAGTCCTAATATATTATTTACATTTGGGTTTGGCCAAGCCCCAGCTGTAGAAGGCGAATCGCTAGTATAATATAGTCCTCCAGGCTCTGCTTTTAAGTCGAAAGCAGGAGCATTCCCGAATTTATCTTTAATGCAAACCCCACTATTAGCATCCCCTATTTGTATTAGATATGTTTTACCGTAATAGTTATCATGAACATTTTTAATCCACTTGAACGCCTGTTCTAATTTTGGCATTGTAACTGCAACATCATCTTTAACCAATTGATTAATATGTGCATTGATAGAGGTGGGATTTTTATTATCTATAATATCTTGAAAAAATTTACCAGTGATCTCTCTAAGTTCGGCCAAATCTAAACCTAAAGCATCAAAAACCTGTGGCCCATAGAGATTATTATTATTTGTCTCAGAAATATACATGCACCATGTTTGAAAAGTAGCTGTAGATAATAGTTCTTTTTCAGTTAATTCAAACTCCGTAAAGCCCATACCAAGAGCGGTAGATATCATGGTACAATCAAAATCTGCGATAAATACACTCTCTGGTTCTGATAGGTAAGCCTCAAAACCATTACCTGTTAATCTTTCTCCAAAAAACATTTTTACATTACAAGCCATAATAATCCTTCGCTTATATAATTTTGGGTTGAGGTGTTATAATATCGTTATTATTTTGAATAAACCCAGCACTGGTTACTACTCCGTCGTCAGGTACAGGAGGTCTAATATCTGTACCAGGATTACCAGTACAAACCCCATCTTTGTCTACTTGTGTTAAATAATGTACCTTATTTCCTAAAACAAATTTCTTACTAGGTTCATACGATGTTTCTTCTCCATATCTATGGTCTATAGTCCCTTGACCACCACAGGAACTAGCAGCTATAGTATTTAATAATGTTCTTAACGCACCACTAGGTGGCGCAACTTTTTTATTTATAGGAACTACCTCAAAATTTCCGCCAACAATCTGTACAAAAAAATCAAAACCAGCTTCTTTGCAGGCTTGATCTATAATATTTAAAACATTAGAGCTTGTATCGTTAATTCGTAAGTAAAATGGGCAAATAGCTATGACCTGAGAAAGATCAAGACTTAACGTTGCTCCACAAACTGGCAGCAAGACAGACTGTTGATGCAGTGCTCTTAATACATATAACATGGGTATACCTGATTCATCTTTAAACGAAGCCATAAAATCTCCGCAATCAAAATTACAAACAGATGGTTCCAACAGAGCTAAAACATTAATTAGATTGGGTGTATCGAGACTACAATAATAGTCGTTCATAATAACAGAGACATTATTAAGGCTTTGTCTACCATCGGTTAATCTAACATCCCATACTAATCCTGAGGAAGATTGTTGGTAAGTATGGTCTGCTAAAACACCACTAAAATTAAAACCTCCCACATTAATAGTATATACACAACCCAAAGAGCCGTTATATGTTCCGCATTCTTGTTGCTCTATTAATTTTAATGATACACTCGATTCGCTAGAACCGAATCCTAAATTACATGTTAAACTAGCAATTTCACAATTAAAAGCTTTAGCTGAAGCCATAATCTTCCTTCTCTAATAAAACTGTTACTAAATCCTTAGAACTATTAACAAAAAAATCTTTAGTCTGTGTCTTATAACCATCATGAAAAGCTGTTATAGTATATTTTCCATAATCTAAATCCACAACGCTATAACCACAACCATCTACCTTATTTCCGTCCGCATCAACAATCTCAAAATAAGCTTCAGATGGAGATATATTTATTAATACCCCATTTTCGAATTCTGGAGATGTAAATAATAATTTACTAGGAGTTGAGTCATATTTATTTAAAAGGGTATGAGAAATATTATATTTATTCGATATTTCTAGCTGAGCATGAGCCTGTTCTTCTTGAAAAGACTGCATAATTTTAACAGGGTAATGTAGGTCGTCTATTATTGTCCTATTATATTCTGTTGCAGTATTAAATTTATCAAAAACTTTAATTTTGTAATCACCATAAGATAAATTGCTTATATTTACATAATGATTTTTTATATGATGGTATGACGCATTATGATGGCTATCTACTAATTCCACTTGTAAAGAATCGGTATGTCCACCATTCACATATAAAGATATTTCGCCTAATTTGTTATTAGATTTAGTAGTTAAGCATTGTATTTTTAAATCATTTTTTTGATTCAGTAAATTCAAAACTTGATCTGAATTATTAGGTAAAAAATTAATAATAGTTGATATATTAGGAGATAGATATAAACCACTCATAGTATATGCATATTTAATTTTTGTTTTTAAAATTTTATCATTATTATTACTAGATAAGTTAACCACATCGTTTTCATGAAATAGATACTCATAATTCTGATCTAAAATAATAGAACCCATTAATAGTTTATTCTGATTATTAAGTTCAGGATTGTGATGTAAGGTAATTTCTTCATCACCTATAGAAAGTTTAGATGTGGCCTGTTGAATAGCTAATAATCCAGGACTAATATAAAAATACATATATTCTATATTATTTATAGTTACTATATCAAAATCTAAAACAATATTCTGTGTTATTTTTTGATTTTTATGATTTAATACTAGCTTATTACTTTTAAGTTTTTTATGAAAATCTTTGATTTTATCTTTTTTTACAGGAAAGAGCAGAAGATTATAGATCTTTTGAGCATCCTCTTCTGGAAAATAAGAATTACTATGATAGTCAGCACTTGTTTTTAAATTAACCATTATATTAGAAGGTTCTGATATAAAAAACTCTTTTGTTGTTTTGCATTTATTACTATCTTCAACAGTAATAAGATAATGATTAGAATCTAATGTATCGGTAATTTTTGACTTATTGACAATAATAGGCTTATCTTGACCATCTATAAACCATGCTATTTGATATGGAGGTTTACCCCCAGATATTTCGCATTTGACATGAGCAGAAGAGCCTCCATAATGGCTAATAGGTTCCCAATATACATCAATGTTTAGCAAATCAATATTTTTAGTAATATTATTTCTATTAATTAAACACCCATTAGCATCTTTGATAGTTAGAGAATAGGTATGATTAGCTAATATATTATAAGAAAATACATTATTATAAGTAGTATGGTTGTCCGAGCCTATAGATAGTGTATATGGAGCTTGGCCTCCAGACCATGCAATATTCATTTGACCAACATCTTCATAACAATGCAACCCTTCTATTTGCAGTAAATCTAAAGACAGAACATCCTTGCATTCTATAGTTATCTTTTCATTAATATTTTTTTTGCTTTCTAAATCATATATATCTATATCATAAGTACCACATTCTAAATTTGAAACTATAGATCCTTTGTTTTCTATTTTAGAGTCAATAGGCAAGTTCTTCCATGTAAAAGATAGGGATTGATTCTCTGTCAAATCCCTTATGGTAATACGACCATTAGAATTAGATAAGCATTCAGGAGATTGTATGTCTATATTATAAGATTTCATTCCGTTTGCATGTCCTTTAACAATTACTTGGTTTCGTCCATTCCTTTGTTACTCTAAAAGAACCTGTGTTTGTTTTAGTAATAGAGTTTTGGGTTAAATACCAGCCACCAGCACCCTCTGTATTCCCAGCTTCATCAGCTTTTGAAGTAGCGCAAGAAGTTAAATATCTCTCCTCGCAACCTGTATCGTCTACAGTAACATTAACATTAACAGATATCGTTTCTTTTGTCGTTGTGCCTAAACTTTGCAGTAGTGGTCCACCACCACGAAAAGGTATAGTAAATTCTGCGAAAACATCTGTAGGATAAGTATGACTAATCTCTATGTCTGTTTTAGCAGCACCAGGAATACTACAATTTCTAGCTGTTGAATATTCATGAGTAAAAGATACAGTACCTTGACCAAAATTCCTAGTAACACTTTTATTTACTTCTCTCAAATTACATTCAGCAGGAGTAACGATAGTTTCGCAGATACCTAACAAGCCTCCATTAGTACAATCGCTGGTGTCGTTAAGAATTCCTTCTAAATAAGTTTGAGCCATACTTTCGAAAGAGCCTTTTATGCTATTATACACTCCTTCTGCCGAGCCAAGACGATCCGCACCGTGTGAATGAAAAGTACCATTAGTTATAATGGAATTAAAATCATGACTATATAGACCTTCTACAGTTCCACTCACCGTTACAGTTCTACCCACCTGTGAACTATCTGCCCTAGAATCAACAGTAATATCGATAAAAGCTTCAGGATGTGTGCAACCGCTAGGTCTTAAAATAATATCACCAGAAACCGTCATACTTCCATTAATAGGATCGGCATCAACATTACGTACATGTAATTTTTTACTACCACTATGATAGGTGTTTAATTGGCTAGTTAATTCTGAAGGAGAACCTAAGCCTGTACCGATACTACCACTTGAAATACTACTTATACGTCTTTTCACAACCTCTTCAGCAGCCTCAATACCAGTCTTTTGGGAAAGTTGACCTTTACAACCTACGCTACCTCCTGTAGCACTAATACTAAAACTATATTTAGCATGTGCCCTACCTGCTTTAGTACCATTAGCGTCATCTACAGCAAAACCATCATTATCTACATTAAGGGTAACGCTTTCGCTGACATCTTTAATAATCTCATTAGTAGTAACATAACTACCAGCAGCCGTATTAGGTTTAACAGCTAGTTGGCCATTATTATGATACATTTCTATTTCTATATTATATGTAGCTAACTTTGTCCATGTAGGATCTGGACCCTCTTCTACACTAACAGATCTAATAGTACCAAAACCATTAACTAAAACTGTTCCATTACAATTAATATTAATATTTACACAATCCCCACTGCTACCTACAGAGTTTAATATATTGTTTGCTTTACCAGCTATATTTGAAAAACCACCACTGCTAGCACTAGCTGTATAAATCGTACCATTAAGAGATACGCTTAATACTCCACCAACTATTAATTCCCCAACACGATACTGATCTGTAGAGAGACTAACAAAAGGAGCTGGGTCTAAAGACGTTCCATTAACAGAAACACTAGCTCCACCAGCACCTACATTTTGTATGGATACATTTTGAACTGTTGTTTTTTCGTCTCTAATTTTCATAAAATATTATTCCTTAATATATAATACTTATCTACCTAATGTAGTCAATTCTTTTAGTCTAGTTTCTAAAGACTGAGTAATCTGTCTTCTATCATCATCACTTAATTTATAGTTACTATCTTGTGGTGCTATTAATTCGACCCTAATAGTCTCACTATTAACATTAATTGTATCTGGAATATTTGGTCCTTTTATTTCTATATTTTTAAGACCATTAAGGGCATTAACTAGTTTATCAACATGATTGCCAAAATTATTAACAGGTCCGCTAAGAGCAGGGAAGACTCTAGCTAAGTTATTAATAAGCCCACCAAAAGCACTAGTTTCACTACTAAAGTTTCTAATAAATGTATTAAATACACCTTCAGCACTCGATAAATCTAAGCCAAGACCTCCTGAAGCAAGATTTCCCATCTTACCAAGACCTCCATCAAAATAGTTCCTAGCTTGTATAACACCGCCGGATCTGGCGTATGTAGTACCGCTTATGCTAGAAGGCATTGATCCATTATTTATAGATTTTAATAATGGAAGATGTTTTTGGGTAGCGGCCCTATTAATTACAAACTCTCCCGGAGTAAGCATCGCGGGCACAGTATCCGTCCCTTTGGCTTGATAGTTTACAAGTGTAGAGCCACCACCACTGAAATAATTTGGTATTGAACCGCCTTTTGCTCTATTAAGCGGATCTTGCATTTGTATTTCTTTTTTAGCTAAGATAAATTCTTTATTATTAAAAGGAGTTGGTTTACCTACTATTGAGCTAAATGCGCCTCCGTCCTTTGTAGCATCTTTGAGAATACTAGCACCCTCAAGAATTAAACTATAAGGATCTTTACCATCTTTCAAAGCATTTGCATAATTATCTAAGAAATTCTCTGCCCCTATCGGTTTGCCACCAATAAGAAATCTATCATTTTTACTTTTTTGAGTTCGACTAACAACTCCAGAAGCATTTTCATCAATAATTCTAGCGGTAGTTAGACCATCTTTAACAAAATAATTTTTTAATGAATCCCAAACTTTATACACAGGTTTGAGGGCTGAGATACTAGGATCTAAATGATCTTTTTCATATTTAGCGTATATAGGATCTTGTAAAAGATCAGCAAATTTAAAATCTTTAACATAATCTAGTCTAGATTGTCTATTAGTAATACCTAATCTATTACTAAAATTCAATCCACTAGCTAGTAATCCTAATATGGTTTTACTTTTTTCTTCATTACCGTCTAAATCTGTGAATCTGCCACGATCACCCTCTGGTACCTCGGCACTACGACCAGCAGCAAAAAGATTGGCGATACCAGTACTTTGTTTAGCTCCTTCCGTACCTTTACCTGCTCTGCCTACAGCAAAAGTTCTACCTTCTTTAATTCTTTTTAAAGCATTTCTATCTGTTAAAACTGTTTCTCTAAGAGCTTCTCCACCTAAAGGAATACCTAATCTATCAGCAATTGCTTGATATCCATCTACACTAGTACGGCCGCCAAATGTCATATCAAAATTAGATTTAGTGTAGGCTTGGTATGCTCTTCCAATATCTTTTCTATATCTTGCAACCTTTTTATCGTCTGGTATATTAGCATTATTTTTAGGTATAATCAAAGGACCAAACGCAGGATTACCAGCTCTATAAACCGCAGGATTCATTAAACCACTATATGTAGCTAAAGAGTCTATGATACTTTCCTGAGTAGATACTTTACCTCCATCAAGCGTGTCTGCTCTTTTACCTTTAAGTTCGTATACAATCTGTCAATTTTTCTCTAACTCTTTTTTGGAATTCTGCTTCATAATCTTTACCAAAGTTACTATTCCAACCATTTTTAGCACCAGTAACACTCCATAATCCAAATTTACTTGCAAGCGTCTCACCGTTTGAAACCCTACCTGGGGTGTACTGATTTTTTAAAACATCCAACATCCATCCTGGATTTGGCACACTACTATCCATTAATGATACAGCGTCGGGATTAATATTACTAAGCCAAGTATCCATATCACTGGATTTTTTCGGTATAGGTAAACCTGGATTAATACCTAAAGCTTGTCCATAATTTTTAATTAGATTTTCAATAATCTTATTAGTAGTTTTATTGACTGAGCCCATGACAGAATCAAGATCTGTAGCAGGTCTACCATAAAGTGTACTTTCAGGATCTTTTTTGAATACCTCAAAAGGATTTACTTTACCGATAGGGCTTGGGTGGTTAAATAATGCATATTCTAAAGAACCCATACCAAATTGTCCACCTCCGGACATTCTACCTTCAGGATCTGCCTTAAGCTCATCTCTGAAATTCCATCTTTTTTCTAAAAACTCAAACTCTAATCTTTTCTTATCATATCCGCTTTTTTCTTTATAATACTTATCCCAGTTTCCGTGTTGAATTCTAAGAAGATCTCTTCTTTCAGTAGCTTTTTGCAGAATATCTTTTAAGTCTGCTGGGCTCTGTTGTCCATATTGACCTTGATATTTTGCTACTAAACTATTTACATCATCGTTCACCTTATTTAACTCTGCTGGTGTAATTGGTAAACCACCTGGAGAAGACATAAATTGCGGATCCTGAGTCTTTGCTGATTTATCCTTTTTTAAAAGATTAAGCTCTGCTATAGCTTTTTGAGTTGATGAAGGCCCACTTGTGCTACTTGAAAAACCAATATTGGTAGCTGTAACATCTTGTGGAGCAGCATAAGCTTTTAAATAATCTGCTTTAAGTTTATTAAAATCTGATAAAACTTGTTTTTGATAATCTATCTTTGAGCCTGGTTTTAACGCTTCGTTTAAAGATTGACCAACACTGGTAAATCTTGAGCCAAAAGGTTTTAAAATCTCTTCATTAGTTTTGGTAGTTGTTCCAGTTTTTATATGTGACATCAACTCTAATAATCTTTTATTATCTTTTGGTACATCATCCTCTAGCATCATTTTTTCAGCATTGCTAGGAGGACTACTATTAGGTTGTGTAGGAGATGTTAAATTGAATTTAGGCGCTTTAGTAGGTTGGCCAAGATTAAATTGAGCCCTATAATCACTATCTAAAACTTCTTTAAGTAAATCTCTTTCATTGGTAAAATCTGATAATTTTGCTGGATCAGGAGACATACCGCTAGATTTATACAATGATTTAATTTTATTTAAAACATCATAATATTGACTCTCATATACTTGTCTTTGATCTTCAGTTAATAGCTCACCAGCAGCAACACCACCCTTTTGACTAGTACCACCAAGCTCAAATTCAGGAATACGAATTCTTCTAGCATAATAATTGACAGCATCAAGAGGATCTACAAGACCTTTATTACGACCTTGAACAGCTTGTCCAAAACTATATCTACTATTATCCTCACCTATACCTTCTCCTCCAGTAGCATCTAAAAGAGAAGCGTTAGTCGTTGCAAAAACTCTTCTAGTCTCTTCCAAGTGTTGTTCTATAGCTTCTTGTGCGCCACTACTTCCAGCGCTACCTCCAGCACTACTACTAGTAGGTGGAACAGAAGTGCTTGCACCAGAAGAACCACCACTAGCAGAACCACCACTAGAAGAACTACCACTAGCAGAACTACCACTAGAAGAACTACCACTAGCAGAACCACTACCAGCTGTCGGATTTGAATAAAGGTCTTCAGCAGCCGCTATCGCCCCTGCCAATACCCCTCCTGCTACAGTCGAGGGGAATGAATTTTCTACCATAACAGGAAGTGAATCTGATCCATAAAAGATATCGGGGTCATCACCCATAAATCTTCTGATAGGCTTGGTAAATCTACTCCATGACTGTTTCATAACTGTTAATTTATTAGGAGTATCTAAACTTTTTAATGCGCTATTGTTCCTAGATATTGGTGGTGGAGGTGGACCCATCAACAGGTTATCTAATATACCTCCTAAGCCTTTTCTTTGCTTGTTACTCATATCATTAGCGCTATCAACCAATTTTGTTAAAAATTCTTCCATGCCAGAACTAGCATCCCAGGTTAATTGTGCTGGGCTAGCCCCTAAATCTGTTAATGCTCCATTCATTATGGCATCTGTAGCACCATCATAAGGCTGCTTATAATTACCTGGATTATCTAAGAATGTCCTTAGCGATGGATATTTCTTAGTAATTTTTTGGTACGTTCCTTTGCCATGTTTTTTGACCAAATTTTTGCAATCTTAGTAATTTATAATATCTTCCATACATCATATCTGCAGGTTGATAATTTTTACTCAAAGAGGTAATAGCATCACCAAGCTTATGAGGATCTTTTCCTGAAAACACACTCTTCACCTTGTCTTGATATCTTGTCCAAGCTTCCGGTCTCTTCTTTTTTATCTGATCCATCATAGAATGAGTCATTTCATGATACAAAGTTTTTGCATAAGCGGATCTTCTAATTCCTATATCTCCCATATCTCCAAAAGCTCCTTGATTAGATCGGAAGAAACCTAGAGCACCCGGTAAGTTATCAGAAACTGAAATCTCTCTAGGTAAAACTTTATAAAAGTCTTCAGGATTTACTCCTAATATATCCAGAGAATTTCGAACATTCTGGAGAAGATTATCTGAACCAGCTTTAGAAAAACTTGCAGCTAATTCACTACCTCTCTGACCTTCAATCTTAGTAAGCATTGAGCGAACATCATCTGTCATTCGCATTATTGTATCGGGATTTGTGCCACCTTTAAGTTTAGGAGGTTTTTTAGTAGAAGGACTATTTTTAGTAGAAGGACTATCTGATGTAATATCTTTTAGCAATTGTTTACTACCAGGACTAACAGCATCATCCGCCATACCTATAGCACCAGGTTTAACGACACTCTTCATTAATCTGCTACCTCTATTGCGCAAAAATTTAGCAACACCGGGACCAGCAGACACACCCAAATCCGCAATATCTATTAAACCTTCGTACGTGCTCGCTGTAGATTTAAAGTTTTCATTATCTTTTAAAGCTCTAATCTTTTCATAGGTTAAAGGATCACTATTTTTTAGTTTTTGAAATTGTTGTTCTTCTATCATATCTGCAATATTAATAGCACCCATGCTAACACCCATAGTGCCACCCAACATTAATCCAAGAGAAGCTAAGCTAGCACCACCAGTAAAAGGAGCCGCTGCTACCGCAGCCCCAGCACCTAATCCTATGGCAGCATTTCTTAGACCTTTTCTCACACCTTCTTTAGCGCCTTCGTCTAAGATATCTTCAGGCAATAAACCAGTTTTTATTAAAGATGTCAGATCATTACTATATTTACCAGTGCTACTTCCACCGGATCCACCAAGCGCAGTGTCGCCAAAACCGAAAAGATGTCGTATGCTATCAGTATCTACAAGTCCTTGACCAAAAGCCCTAAAATCAATAAGACCATCAATAAGTCCTTTTCTTTGTTTTAACGATTCAAGTTCAGGAATTTTTCTTCTTGATGCAATCGATCTATCTTTAGCTGCTACTTTCTTAAGTTCAGGAAGTTCAGATATTCTATCTCCCATAATACCGGAATACTGATCAAGTTTAGGTCCAAGAGTTTCTATGGTAGCTTTAGAGTCTGCTAAATTACCTTTATATTTTTCGTTGTTTTTTCCCTGTCCTTCAAAGAAACTCCACCAAGAATTTTCTTTACCTGATGTTAAATATGGATTTATTGAAGAAACCAGCCTGTTATCTCCAGCAAGTGTTCTGTATAAATCTTTATTAGTAATTGTTTGTGAAGGAGTTTTGAATACGTCTAGTTTTTTTATCTTTCTAGAATCACCACTATCTAAATTATTAAAAAAGTCCATACCAGACTGTATACCAGTCATTTTGTTGGTCAATTTCCTATTACGTTTAAACATATTCTTTTGAATCTGATAAGAACCAGCATCCTGCATTGGTAATTCTTGTTTAGATTCCTTTAATATGCCACTAATAAGTTCTTGAAAATCTGTTTCTAAATTTTTATCAAGTTTATTTTGAGCCCCTTGAAATTTATTACCACTAGTTGATACATAGCCTCCTTGATCATAATAAGATACACTTCCTCCTCTACTGTAACCTCCACTATTTATAGACTTAAGTAAAGGTAGGTTTTTAGAAGTTGATGCTCTATTAACAACAAATTCGCCAGGAGTAAGCATTGCTGGTACTGTGTCTGTACCTTTTGGTTGGAAATTAATCATCTGACCAGCAGAAGCATATACTACACCTCCATTAGCAAACGTTTGACTGCCACTAGGCTGTCCTAAACCAAGTCTATCAGCTACCCCATTAAGTTCAGCTACTATAGCATCTGTAGCTACTTTCATCTTTGATGTAAAGTCCTCAGCCCCTTTGCGTAAAGCATCTCCGGCAATTTCAGCACCGCTAGTTATTAATCCAGATTGCACCTTAGCTGCCTCTATTTGCTTCTCTGAAGCTTGCCTAAATGCATCTACAAAAGGAGATATAGCTGGGTTCTGTCCTTGTGGACCAAAATCAGCAGCAAACATTTCTTTGAACTGCCTAAAGACTTCAGGATTTCCACCAGAAGATTCAAGTATGCCCATAGCATTATTAAAAAATGCTTCTTGAGTTCTAGCGAAGTCCTCTGGGGTTTGTGTATTTTCAACAAGTCTTAATTGAGAAATACCCTGAGCAATATCATTAATAGTTCCTGTTCCAGACATTACATTAGAATAGGAAACCTGATCTCTTCTCATACCAAGCAAAGCTTCTGGGTTATTGATATTAGACAGAAAATCCATTACTCCAGTTCTACGACCAGCAGAGATTCTTTGCTGCTCATCAATTTTTTTCAATGCGTTAGAAGCTTTATCAGTACTATCTGCTAAGAGACCTAAAGCTCTTTGATATCTATTAATCTTCGAAGTCAACTTAGCTATCTGACCTGCGCCCAAGGCGCTGGTTTGTGTAGCTGGATCAGCTTCCAACATGCGTTTTTGTTCAATTGCTTCTGCTATTATTCTACCTATTTCAGCCGCGTCTGTTGTACCTCCTGTAAGTCCTTTTACAGAATTATTAAAAGGAGAATTTAAATCGGATAAACTTATAGTCTTATTAAATTTATCAGCTAGTTGTAAAGCGCTTTGTAACTGAATATCTCGAACTTTAATAACATTGTCTTTTAATTTATCTAATTGGCTAGCTAATTGATTGGAAACACCACCTAAAAGTCTATTTGTTTCTATTTGTTTATTAGCATAATCTTCAAAGGTAGATCTAGCTTTTTCTGCTGCGGCATCTAACTCTTTAAGTCCTTCAATATTATTAGCTAAGTCTTCATAACTCATTCCCTGTCTGTTGCCTGTAGAATCTGTTATATAGTTGATAATACTATCTTCCAGATTTTTCTTTATATTGTTACCAATATCAACACCCGCAAACATAGTATCTAATCTATCTCTAATACTACTTTCTGCACCAGCGTCTAAGTCTCCACCTTCAGCAGTGTCTCTTAAAATTAATGGCAATTCTTTTTGTATAATTTGAAGACCTTTAATAAGATCTCCCATCTGTCTAGTTTCTTTCGTATTACCTAAACTACTATTAACACCATCGACCACACGAGCTAATTCCTGAGCAGAGTATGCTGTAATATTAGATAATGTTTGAGCCATTTTTTCTGATGGATTAGCTGCACCAACAGTTTCTCCAGTAAACTCACCAGATAATTGTGATAATCTATTTGTGCTAGAAACAATCTCAGATGTGACTCTTTGCATAGTGCTACCAAGTCTATTCATAACATCTGTTAAACTTAATGTGAATTTTTGTAATTGTCTATTAACAACCATCATACGTCTAGCTAAAGCTATACGTCTATTTTGACTACCTAACTCTTCATCAATACGTTTCTTAACTTTTGTTTGAGTTTCAGGATCAGAACTTTCAAATTCTTTTCTAGCTGTAGATAGTTCTATACCCTCTCTTTGCCTAGCTTCTATATAAATTCTTTTTGCTAATTCTTGATTAGCTTCAACAACAAGTTCTTCAGCTGCCTGCCTATCATTACTATTTAAACTATCTAAATATTCTTGAATGCCTTGTCCTTGACCTACATCAAAACCAGCACCACTTAGCTTAGCTCTAGCTTGTCTAGAACCTAAAATATTTAATTCATTAAAATCACCACTAGCTGATGTAGGACTAGCATACATCGCCTGTCTTTGTTCAGTAGTAAGATTAGCTCTTTCAATAGGATCCATCTGGCTTAATAATCTTTGAGAAGATTTCTGATCTTTAACAACAAAGTTGGTCTGTATATCTACAAGTTTTCTCAGTTGTTCTAAACTAGCTACTTGTGCTGCTAATTGCTGATCAGTAGCTGTATTATCGAGGAAACCCAAAGCACCTTGTATAGCCGCCGGTATAAGATTTACCGCAGCAATGAGACCTGTAGTTTTCACACCTTGTACTAAAGCTTTAGTTAGATAAGGACCGATAGTTCTAAAGCCTACCTTTATAAGTGGTCTTATCAAACCACCCAAGAAATATCCTTGAACACCTCCACCACTAGCATAGCCCTTAACTCCTACAGAACTACTACCAATTCTACCCCCTGTTGCAGCCTGCATGCTTTTCATAGCCTTGGCACGAATAACATAACTACCTTCTGGCAACATAGTATCGTAATTATCAACTTCCCCGCTACCTGAACCAGGAACAATCCCCATGCCACCAGCAAAATTTGGTTTATAACCGTTTCTATCCGCTTGATTCATCTTTTTAAGATTACCAATAGATGTCGGTAATGGTGGTGTAAATACTCCTTCTCCACTAGCTAATTTAACAGGAACCATACCTCCAGTATTAAAACCAATAGAGCCGCCTTTTGCTTTTCCTCTAGGTATAAATGAAGATGCAGCAGCACTTATCTTAGCCGCAGCCATGAAGCCTATAACAGTAGTAAGCGATGACATAAATCCTTCTAAACCACTACTTAAAGCATTCCAAATTCTATTTTTTTCTATTTCTTGTGCTGATTGATTTAAAGCTTGATTAAGATTTTCATAATCTCTATTAAGTTGTTGAACAAGCTCTTGTCTTTCTTCTATAGTTTGAGCCATATCTAAACGACCTAATGTTTTATCAAGATTACTAGACGCAGCTGTTACGCCCCTCATAGCATTCTCTAGCTCTCTAGCTGTAGACTCTTTAATAAAGCCACTAATCGCACCACCAGCCATTCCAGCTACTCCACCAATAGCAGCGCCCCGTCTGCCGAATGCTTGTTGTCCTAATATAGCTCCACTCATACCAAAACTACCACCAGAACTTAAAGCTCCAGTAACTCCAGCAAGAGTCTCGCTATGATCTGAAACAGAACCTGTCAACTTGTCAAAGCTATCAAACATCTTAGGTAATTGAGTAGATAATATAGTTGCTCCTGATCCTAAAATACCAGTTAGGCCACCCATTTTATCGCCAATAGAAGTAATCTTATTTGCTGCATCAGGAAAAGCTTTAGAAAGCTTATTCATACCGGGTATATTTGCAGTACTAAGTTTCTGACCGATGTTATCTAAAATGCTACCAAATCCAGACTCTATATTGGTTTGAGCATTTCGTAAATTCATTTTATCAAAAGATCCAAACTTACCTTCATTGAGCGATTGTCTGGCTCTAATGTCAATATCTTTAGTTTTCATTCCAGAACTAAGAAAACCTAATTTCTTTGCCATATTTTCTTGAGCTTTAGCAACTTCACCAGATGCATTAATTTGCATATCTAATGTTTCAGCCCATTGGCTTGAACTAGCCTTAATTTCTTCTATAGATAATCCACTCTTCATTGAAGCAACAAGATCGTCTATTGAATCGCTTAAAACATCAGGATCAATTTGATCTGCTCCACCATAAATTTTCTCTACTAATTCTTGAGCTTGTCCTCTTACCAGATTTTCTACATCAGCATCGCCAATAGATTCAATATTTTTCACAAGAACGTTTAGAAGATCTGTTTGGGCTCCAGTTTTACTAGTAGCTTGTTTTTCAGCTTGATTAAGAATTCTGTTTCTAATACTTTTCTCATATTTTTCAACAGTCATTCCTAATTTCTTAGCCATTCTAGCAACATAAGCAGCTTGATCAGCTTGTACGCCGCCTCCAGCAGCAAATCTTTGAACAAAACCGACAGCACCACCCTTATTAAAGCCTTGAATTTTATCTGCTTTATTTAGCTTATCTAGTTTTTGAGAGCCTAATTTTTGAGCAGCTTTTTTATTAAGGACGTATTCTCCCGGAGTAAGTAATGCGGGAACTGTATCTTCTACAGAACCTCCTGTAGCCATTCTATTTTTTCTATATCTATTTACTTGATCAAGGAATTTTGCAGGACTTTTACCTTTGCCGAAAACTGTTCTAGTAGTATCAGCAGGCATATCTGATGGCACGCCAAACATACTAGCAGCAGGACCTAGTCCCTTTTCAAAGTCTAAAGGATCATTACTTTGATCTTTATCGTAAGGAGCGCCAATAGAAGCTACTGCTGCTTCAAGATAAGCTCCTATAGCATTGTATAAACCTGCTCTTGCCAATCCTTTTTTATCTGGTATTTTAACTTTCGTTCCCCCGCCAATTTTTTGAGCCATTGACCCAGCAACATCCTGAACTGTACCTACAAAACCTTCTCTCATTTGTTTATCATAACTTCTTCCAAATTTGGCTCTGCGACCTACAAGATTAACCATCGTACCATCTTCAGCTTCCATGAAGTGGTCTGCGGGCTTACCTCGTAATCCTACTAGAGCGTATGATGGAGCAACCGCCTTTTCTCCTTCTAGCTTTTCGGCATCTCCAGCTTTTTTAGCTAAAACTTTATTGATCACATCTATAGCTGTAGCAAGTGCTTCTGGATTACTTGGATCGTCATAAACTCCTTTTCTTAATATATTATTTAGGCTTTTACTAAATTTGCTTCTATTGTCTATACCCGCAAGCTCTTTAACATTCTTAATCGATTTAGCATTCTGTATCTCTTGAGCTACAATATCTGTTGCGCTTACTCCTCTTTGCTCAGCTAATTCTTCTACAGAACCACCTGTAACAAACTTTTGAATCCTGCCTCCACGATTTAATTTACTTAACTTATCAGCTCCTATTTTTTCTACAGCTTTCTTGCGAATAACATATTCACCAGGAGTCAGCTTAGCTGATACAGTATCTCTGTTACCACTACCAGGCACTAAACCACCACTAGCAAAAGCCTTAGTAGATCCTCCCGACATACCAGCAATCATAGAGTTTAAATTTTGCATTGAAGCAATCAACTCTGCCATAGTAGATGTATTTGCTGCTAAGGCAGCTGTATTGGCTTTTAAGCTAGCAGGACTACCTTTTCTACCACCACCAGAACCCTTTGGCCCTTTACCTCCACCAAGAAGACCTCCAAGACCACCTCCACCTCCACCGCCACCAGACTTACCTACTCCACCAAGAAAGCCACTACCAAATTCACTCAGGATAGAAGCTCCTTTAATAGCAGTAAGAGCTGTAAGCATAGGAAGTAATGGTTTCAAAGCACCTGCAAGACTAATAAAAGCATTAGCGGTTGTTAAACTAACCGTAGCAATAGTCCTAAATGTTGTACTATCTCCAATCTCTCTAATTAAACCCACAAAAGATTGCCTAGTTTTTTCAAACTGCACAGCTAATGAAGCTTGCGCTTGTATAGCGGCCTTACTTAAACTGCCTTGCCCAGATTGAGCTACGCCTAAAGCTTTTTGAGCAGTAGCAAACTGTTGAATTAAAGGAATAACTTTACCAATCTGACGGAAACCACCAAGCTCTTCAACAATCTGTCCAAACCTTAAATCTCTAGGATCAAGACCACTAAGACCTTGGCTTAATCTTTTAACTGCTTCAAACGGCCCTACAAATTTACCTTCTAAATCTGTTAACGTAATACCAAATTCTTTTAAAGATTCTATTGTAGAACCTCTCTGAATCCTAGTGAAAATAGTTCGCAGACCAGTAGCGATAGTCTCTGCACCTTCACGAGTAGTTGATCTAACACTAGTAAAAAGCGCAACAAATTCATTCAAAGCCTGAGTACCTGTACTTACTCCTTTACTAGCGCTAGCAAACACGCCACCAGTACGCTGAATAGCTTTAATAATATCTCCAGCTTCAACAGCAAAACTAGCAGCAACAGCATTAACACTACCTAAAGCTGCCTCAAGGTCCGTAGAAGATATGCTAAACTGTTTCATTAAAGCGATACTACCCTCAACAGTATCGTTCAGATTATCAAAAGAAGGAGCTAGTGAAGATTTAGCCAGAGCTTCTAATGCTGTTTTAGCTTCCTGAGCACTTAAACCAGCCTGAGCTAAAGTTACTGAAATTTGCATTAAGTCTGTAGAAGCTACCCCTAAGTTAGTAGAAAGACTTGTTATCTCTTTAGTAATACCTTGGAGCCCAGCAACACTAGTACCAGTAACTTGACTTAATCTAATTAATTGTCTATCAAATTGTACGAATTCTTTATAAGCACTATTAATAGCATTGGTTAAACCATACACAACACCTGTAACAGCACTAAACGCAGCAAATCTTCTAATAGCCAAGCCTGATTGCTTACCAAATTCTTGTATCTGTGAAGTAGCAGTATCTATAGATTTACCAGCATTATTAACTTGCTTCTGCACCTTAGCAATAGACTGAACTGAGCCAGCACCCATTCCTTTTAGTCCTGCACCTAACTGAACTACGCTTTGATTTAGTCTAGCTACATTCTTATGAGCTAATGCTGCATTTCTAGATAAACCTTGTAGCTGTTTGTTAATATTAGCTACGTTTTTAGCAGATGCTCCTTTTAAATCAAGATCTACTTTAACTTTAACACCAGATAATTGTTTCCTCATTTGAGAAGCAATTGCTCTAGTATTTCTAGGGCCTCTAAGATTAATTTGTGCTGTGAGATTGAATGCCGCTGCCATTTATTTACCTTAATCTAATATACACACAAAATCCCCTAAATTAATAGAGGATCTTGAATGTATGATATAAACAAATTATGTCTATTCAACTGGTTGGGTTTCTGGTTCCTTATCTTCTTTAGTTGAAACTTCCGGTTGATCTGTTGATTCTTCTGTTTTGTTTTCATTTTCATTTTCCAAAACTACGGGCTTACCACTATCATCAGTAAAAGGAACAAAATCTACAACATAATCACCATCTGCACTAACTAAGGTTCCATCCCTATCAACAAATTTTCCTGCCTCATTAACATATCTGCCATTCTCATCAACTCGTCTACCATCTTCGTCTACCAACTGACCTGCTGGATTAACGAATCTTAAGTCATCATTAACAAATTTATAGTTAATTAAAAACTTATTTTCTGGTAATTTTTTCTCAAATTCTGAATCTAAACCATATAACATGGCTGCCAATTTTTGTGCTCCCATAACTCCAATAGGATCAGAAGATCTATTTAGGTAGTCTTCATAGCTACTAAAATAAACTTTCTTATTACTACTATACACCAAGCAGCAAGAAACTAAATAATTAAACCTAGCATTATCAGCCTGTCCTTCTGCCGTATGCGTATCGAGATTAGTTCTAACAGATATAAGATCTTTTAGCTCTTCTCGTAAATTTTTCATTTTAAGGGCTACACCTTTAGCATTTTGTAGAGATATGCCACCCGTAGCTAATTGTTTTTCACAATCATTTAATTCTGTTTGAATAGCCATAAATCTAGCTTGCTTATTATCATCCCATAGTCCTTGATCTTTTAATAGATCATCTAATTTGGCTCTAACAATAGAGCCTGATTTTACAGCATCTGAGAATGCTTGATTATATACTTTCTGTCCTTCTCTTTGTTGATGTAGTGTGGGTGACTGTACGAGAAACTCAACAGCTTTTCCATCAACCTGTAAACTAAATGTTTCTGCCATTATCTATCTCCTTTATTATAATAAATTTGTAGATGGTATTTCTCCACCTTGTTTAAGTAATTGTTCAAATCCTGTATTCCGTTTCTCATTTGATCATTTCCATGATCTAGCAAATCACTTCTTAAGTCTTCCCACTTATCTCTAAAATAAGCTTCTTGACCATCTGAAGGTTCTTGATTACCATTCCAAAGATATCCAAATTCATTTTCAAATCTAGCAAGAGCACCAATTATTGTAGTTTTAAATCTTTTTTCCATTTGATCTATCATTTGTCGTCTACTATGATTTTTCATATTAATTTCCCTTTTGGGCTGCCATAGATTGTTGTTTACTATTAACTTGATTTTGTATTTGAGTCTTTACATGTGGTAAATCCTGCCAAGGAATACCAGATTCTGATGTATTATCTGCTGCCAATTTTTGCATATGTCTAATTTCTGCCATACCTTTAGCATCATTCAGACCATAAATTTCTTTAGCCTCTTCTGTAGAATTAGCTATAACAAATACTTCTCCAGCATTTTTATATTTACCGCCAACATCTTCCATAAGTTTATTTTTCTTACGTTCTTTTTCAGCCTTTCTTTTCCAAAATAATACCCATCCGTCTAAAGCATCATCATCATTTATAACAGCATCTTCAGGACATTCAGGGTGTTCTCGTACGGAATCATACATTTTACTAATATTAATTAAGAGTCTTTGTTCATCTGTCCAAAGATATGCAGGAGGTGCAAAAATATTACCTTTAGCAGCATCCCAATAAGATTTCCATATCTCACTTCTAGCCAAAGTTCTCAAATCATCATGAGATACATCATGTTTTTGTACAGCAGTCATAAAATCTTCCAATTCTCCAGAGTCTACATGCTCATCATTAAATACTAAATTATCTTTATCGTCGTAAATAGTATGAGTTAAAATATATGAATTTTTGGCACTCTCAGCATGACTATCTAGAGTTAGGTGATCCATAGAGTGTTTTTTGCCTAATAATTCTGCTATAGCAGATTTGCCTGTTTCTAAGCTAGCTTTAATTTTCTTTTTCATAGCCGGATCAATATACTTAAGGTATAATTCAATTTTCATATCCTCTAGTCTGTTATTTAAAATCTTTAATTGTTCTTCTTGTTCATTATTCCATATATCATTAGTTCTTAATATTTTCTCAGCCTGATGTTTAGTTAGCCAATGAGTAGTATCGAACCTATTATTTTGTATGATATCTAAAGATAAAGCATGTGCTTGTTGTTTGATTTGTAGATTAGGCAAAACTACTTTATATCTTTTGCTTTTTACAAAAGTATAATAACTGCCATTAATAATCCTGTATAGAGTTCCTTCTATATCCATAAATTTTCAAAAATAAACTATGTTGTAATCGTTAGATTATTATATGTAGTATATGTAAAGCTGATAGTAGCATTTCCGCCACCAGTATCACCGCCTCCATAAGTCACATTACTAAGTTTACAATCCTCCATTAAGAAAGTTATCCCGCACATATTTAAACTTATATCTTGCTTCTCGTAAACACCATTAGTAGGACTATTACAAGCCGCTACGGTACCAAACGCTGCACCGTCCGTACTTGTTGCGCTAACCTCAAACTCAACGGTTACTTCTGCTGGTAAACTAGCATAGTTATGAACAGATTTAAAGTTTCCAAGAGCTAAAATTTGCTCACGACTAACAGATGTGCTAATACTAATATTAGTTAAATTACCAGCGTTAGTTACTAAAGACGGAGCGCCTCCATTATAGTGCTGTCTAGTTTTAGCTGTAGAGCTGGTGTCTTCACTGACACTACCGCAACCACCACCTAATACTTTGTTATCAGCAAAAAATGTTAATTCTTCAGTAAAAATACCGTCAACAGGAAAATTATAAGTTGCACCACTAATACCAGCACCTGTACACTGCACACTAGCTGTACTAGTTAAAAGAGGTGATGTGTCATCTCCAATGCCAAGACATAAAGTCTTATCAGCTGATCCTACATTAGTAATAAAGTTTCCACTCCACATTGTACCACTACTACTTGTCAAAGCTCTACTAACGGTAAACTCTACACTAGGAGCAAGATTCATAATATCTACAGGCTTTACTTGACCTAATTGAAATACAGGTTCGAGATCAAAAGTGGTTGTTATACCTACACTTTGAGCGCCTTTAACAGGGCTATTATCTAGAAATGCAGCGTGACAAGCATAAAAAACTCTATTTGACATTTATCTCTCCTAGCTATGTTAAAAATAAATTGATGGGGACCGAAATCCCCACCAATACGTGTTCCCAACAGGTAAGAATCAACTGTCGTCGATAGTTAATTCATTAAAGGTGCTATAGCTATAGGTGATAGTAGCGTTTCCACCACCAGTATCTCCACCACTATAATTTACACTTGTTAACTTACATTTGTCACCAAGGTCAAAGGTATAGTCATTAGCCCCATCGCTACCACAAATCTTCACTACAATTTCACGATCATTAGCAGCAAGACCGCTACAAGCTGTTTCTGGAACGTCTACTTCAACGCCATCATGAGTAATAGCAATAACCTCAAACTCGCAAGTAACCTCAAGAGGGAAGTTAACGAAACGATGAAAAGGCTTTAAGCTACCAAGCTTATACATACTTTCACGACCAAGATCAGCACTAATACTAATACTAGTAATGTTTTTACCAGAAACCTCTGATGGGATAGTCGAACTAGCAATATCAACATTTTGTCTTCTAAGAATTGTTGATTCTGCAGTACTCGGAGCAGCGACACTACCAGTAAGAGCTTTTGCATTACCAACAAAACTAACTTCTTCTGTAAGATTTCCATCTACAGGGAATGAGTAGCTAACGCTAGAAACAAACATACCGCTACAAGTAATAGCGCTGGTGTTTGCAAGAGTAGCTGATGTATCATCACCAACTCCAACAACAACAACGGCGTCATCTTGAGCATTTTCAATCAAACTACCACCACCATTTGTGGCAAGATTCCAGATACTGCTTTGTCCATCAAGAACTTTAGATACTGTAATTTCAACTTCTGGATCAAGTGAAATATTGTCATAAAGAGCGAGCTGACCAAGCTGGAAAGCCTGCTCAAGATTAAAGTTGGTGGTTATACCTACGCTCTGAGCGCCTTGTACAACTGTAGTACCAATTTTAACGCCATGAGAGGCGTAAAATACTCTATTATTTGGCATAGTTAAATCTCCGTCTAATATTATAAGGAACTAGTGGGAACACTTACAGGTATATACACCAATTTTTTAAAGTGTATCAAATATTATTTCAGCTGTAACTCTAATCTTAGCCTCTTCAAAGAAATATCTACTTTCTACTTCGGAGACTATAAAATCCTTTAAATAGCAAGTTTTCCATCTATAGGTATCATCGCAGGTAATTTCACCAGTAACAGGGTCTGGATCTGTACAATCCATAATAAGATCATTATAAGATAATCTAGCAGAATTTAAAGACCCATCAAAACTAAATGGCAAAACACCATTAGTCGCTAATTTTTTGGTATCATACAGCCATATTACCTTATCTTCCTGTAAACGAATGATATCTATAATAGAATTTCTATGAGCAGCATTATTAGCTATAACATGCAAGATAAGATCTTGTTGAGAGATTAAAGATTTATTACCTAATTGATAAGGTTTTGAAGTTCCTTTGGGGACTGTTTCTATAATAACACTAGGCATCTGAACTCTATTTTGATTAAAAATAGCATATTCTCCAGTATTCTCGCTAAATTGTGTAGGGTCATTAACAATATCGGATTGAAATTGTTTCCACCATACTAAATTACTACTAGATTTATGCACTTGCACCCATCTATATGCATAATCCATTCTAACATCACTAGTAAGACTAATAGCAGTATCAAAAATAACTCTACTATTCATAAAATCTAAAGTGTGAGAAGGAGCAGCAACACCATCTACAGTGATACTATTAGCAATAGTAGGAGAATAATCGTCTATACTTTCATAAACCCAATCCTGATGTCTAGTCTGCCATACCTGACCATCAGAATAGTTAGGGTCATTAACATATGCTAGTTTGTTAGGGTCTGCACTTGAACTATTAGCTGTAGAATTAACATTAACAAATCCACCAATATTCAAAAAACCCCAATCAAGAAAAGACTTCATATTATTTTCTATATTAGATATAAGTAAATAATCATTAATTGAATCTATACCACTAAATTTTTCATCACCTTTAGCCATGTTTTATTTCCTTAGGGATTGTTCTAACAGTCTAAATACCTGATCTTCTACGCTATCTATGGCCTCTGTAATCCAATTCTTATTGGCTGTACCAGCAAAAGATGAAGGTACTCCCCATCTACTACCAGTTTTACCAACCATAATAGCATTACCAGATCTAGATCTAGGATTGCTACCAAACTTAATATCATAATCTTTAATAATCTCTTTGTCTCCAAATAATAATAACCATCTTAACCATTCTAACTGAGATCCCTTTTCTGTATTTACTACCGCAGCAGCACTACTTAAAACATCGGAGTAATCAGATTGAATCATAGAGAGGGAGAAAGAACCGATTATTTGATTACTTTTAATTTTAGGTTTTTTATATTCTACTTCTAAATTTTCCCAGAACCTTAATATTTGAGATAATCTACTACTAGAACTATCTAAGCCAAATTCTGCTCTTAATTTTCCTGAGGTTAAAGATTGATATGTTCTATGGCTAGTTATAGCCTCAGAAACTATACTCACAATATCTCTTTTGCATCTATTAAAGGCTTGTTGAAAATATTTATCTACCTCACCAGATAAGGCTTTGAGTATTTTTACAGATATTTGCGAACTGGTTTCTTTAATGTTAATATCAACATTCATTATGTTCTTTTCCAATTAGTAAAAATATATCTACTATCACCAAGACCAACCGGTGCAGGCTCGTTAGCTCTAATAAATATATTATTAGTTAAACTAGGTATATCTGTGTTAAAAACAATTTTAGAACACTTTTTAATGTTATCTAAATAGCTAATATTGCATATAGTTTGAGCATCAATATTCGGTGCATTAACAGCTCCTACAAAATTCTTACTATCTGTTAAAACAGCGAAATGTACAGCGTCTTCTGCTACGGAGGAGTTAGTCAAACCGGAACCTAAACAAAAAGGGCAAGTTTGTCCATTAACGAAAGAAATAGGTCCTGTACCATTATATATATTAGCAGATTTTTTACTAATACTATCATAAACACAATTAGGACATTGAGTTAATTTTGTAGTTTCGTATATTAAATTACACGGTATGGTTAGCCCAGTATCCGCTAAGATAATGTCTATTTGTTGATTATATAAAGTCTTAAGTGGTGTCAAATCCATTATGTATAAAATCCATCACGAGTACTACGGGCTGGTAAATCAGCAACGAACAAAAATCTAGGATCAAAATTATTGCCAGCAAACGGACTAAGCACAGCACTAATCGCAGTAGCATTACCTATATTATGCTGTTGTTTAAGATATTCGTAAACTCCACAAGGACCAATATCAATAATATTTTTATATCCAGATAAATTGCCAGATACATTAAGTTGAGCTGGTCCTAATCCTGCTTTAATACCTTCAGTAGCAGCTCTAGTTCTGTAGGTGCTTTGATCTAAAAAGCAAGATGCCCTTAATGCTACAAAACTAATGAATGTTTCATCTCTTGTGTTTACCCCAGTAGGATCTGGCGTTATTGTATTTGTTACAACATCAATTTTATATTCCTGATCTAAATTTAGATCAATAACAACATACCTAGCAGCAACAGATATGAGATCGTTTATTTTTGTGTCGCTATATACATTATTAGCATCTGGTGGAGCTGGGTCATTAATCAAGGCACGTACAATAGTTCTAATTTCTGCTGACATAATAACCTCTTATGATAATAGTGGACTAACTATATTTATATACCCCATTATAGACTGCATGTATATAAAAAAATAGCCACCCCAAAAGAGGTGGCTACCTTTATTAAGCAATATAAGCTTAAATCTTAGAGAGAACCAAGAAGCACTCTTCTATTATCTAGAACAGCAAACCCTTGCTCAGCCCATCCATAGAAACCAGCTCTCTTCTGACGATGTAATGTATCGTCTTCAAAAATCTGAACTTCTTGACGAACCGGCATGATAAATGAGTCTCTCTTACGAAGATCGAGACCAACAACAATTTCACTGTCGCCAGCATCCATTGTTCCAGAAAGAACATTATCATAAAACTCTTGATATTCTTGACCTTCGCCAAGCTCATCAACATCATGAAGGTTAACACCAAAGACACGGTTTACATTGCCATCAGCAGCGGTGTAGATTTCACGACGAGTAATTTCGTCAACTTGATCTACGCCCCAGTTTCTGATGTCTTCCATACCTTCTGGCGAAACATAAAGATCGGTGAGGATACCTCTGTTATTGCTAGCAGAGTTGCCACCACCATTACGACGCATGACAGTTTTCATGAGAGAAACAAGTCTCTTAGTAAACTGACCAGCATCAGCGTCACTATCAAAAACAACGATGTTTCTGTCAACACCAGCAGCAAGCAAGGTGTGCCATCCATCATCATTCATTTTCTTGGTAAACTGCGCTTCGAGAACTTCCATAGCACGACCGACAACATCCCAACGGGCGTCACGAGCATACTTTAAAAGATAATCGATACTTGCACCAATATCATAGGTTGGAACCATGACATAGTCGCCTTCGACATGTCGTTCTGGCACATAACCATGATTAGGTAAAGTATACGCAACAAAATCAGCCTCTGTTCCAGGGGCCAAGAAATCTAATGGAAATTCTGGAGTAGCACCTGGAGCTAATTGAATTGGCTCAAAGATGTTATCGAGAATATCTCCACTAAGAATAGCTTGACGCAATGGAAGCTCAAGAGCTTTTGCAAACTCTTTACTTGCAGCTAAAGACTGCTCTTTTTCTGCCGAACCTGATCTAATCAGAAGATCAGTAAGCTCAGCGGATGGTTCAAATTTATTAGCCATGTTTATAAATCTCCTTCTTAATCAGGTAATGTTAATATCTACTTTGACGTAGCCATCGGCATCTTTGCCGCTTAAAAATGTACCAACTTTAACGCTATTTGTAGATACTGTGGTGAGATCACCAGCACCATCATAATAAGCAGCGTCTCCAGCCACTGGTGCTTGACCAGCAGTAAGACTGTCAGTAGTAACTTGACCCCTACGAAGAAGAGCCACTTTGCCTCCAGCCTGAACCTCATCTTTATGATAATTGATGTGCTGTCTTGTAAGATCAAGATTAACAACATCATTTAGTAAAACACCTGCTGGTGCAGTACCTGATGGGCTGCCTGTCGGATAGATAACTACGGCATCAGCGTCATCCATGGATGAACCGATACCACCATTACCGTTGTATACTACAACACCGCCACGATCGCCGGTGGTGTTCATAAAGAAAGATACATCGGTAAAACTTTCAACACGATCTGGTTTTAAAGCCATTTTTCATTCTCCTTTATTGGACTGTTGTTTGCCTAGTCTAGAATAAACAAAATCTACTAATGATGCTCTAGTGTGATCGATCTCTGAATCTTCATCACTACCAACACTAAGATCAACAGCTTCTTCAGCTTCTGCAGTTTCTAAAGCTTCTTCAGCAACTTCAGCAACTAAATCTTCTGTTTCACTTTCTTGTTCTTCAGTTTCAGTAGCCTCTACAACTTCTTCAGTTTCTGCAACTTCTTCTGAAGCAACTTCTTCTGATTTAGTCTGAGCCCACTCAGGGACATTAGAACTTACCAAAGACTTGATAGTAGCGAAAGCCTCGTCGTCTAGATCTTCAAATTTACTCACTGTAACAGTAGCTACATCGTGAGCAACACCAGACTCGACAAGTTCAGAGACCCTACTAACAATAATTGCCTGCCTAGCAAGTTCAGCTTCTTTTGCTTTATACGCTTCAATAGCTTCATTAGCAGCAGCAAGTTCGGTTTTTAAAGCCTCAAGATCGCAATCTTTAGCTTTAATGGATTCTTCATGAGTGACAGCAAGCTCTTTAAGCTCATTTGCTTTAACTTCGTCAAGCTGTGCAACATCATATTCCATTTTATTTTTATGTTCTTCTAAAAGTTTATCTTTTTCAGCTACTGATTCACTGAGTTTAGAAGAGGAGTCTGACATTCTAGCCATTTCTTCTTCTTTATCTTTCATAGTAGCTTCTAGTTGCATGACTTTGGCTTCTAGTTCGCTAACGCGACTATAAGCTTCTTTAAGAACTTCGCCACAGCCGGTCATAGCTTCGACTTTTTCTGTGAGTTCTTTTACATCTTTTTCTAGACTCATATTATCATTCTCCGGGTTAAAGGACGCTTGGATATTAAATACACTATTATTGGCTAAAAGGTTATCATCTTTTTTAAGAAAAATTTTATCAGTGGTGTCTTTATCAAAAATAATACTCTCTGGATTCGCAGGCTTGTCTACAAAACCCTTTCCAGAAAAGCTAATATTCCTTAACACCCTGCCAATTTTATGATTATCATATTCACCAATACCACCATAAGACCTCAAGAATTTTGTTAAATAAGATGTATTATTATTTCTAGCTAAAATCTTATATTCTCCAGTTTCTGCATTTAATAATCCATAATCAAAATTATTAAAATAACACTCCATACTGACAAACTTCTTACCAGCCTCAATGTCTTGTATAAGAGACGCAGCTCTTTCTCTTAATTCTGGATTAGAAAAATTACGATATATAACAGAGCCTGTAACAATATGAAATTTATTTGGTAATACAGAAATGTCTGAATTTTCTGGTATTTTATTGCCTTCAGAATCTATAGGCCAATTAGAAATAATATGACCTACTATTTGGTCTTCATCATGCTCTAAATTTGTGGGTTTATCTTCAGGTGTATTTTTAGCTTTCCAAACTTCTGCTTTATCAAAGATGTCATCATTACGATTCCATGAAGAAGAGACAAGAATAGACTGCACATAATACAAGTCGTCATCGTCGACCGAGGCTAAAGATTTACCATCTGGATCAGAGATATTCTCTAAAACTTTTTCAATCTCCGTATCAAGACTAGCTTTTGCTATATTAATATTTGATACAGTAGTTGGTTGAATTTTAGTGACATATGCTACAGACGCATTAGCCATCACTTTTTCAGCGACACCATCATCCCATTCTTGTTGATAAATTTGCATAATTAATTCTCTTCCGTGTGAATAGATGAGTAGTAAATAGATTTAACCAATTTTTGCTCTTCTGTTGTCAAGTTTCTTCGTAAATTATTAGATATAGATCTTACCCAGTATTCATACCCCGATATTAACGTTTTGGTATTCTTTGAAATATTTTTTATATTAGAAGAAATTTTATCTGAGTCAATTTTTGCAAAAGGACTTAATGAAAATAAAGCTTGGGTTTTTATGAATTCCAAATTTTTAGATTCTCCATTAGACAAAGATCTCAAATTTTTCTTATCATAAAATTCTAATATCAGAGGATTAATTATTCCCGCTATTTTTTCCTGAGCGTCTTGCGCCCATATGTCTAGAGTAGCTCCAGTTCTTGGTCTAAATTCTTTAGTTTTTCGTTTATCAGTATCTTTTGACATTTTTGGACGGCCTTCTCCAGGGACGCCAGGTAAAGATTCCGGAGAATCTTTAACCAACTTCGTTGTGTTAGTCTTTTCTGTGTTATTTTTTAGTTCATAAAGATTTTTTTCTCCTCGTTTCTTTTTATTAAGATCTAAGCCCACCTCGCTAGGAGTAGCCATTCCAGCCTGTAAAGCTATTTTTTTCAGACTGTTTAGGAATTCTGCGTCATGATATGGTCCAGACTTAGTAGGTCTCTTATTAGACTTTCTTTCCTTGCTTTCTCTGCTAATTCTACTTTGCTCCATATCAGAATCAAGACCAAATCTAGTTTGTATTAATTCCTCACTAACTAAGTTTCTGTCAGCAAGTTGTATTAATAAGGCTTTTTCTGCTTCTTCATTACTAAGGTCCATCCTGTCAAATTCTATTTTGGCTGGATATCTGAAACCCATAGCTTTTTGAACTGCATAAATTTCTTGCTGCCAAAACTGCATTAAGACTTGTCTTCCATACTCTAATCTTTGAGTTAATGTTTTTAAACTAATGAAATTATTAGTAGTTCCAGCAGCTCCATATGTACCCGTAAGAGTAGGGGGGATGCCAAGACCAGCATAAACACTATTTAGATGTGGCGTATATTTTGCCTCTCCTAAGAATTGATGAACATTAGTTTTACTTTCTAATAATTCAATGTCTGGACCCCAAATTAAATCCATAGTGCCACCACCAACATTATTTTGTAAAATATTTGATAACTTTGCTGCTGCCGCTTTTGTTGGTGCAATCTTATGCTCTAAATTACCTAACTTAAAAATTCTAATATTAGAAATAGCGCCATCTAAGGCTGCTAAATCTGCAAGTTTAAGTTTTTCAATAATATTAATATCATCCATGATAGCATATATCATAGGATAAGCCCAATTTTGCCAGTCATCTTTTTTATAATGGAATACTAAAGTTTTTTCAACTTCTAAAGGGTATAGTGTTTTATTTTTAGCTGCTAATAAAATAGTTTCTGGTAATTCTGCAACTATTTGTTTCTCAACACTATTCTTAGGGCTATTAATTGTTTTCCTTAATTGAGAAGGCATTGATATAGCATATTGTTTTTTACCAACAAAAGAAGACAAACTCTCTCCCAAAACATCAACATAAAAAGGATCTATAAAAGTATATCTCCACGGAATCTCTTTTCTTTCAACTTTAATTTCTTCTAAAGATGGGTCTATATCAGCTTTAGCATTCGCCTTGTATAATTCATCAGATATTTTTTTGTTAATTTTAGCTGTCTGCTTATTGATAACAACATTGCCAACTCTGTATAAATTATTAAGAAATCTTTCACTTCTATCTAAACCATTAACTTTTCTAAACCAATTTCTATAAAATCTTTCTATTCTTTTATTTCTGTGAGACAGTCTAATTCCTTGGGAACCAAAATCCCCCATTAAATCAATAACATTCTTAACAAGACCAACTCTTTGATATATAGTATCTGCTGTCTTAATAATATTTTTTAGCTTAACGGGCACTGCCTCGTTAGGTCTAAAATAATCATAATCAGATCTGGTTAGTCCTGGCCTACCAGAAGTATTGTCTGATAAATTAGAAAAATCCCTATTATATCTAGCATAACCAGTGGTTTTATGTATCCCTTCAAACTCACTGATAGACTTAGAAGATTCTTCTAGAGCTTGTTGTTTAGATTTTAAATCTTCTCCCCATGTTACGTATAGTTCTTCTTTTTCGATCTCTGCGTTTTCTATAGCATCACTTTTCGGATATTTTTTGGACATAATTCTATTGTATTTCTATTGCAATTCTAATGATTATGGAAGACTCTATTATTATACACTATTTTTTGTAAATACCAAGATATATATCATTATTAGCATCATTTGTAAACCATGCTGGACCTTTATAGAGACTTTCTTTATCGTCTTTATATCTACCATCTACACCTCCGATAACATCATACTCAACAGGAGCGTCTGCTCTGCTAATAGATCTAGCTATAGAATTGGCTATAACTAGTGAGCTGTATCTATCTTTCCTTAATTTACCTCTTTTGGCTCCTGCTCCCTTATTATCTGGGGTATCCCATTTTTCTCTAGCTCCAGAACTATTGCTAGTTTGACTCATTACTATAGTTGTTAGTTCGTTTTTTAGTTCTTCTATTTCTAAAATACACTCTCCTAGAGTATCATAAACATTCTCTAGATCAGTTTCCATAACATTCTGAGCATCTTTCTCCATAGCTAAACCTAGTGTTAGATTATCAAATGATGGAAATAGTAAGACTTTATCTTCGAAATCTTTTCTAAGTCCATGATTAGCATGACTGGTCCAATCAGATCTAGCAAATTGCACTAACTCTAAAATATGTAATCCTGGTTTATCATCACTATCTTTATGCTTTTTTCCATCTATAATAGGCCATATAGGAACTTCATTTTCCTTTAGCTTATTATTATCGTGTAAAGCTTCCTCAATAGCTATACCGCCTCCCTGTGCGTCAATGCCTATTCTTTCGCATGGAAATACAGTCATTAATTCTCTAATTTTTCTAGCGCAAAAGCCATAAAAATCATTCTCTTCTACTAATCCTGTTTTTTGTCTCTTCTTAAAATTAGTTCTGTTGGTAGTCCAGACATATACTATTCTCGAATGATTAGGGTGTAATTCTATAACTACTATACAAAAGTTATCCTGTTCGCTCGCTGGGTCAATACCATAAACATATTTTTTATCAGGATCTCCCTTTACCCTAGCATCAAAAATCATAGGTTCTTCATTAATAATAATAGGGTTTTTAACATTAGCTACACAACTCTCAACTAAGCTTCTACGAAAAAATCCACTACTATCTTTAGTAAAACAAGCTGCATATTCCATATTGTAAATACCACTATGTATCGTAGCTCTTGCTCTAGCAACCTGTCTATCATCCATAAAGCCTTTAGGTATTAATTCATATGGAACTCTAACAACGCTATAATCTTGCCAATTAAAATTATTAGGGACTTCTCCTTGGAATATTTTACCTAACTTTTCCTTATCTCCTTTACTATGTATAATAGATCTATATCTCTCCCAATACCGAGCGAAGTGTTTGAAACTATAATCAGCAGTACCTGCAATGATAGCTTGATTACTTTTCCGATATTGTAAAGACTCTAGCTCTTCGTTCCAAATGCCAAGTTCTTTCATTAGTTCTTTTTTAGCTTCTGCTTTAACATTACCCATAGGATCTAGCAGACACAGCAGCAAAACCAGCATACAACAGTCTCATATACTATCTGGAGAAATAGACGCAAATTCATCAGCAATAATAATATGAGCTCTTAAGCCTCTAATCTTACTACCATCACCAAGAGGGATAGCAATAGTCCAACTATCTCCATAATCGCATAGTACATCTATCTACATCTCTTCTAGGACCATCGTCATTACCATTAAAAATACTACGTATTATAGGGCTAGTGCGCCACATATTTTCCATGTATTCAAAAATAATTTTACTCTGTCTGAAAGCAGCACCAACTACAACGATCTTACTACCAGGAACAAAAATGCATTTTAAAGTATGCAATATAGACTCAAGTAAGAAAGATTTACCAAATCCACGACTAGCAATAAACATTGGGAATGGCCTATCCCAAAATTCCTCTAAAATAGCTGCTTGAATGGGATGCAATTCTATATCCATTAAAAGTTTTGCAGTCATGGAAAAATTAGCTGGGTCTTTAATTATATTAACTAAATGTCTATCTGGATTCTCTATATCTGTTTCAGAGCGATTGATCATAACATTTTTATCTATGTTGATCTTATCTATATCGCCTATATTTAACCATGCGTTATCTAAATAGCTGTTACTTACCATGTAATTCGTTCACTCTCTTAAAAATAGAAAAAGCCATTTGGTTAGCAGCTTCTGGGTTATCACAAAATACTACATTTATATTATGTTTAATTTGTAGTTCTGTTAAGTACTTTAATATGTAAGCAGGTCTAATTTTAATTTTAGACCACATATGTCTAGGAACATTAGAACCAATAGGGTATTTTAAAACATCCTGTAAACTAAACTCTAGTAATATAAACTTATATAAGTAATCATTCATTCTAAGTATCTCAGCTTTAAATCTAGCCTCAGAAATATTATTAGCTATTTCGCTTACGCTATTTTTTCTCTCTATGCATAAAAGCTCTTCTAACCCCTCAATACTATAATCTCCTGTATCTAGCTTTCTATTAATAGTATCACAACCAGCAAAAGCCCAAGGTTTTTGTTCTCTGGTATCTATAATAATGTTAAAACTATATTTCTTATCTGGTTTATGAGTCATGGCAAAAATTCAATACGGGTAACATTCTTTGTTCTATAATATTTTGCGATATTTCGAAATCCATATCTAAAAATTTAAGTTTATTAAAATCTCTTAAAGCTTTAGAGAAAACCTTTTTTATATTACACCCTGCTATCAATAAATTAGTCAATATATTATTCTTTACTATTCTATTTATATAAATAGAGCCTATAACACAAGCATCTGTTAAATAATTAAGATTAAAGGATTTACTATACAGATACAAACAATAGCCTATGACATCTTCTACTTTAGGTAAATAATAACCTATACCATTATATTCTAAAAACTCTGGAGGATTATTTAGATAAACTTTGTCATACTTATTAACATAATCAATATAGCGAATGTTCACATTATAGTCTTCTAAGTATTTAAAATTAATATTTTTATAATTAAAAGAAAATTTAGATACTTGAGGATGTGTTTTGCTTAAGTAAATACAGGTATTAAAGAATTTATAATTATTAATTACTAAAGAATTCTTAGTAAAGCTTCTTGGATAACTAAAAAATAAATTCTTAGAATAGTTAAAGAGATATAATGCTAAAGATGGCTCCATACCTAAAATACAAGAACATTCTGGAGTGTAATTACAAAATTCAGAGTTAAAAATTAAATTATATAAGTATAAGTTATTGGACATCTATATTGTAAAATTTGGTATATAGGTAAAAATCTTTATAAATTTGTGATTCTAAGTGAGAAATATCTATATCTTTATTTATTAGTCTAGCTTGATTAACATTATCTTGAGGAAAATCAATATCTATATTAAATTTAGAGTGTAGATACTTTTCTAAAGAAGAGATATCTTCTAGTTTAAATAATTTTAAATTAACTTCTTGATGATTATTAAAAAATACTTTATCTGTTAGCATTTTGTAATGAACTGTTTTCATCATGCTCTGGGCGCAACTAAATTGATGCCAAATATTTCTTCCATGTAGAAGAAGATTTTGTCTACGAATATCAAAAAAATATAAGCTTTTAAACATATCAATTGGTTCTCTAGTAGTAACTATGAAAGTCCAATCATCTATATTTTGTTTATGTTTTTGTTGTAAAAAGACAATCGCACTATCTAAATTTGAATGAACCCAATTAAAATGATGATGATTCCATCCACAATCTACTAAAGTTTTAGTACTATAGAAAATTTTAGAATGTAAATTAACATTCGATTTTCTGATAGCTTTTTCTAGAGAAGTACTGCCACATTTAGGTTTTCGTAAAAAACATATCTTATAATCATGTAATACTATCATTTTTTACCTGCTACAATCTTAAAAAACATCATTTCATAATTTTCTTCATTGCTTTTTATAAGATCATGATGATATTTACATAAAGTAATTCCATTATCAGGATGTAATCTTAAACCTGGATAATCTGCCCACTTTTTAATATGATGAGCATTTAATCGCCCTCTGTGTTTTTTACATTCTGGCCACTGACACTTAAACTTGTCTCTTGCAAAAACTTTTTTAATCCAGTCCTTATATTGTTTATCGTATAGTCTTTTATTCATCTTGATTCTTTAATACTGATTCTGCATTTAGTATAGGTGTATCAAATTCATTATCTTGGTATTGATGTGGAGATTGTAAGTCATTTTTAGATTTATCAGTAGCCATCTTTAATATTTCAAGCTGTCTACCTTCTTTCTCTCTAATCTCTTCATCTTCCAACATTCTAATTAATCCTGTCCAACTACTTTTACCATCTTCAATTCTTTTAATTCTTTGTTCTCTAGTAGCTTTAAGATCTTTGCTAATTTTTTGCTGTTCACTTAAAAGCTTAGTATATTCATTGGTATAACTAGCAATACTGTTTCTAGCGAAACTAAGCTGAGTTTCTAAATTAGCAAGCTTCGCTGTGTCCCTATCTACGTCTGGCATAGAATATTCAAAATCAACTTGCTTTTGTAGTTTTTCAGTTTCTGCTATATGCCTTTTTCTTTCTTTCATACTTCTATTAATAAGAATATCTATAGTGATAAACTGTTTGATCTGTAATTCTTCTGCTGGTAAAACATCTTCTCTAAACTGCTTAATAAGATTAACCCATGTACTTTCGAAATAGTCTAATTCTCCAGTTTCTCTATCAAACTGTTTACATACCTCACTCCAAAAGGTTTTGGATCTTAATTTCATACTTAATATCTCAGTATCTGCATGTTCAGCAGGGGTTTGTAATAACTGGTTTTTTTCTATATATTTCTTAACTGGAGTAGTATTTCTATTTAAGTATTCTGCTATCTCTTCAATACTAGAAGTAGTAGCATTATCTCTTATATACTTTTCTTCCTTTAAAGAAAGCTGTCCTCTTTTTTTATTCATTTTTATACTTAGGTATGAGTTTCTTTTTAATAAAATTCTGCAATTTCACTTTTTCATTTTTAACTACCTTTTGACCATATTTTAACTTAAGGTAGGTGCTTCTATATTTAACTGGTAAATTTTCTTCTATAAAATCTATTAATTGCTGATCAGATATATTGTCAACAAAATCTTGGTTACTAGCTGGATCTATCTTATCTATGTAAGATGGTTGAATAATACCTTTTTTATTATTATTACGTTGAAACCAAGATCTATAAGCGTGGCAATTAAACTTATCATTAAATTCATTACAGTCATTACCATCTGATGAATTAATGTTATATAAAGGACATGTTAAACATGGCTTATCCGGCCTTTGATAGTTATCTCGCTTATAATTAAATAATCTATTCCTAACATGTGTCCATAAAAAGTTCTCTAATGGTCTAGAGTAATCATATTTTTCTAAGCCTTCTATAGCAAAAATAGCAGCTTGTTGCTTCATATCATTAATATCATGATATGCAAATTTAAATTTATAGCATAGTCTTTTACTTATGTTTTCTAAAACAGCTAAAAACTCTTCTTCTGATACTACTTCATTCTTCTGATTCGTTTTTTTTGATGTTTTCTTCTGTAGGATTTTCTTCTTTGGAATTTTCTTCCTCATATAATTGTGCTATACTTTTATGCTCATTATTATTAAGATCATGAGATATATCGATATTCTCAGAAGCAATGACTTTAATGGTAGAATGAGCTACATTACGGTATTTTTTATTTTTCATGATTGACCATTTTCTCAAAAGGATTAATATACTATTATACGATATAATTACACCAAGTAAAGTATAGGATTTAATATGTCTAAGAAATATAAAAAGTGGAGAGAAGAAGATATTGAATTTATTAAAAATAATGGACCTAATATGCCAGATAATACTGTAGCTATGACACTTTCCAAAATTACAGGATATCAAATATCCACAGATATGGTGCGAGCACAAAGACGAAAATTAAAAATAGTAAAAAACAGAGGTAGGAAGAAAAATCATCCCACCCCATAGAATATAAAATTATGGTAAGAGGGAAGAATGCAATAGAGACTCAGCATAAGCAGAGCTACATTCGCAATCAGGGTCAAAGCCTTCTCCTTCTGGACAAGGATCGTAACATGTCTCATTGCACAATACTTTATCACCATCACATTCGCACTGACAAGAGCTCGAATTAAATGTTTTACCTCCCCCACAGTCATTATTAACGCAACCTCCATTGCACTCTACTGTACCAGGACCGCAACAAATGCATGTTTCAGGATCTCCAAAACAATACTGAGTTTCATTACACTTTTCGCATCCTACGCATTCGCATGCATCATCAGCATATGTCTGACATCCAGGACAATGAAGATTACAAGGGATACAACTACATGTAGCACTATCATACTCATCACTACCCATACAATCATCTGCTGTAACATTACACACACATTCGCAGTCATCAGTTAAATCAGGAAGTGCTGGATCATCACACACTTTAGAGCACACACAATCACATATACTATCATCAAATGTTTCATCTGCGGCACAATCAGCTTGACTTTTATTGCAAACACAACTACATGTAGCTCCATTAAAATCAGGAGTTGCTGGGTCAGCTGCACATATTTCACTTTCTGTAGTCTCTGCTACGCAAGCCTGATGACTAATGCCACAACGACACAAGCATAGTTCACTCACGAAAGTAGGAGCTGATGCAGGACATGATTCAACTGTGCATTCACAACTACAATTAGCACTATTAAAAGTAGGTGTAGAATCAGGACATCTATATTGATAGATATCATTACCATCCGCATCTTTACCATAAGGAACTTTTGTATTGCAAGGACCGCTCATGTCATAATTAACTTTTGACATAATTTTTTCTTGATCGCAAGTGCATTCGCAGATCTTTCTGGTGAACTCGTATACCGCACCACTACCAGGTCTAGTTAGCTCTACTATTTCATCTGGAGACCTATGAGGGGTAGCAGCAGGGCATTCATTGCCATCTATATCCCATTGACAAGGACAGCATGTCCCATTGTGATTTCCCGGCAAATAGTCTCCTATTGCCTGTATCTCGACTTCCCATTCTGGCCAACCGTTCTTCTCATTAGGAGGATAATAGAGATAGTCACTAATCGGTGGACAGCAACTATCATTGCAACATTTTACCATAATTTTCTCCGGTTATGCTCTTGTAAATTGATCGGTAATAGTAAAATCAGAATTATCAGGTTTGTCTATATCTTCGAAATCCCCGATAAAATCTAAAGAAACGTCAGATATATTAAAGCTATTAGGGGTATGGATAATTAATTTTAGTTTTACATTTGATGTTGATAAATTATTACCAGAACTTTTTAATGCTAAATCAACAAGATCAAAATCATCAGCATTAAAGATAATAACATCTTCATTAGGTATGTCTTCAGTTATAATATTAACAGTTGCTGGCGTATCTATGCTATAATTAGCGCCAAGAGAATCTTTAGCTTTAATCTCATAAGTACCGTTTAGATAAGCTTCTCCGCTGGCTGTAATAATACTATAAGGAGAGTCTATAGTCTGACTAATATATAATATGTCTCCGCCCGGAGTCAGCTCAGAAATATAAGTTTCATCATCTTCAAAATATGTATTATTATAACATATGCCATAATCATCAGTAATGGTAATAGTAGCAGAACTACCAGTAGAACCATTATATGATACTGAAGGAGTAGAAGTAAATCCAGAACCAACATTACTTACAGTAGTAGAAGTAATACCCCCACTGCTATCTACAGATGCTACGGTTATCTCACCATCATCTCCGGGTGAAGGAGGAACTGTAAATGTATCACCTACAACATATCCTGTGCCACCACTAATAGAAACTGTATTGAGAGATAAGCACAGTTTACAATTGTCTAATTCACATTTATTAGTTTGCAGATTTAATATATGATCTGATAGATTATAAAACTGATCAATATAGAAAGTACTACCTAATTTATATCCCTCTCCACTTATAATAATAGTAGCATCTGTAACATTGGTTCCTACAAGACTTTCAACAAAATAATCAACTGAAATATTAGCATTTACATATTCTTGGTAAGTTTTATTGTTATGGTTTTGTTTATAATTATATATATCTCGGTCATCAGTAAATGTTCCTTCAGACTCCATAGAACCATTTAGTAATATAGTAGGAGATGTTAATTTACCAGCGGTAACTGTATATCTAACAACGCCAGGAATGTAAGCACCATCAATAGAGTCAAAAACATTAGGAGCTAAATTGATAATATGATAAACATTGGTACTGCTTATATCTAAATTACCATCAGAAAAATCTAAGATTTGAGACGTATTACTGTTTATTGAAAATACTCCATCAACAGCAGGTTCTTCGCCTCCGGTTTGATCAAACTTCAAAGAAGATGTAGCAGGTATATTTGTAATATTAGAAGATAATTGTATCGTAGTACCATCTCCAAGACCTTTGTAAGTTAAATTACTAACTTGATGAGAATATATATCTCTAATAGGAAGAGTAATTTTTTTCTTTTTTGATTCTTTAAATTTATTATATATCATTTATTCTCTCTTCAATATTATTCTTATAATGTTACGTCTGTACCGTTTATTTGAAAGTCAGTTCTACGCTAACAAGAGAGGTAGCGACAGGACTTCCGTCACATCCCCCCGAAATTTTGCTCTCAGCGTCAGCCTTGGCAAGACTATAAGCGCTGTCTATTATGGCTCCCCAATCAGCTGATTTCATCGCTCCAGCTAAAGTAAGACAATAAGCCCCCATCGCACCTACAGTAGGATCAGGTGCGCAAGGTAATGCACTGTTCCTTGGTTGCGCTTTTTGACACCAAGATATGTCGAAAGCATTAAACATACTTTTATCAGCAAAGTCTCCGAGTGTTTTTAACGAAAGGCTGGAATTAGGAGAAGTACTTAATCCATTATGCTTACAGCGAATGTCAGGCATAGCGCTGCCCACACGGGCCCAAGCACTGCATTCATAAAAACCAAATCCACATGATTTAGTAGATTTGTACCAAGGACACGGATAGCAGCCTCCTCGACTATTAAAGCCGAGTCCTGTACATGGTCGATCTGCATCTTGCTTTGAAAGCTCTAGACACTGTGGATTATATGTGTGTGGACCACTTGCCGGGGCAGTCTCAATTACACCCTCTAACGGACCATATGCTTCTGCTCCATCACCGAAAGCCTTAGAAGATCTACCTATGCCGTCCGCACATACAATTCCATTTTTGGTGCCTACACAAGCCTTAGCAGTTACTTTACATAGAACTCTCGGCCTTGTTTTAGCAATAAAAGTAACCCCTCCTCTACCAGGGCAATGTGGAGGCGTACCTCCCTTATAATTTGTCCAAGCCCAATCAAATGTTATAGGGTCTGTAGAATTATAACCACATATTCCTTCACCTCTCATATCTTCTGTAAGTATTTGATTTTGTATACAACAAATATCCCAATAAGCCGATTCGCCTTCGCCACGATGGCATTGATGATATGCTGAATTAGGTAGTCCTTTTTTCCATCTATCAATTGCTCGATTATCATAATCGGTTCCTTTGGCACAAGCTTTACAAGGATATGACACAGCGAATTTTCTTGTCGATGCTGTCTGCCATCTTGAAGTAACTTTTACGCCAGCAGCTTTGTCATAAAACGATACATCATTCATTGAATATTCACCAGGATTAGTTACCTTCGTAAATATAAGTTCTGAAGAACAGGGGTCTGTAGCATCTTGAACTAGTGCTTCATCATCATAAGCAAAACATATATCTCCTGTAAGTGCTTTTTTTATACGTTCCTTTTTCTCAAAGCTACCTTCATATTCAGGTATTTTAGGTGCTTCTTCTTCTGGAGCTTCATCTTCAAAACATGCCATCGTGATACCCTTGTATTTTTATCGTTTACATATCAAATGCTATATAATTATATACACAAAAAGCACCCGATTTCTCAGGTGCTTCAAAAAATATCTCTCTATTTATGTAAAATAGATTAATCTTCGTTATCTAGATCTTCATCATTTTCTGGAACTGGCTGATTAGCTAGTAATTTTCTAGACTTTTTAATAGCCCTATTAATCATTACTTTACCAACCATTTTAACGAATGGTAATCCTCTATTTTTGGCTTCTTGCTCAATCCATCCAACAACAGTGTCAATGTTCTGCTCACACCAATCGTTTCCTTCAGCATTCATTTTGATGGCATGACGTCTGCAAGAACAACTATCACTCATATGCATACCTAGAGTTTTAATCATCTTAGCTAATTGAGTACCCGGTCCATGAGGATCCTCTTCCATAGTTTTAGGAAAAAATGTTCGTAAAAACTTAGCTGGATTATCCCCCATTAAAGATTTTAATCGATCTTCTAGCTGGGCTTTAGTCCAATCACCTGCTTTATCGTAAGCTTCACCGGTGTATAAAGTAACAGGAACAGGAATATCTAGAACCCTACAACTTACCGTCTTACGCTGAGGATCGTCTTCAAAAATAAGGGCTAGAGTATCTGTCACAATAGCTTCTGGGGTAGTAACATTACCTACATTATCAGAATATGGAGGAGGCTGAATACTAATTTTTTCATTTAATTTCATGTAATATTTCCTTTATCCTATAGGGAATTAATAACAAACGCGTTATAATATAATAACGGTCAAAACAAGTATGTCAAGGATTTATGGAATAATTTTACCATTTATTAAACTTTGAGCATAATTCCCACATGGCTCTCCTTGATTATCATATGCGTCACTATCATGTACACAAACTCCTGTATCACATTTTTGACACTCTCCACAAGTAAACGTGCAGAAACCATTTACACATACTTCACAAGTAAAAGGTTTACATCCTACGCCACAAGTAACATTTGGAAATGTTCCATGATAATAATAACATTCTTTTGCAGCATCTATACATGTACCACTGCAACAAAATGGTATCTCACCCTGACCCTCACACAAAAACCTATAAGGACTAAGAGCACTTCCACAATACTCAGTACTATTATGACATTCTAAACATTCCTCAGTAAGTGAATCGAAGACTGCTCTCTCATCACAACTGTAATTACCCTCACCATCAGAATTACACTGAAAACAAGGACCACAAATTTGGCAACCAGCATTATCTATCTCATAGCAAGCTGGTATGAGATTAAAAGGCCTTGTACCTTCTGCATGCAGACTGCAAGGATATAATTCATCATAATGAGTCCATCTACCATTATAACAAATTACACACATATTATCAGGGTGTTCATCAAAGCCTTCACATTCTGGTGTGTAAGTGCCCGGACCTCCTATACTAGATATATTAGCAAAACCTAGTAAAGCTCCAGCAGCAGCTGTCAGACCCACAATAGAACCTGTCTCTTTAGAGTGGCCTGAAGATAGTTCGTTTCCCTTAACCCCTTTAACATTAGGGTCGTTGCTAATAATAGGCTCCTCAGGTATCTTGTTAACAGACACCTGAGAAACTATTCTAGAACCATAGATAATATATGACATGAAGCTTCCTACTTATTAATACTAAGGCAATAACGAGTAAGGTAGTTCAGTGAGACTATAATTAGAACATACACTAGAGCTTAAACTACTAGCTCCAGCAGGTTCTCCGGGACACATACACGAATACACGCCCGGTTCAACTTGAGCGCATACTTCAGGAGCTTCACATGGTGGATCACACTGAGTTACGCAACTACATGTCGCACCATCCCAATGTTTATTAGTATCTTCATTGCATATCTGGGCTTGTGTTTTTCCCAACGGGACAATCAAAGTTACCTCTGCATCGCAACGGCAGCTACAAGAGTCCGTATCTAAGTCAGGCTTAGCAGGATCTTGACATCCATTCATCGCAACTGCGCAACCGCAACCATATTGTCTAGGCTGACCCATGCCTGTAAATACTTCTAAGCAATCAGGAGTTGATCCTTTACATTGAAATACACAATGTTTACCCAGCTTTGGATTTTTCGGATTCTTACTCTCACATGACATGCACTGTGTTTCATCACAAACCTCACCACCACAATCATCAGGCTTACATTCACCGTTTACGCATGTATAGGCACCATGCCTTTCGCAACCTTCGTATGTCCCATCAATACATTCATCGCATGGTGTGTTTTTGGCTCGCGGTTGTCCGACACATTCAACAACTCCATTGCCAGTATTAAAGGTAACACAATTTTTGCAATCTTGCTGAAATTTTTCGCAAGCACGAGAAGGTTTAATTTCTTCTCCGGTAGCAACCGTAACCCTACGCGTAAATGTTTTTCCTGCCAATGTCTTATTAATACTATTAGCATCATACGTTACTTCGATCGTGAATTGCTTCATTTTTGGATCGCATCTCGCACAAGGATACATCTTTTCATAAGATATACACTTACCTGGATTATCAGGATCTGGAATTCTGCACCAATTACAAGGCGTGTTTTGTGGCGGATAATCATTTGGATAAGTGGTATAGTGATCGCCACTGAATATTGTTTTACCAGCAGGATCGGGATCATGCGGTGAGTTAAGTATTAATAAAACATCATTATCTACTTTATTATTACCAAGATAAGTATAAGGGTCTAAATTATCTTGTAAATCATAACTAAGTTCCTCATTTTTTATAGCAAGTCTACGTTCACGATCACCCTGCCCTACTCTACCTCCTATAGCAAAATTTTTACTACTATCAATATCCATATTGCCTATAACTTTAGCATCTTTGCTTTCTAATAAATAATCTGTACTTTTATAGTCAAGTGTTTTTTTGTTTAAGGTAGTATCTTTATAATCCATTATTGAGTCATTATTTCCCTTGCGAAATTTGCCCCACATTTTAGATCCAAAATTAAATCTTATATTATTAGCCATTATTATATACCTTATTAGAATGCTGATCTTACAATATTAAGATTATACACCAAGATATTAAAAAAATAATAAAACTAGTTACTATAAGGATAGTATTTATACAGGAGTAAAGGAGATACTGGGTATGAGCCAAAAACAAAAAAGACTAACTCAAGACCAAGTAGAAAAGTTTGAAAAAGTACATTTAGGATCAAGGGAAAAGGTCTGTGGAGTGTATGGTATTGTTTTTAATAAGAAGAATGTTAAAAGTGTTAAAATTTATGTTGGTAGTAGTATGGATATTATATATAGATGTCAACAGCATCTAAGAGATATAAAGAATACTAGCTATAAAACTTCAAGTAAATTACTAGAGTGTTATAACGATCCTAAATATCAAATGAATTTTGTTATACTAGAGCGTTTTAGCGAAGATGAAATTTTGTCAAAAGAAAGAGAGTATCAGCATAAGTGGGCGAAAGATAATTTATTAAATAAGTGGGTGGCAATTAGTGTGGACAAAATTAAACCATGGTTAGAAAAAGCTATCAAGAGTAAGGCATATAAGAATAATTTTAGTTATAGCAATAAAAACTTTTATAATGCAACACCTTGTAAAGAAAGTAATGCTATTCAGCGATCAGGATATGGTAAGGTGCAAATACGGATAAATGGTGAAGTAAAACATTTAACTAAGCATAGAGTAGCTTATTGGGAAAAATATGGAGAATACCCAGAATTGGTACGTCATTTATGTAATAATAAATGCTGTTATAATCCAGATCATTTAAAAGCTGGTACTCATAGTGAAAATAGTATTGATAAAAGAGGGGATTTTCCAAGAAGATTCGAAAACGATTGGGTAAGGTTAGAGGGAGATGCAGATAAGTTGACTGAATTATATGGATGGAAAAGAAATTGCCAAAGGAAATATAAGAGTGTGTCTACAGCAGTATATAGCTGGGAAAAGAAATTAGGGTTAAGGAAAAAGTATCCTGATATATATAATAACAAAAGAGCTATGAGACCAGGTTTATGGAAAAGAAAAGATATACAGGAATTTGTACAGGAGTGTGAGGAGAGGTATGGGAAAAAGAATATTAAAATAGCAGAAGCTTTGAATAAGAAATTTGATTTAAAGTTAACACCTCGTCAAGTAAGCAATATGAAAAGAAAAATTAAAGGCAAATCAATCAATAAAAATAGAAAAAGAATCAAAAATTGCGACAAAACAGGGGCCATGAGTGTTATTAGAGATAATTATGAAGAATATTCAGATGAGGACCTAGCGATACTAGTTAATCAAAAGTTAGGAACTTCATATAAGTTAGGAACGATTAGAGCAATGAGATTTCATTTAAGTCTATATAAACCAAAGATGATTCAAGAAAAGTCAGGGGATTTATACAGAAGAGATGCTCTATCTAGGTGGGGAATAGAGGCGGAAAAGTTAGTTGAATATTTTGGCGATAGGTATTCAGATGAGGAATTATTGGAGATATGTAAAAGGGAGTATGGGGTAGAGATGGAATTTGATGATGGAGCTATTCAAGAATTAAGGCAGCTAGTAGGATCTAAGAAGCTGTTGGGGCAAACAGGATAGTTTAGGTATTACATTTAATATAGACCGTCCTTACTATTTTTGGACCACCCGGCATTTTTTAGCACGGCGACAGCGTACATACGTAAAACAAAAAAACCCCCATGCTAAGTGTATCATACGTGTGAATCATCTTAAAATGTGTCACAATAATATGACACGTATTTAACGGGTTTTATACACTATTCACAACAACGTGACAAAACGTGTCGCAATAATGTGAATTATGCCATAATGACAATATAAAAAGTATACAAGTATAGCCAAAAAAATTTTATCCGAATGGCATGATACTTGCACTATATATATATTAGAAAAGAAAAAAAGTTTTTTCTTGACATTAAAGTTTACTATGCTAAAATTCCGATATAGTAAATAGGACATTAAACAAAGGATAAAAAATGATTATTTCACAAAAAAATCGAATAGCTAACAATCTTAAAATCGTAGACGTTCACAATCGTCAAGTAGTAGTAACAACCGATACCAACAAGGTAATCGGATATGCTAAGAATGGCAAATTTTGTCAAGATGATTCTATTGTAATGAGAACATTACAGAATAGTTATGACCTAAACCGCGTTTGGGGATTAGGTTAATTTTTGCTATTGACGTAGACAGAAAAATTTTGGTACACTTTTGATACACTTACCACGGAGAAATTGAGATGTTAGATATAAATACTCAACTGTTAATTGCCGCCCTAGAAAATGAAGGTGTGGTAGAACCTTGCGATGACAACAATTCACACCCGCTTGATTGGTGTGAAGTCACTGGGGTAGACTTATTCGATGAAATTTACTTAAATGCAGCACAGTAGACAGGAAAGATTCTAAATGTTTACAGAGCAAGAAAAATTAGAAATTACTATTGACGGACTGCGGAATGGTGATATATTTATGAGTGAAGACGGTATACCAGTTGATGAGTGTGGCGACCCTATATTTGAGGATGATAAAAAATGAGTACAGAAAAACTAATGAGAAAATATCCTATTTTATCCGCTGCATGGGATGAATGTAGTATGATATGGAAAGGTGTTGAACAGGATGGTACGGTTCATAAGTTTAATAGAAAGGCTATGAGAAAAATTGTAAAGAGTGAGCAAGCGAAGGTAGACGATAGGTATCTTAGTAGTAAAGACGATATGATTATACCAGTAGGTAAACCGGGAAGTGATGAAAGAATAGCAGCGTTACGTTTACATTATGCAACCACCTTAGAACAATCACCATTTGGAGAATAAACCTATGAGTACTTTCCAGCAAATGAAAACAGTTGAACTAGATGCTTGGATCCGTACACTTGGACAAGATCTAAGAGATAATGAACAGACTTACACTACAAAAAAATATAGTGTAGTTGCTGAACTTATGAAAGAAGCCGTACGAGAAAAACTAAAAAGAGTAAGAAGAAGTAATCGTATACGCCACTATCAGGCTGCATAATCACCCATTGGGGTGGATGTTCGTAAGTCGTTGCCACATCATGACTTACGAGCATTTCGCCCGGCCGGGTTACCTATCTTAACATATAGCAAATCATGTGCCAAAAGAAAAAAAATTATGGCATGATATTTGCACACAGAAAAAAAATAAAAATATTTCTAAATTATTGCTTGACAAATTCCGATATAGTATATATACTTCAGATATAACAAGTAACAAAGATTAGAAAGAAAAGAAAATGTTAAATAACAACTTTGAAATCGTTTACTCTTCAGACTGCTGTGGTGCTTCGGTTCACTCCGACGCAGACATCTGTCCCACATGCTACGAACATTGTGAGGTTATCGAAGATCGTACAGACTTTGATTGTTCGGAAGCTGTACATTTTGAATCTAGCCTTGACTTCCACGGGGCTGGCTGATAAACTTTATAAATAAGGAGAAATTAAAATGAGTAACAATAATTGCGTAGTGTATCCTAGAAAAAATGTTTGGGCTGTAATTGACCTACAAGGAAATAAGATTGGCGAAGTTGGGGCCATGACAGAAACTGAGGCTAGACAAAAGGTAGCCGATCATGTTATAATCCCATTCACACTATCACATATTGAGGAGTAAAAAATGATCACAACTAAAGTGAACCCACTGAAACTAAATGAAACATATTTTGATTCCCAGTATATGAAAGAGAAGGGTCGATATGTTAAGCGTTATTTTTTCTCTAATGGGCTTGGTGCTATTGTGTGTAATCATGACAAAAGTTATGGCGGGAATAGCGGCTACTTTGAAGTCTGGATTATAGAACATAAACACGGCACCGATCCTAATATGTCGTACAAAGTATTAGAGAGTCATCCTATACACAAGCGACATGGGGCGGTAGAAGTATTTGGATGGCTTGACCATTTTGAAATTGCTGATAGACTACAAGAGATTAGAAACTATGACACAGGAGAGTATGCTTACAATGAACGAACTAATTGAAAAGAACCTATATGATATCCTTGACAAGTTATCAACTCGTTTGGTACAAATGTACTACGTGTCTTGTTGGGAGACTGACGATAAGGACGGAATGAGAGTAGCAGACAACATTTTACATTGCAGGAACTTTTACAATGAGTAACAGAAAAATAATTACAGTAGAAACCGGAAGTGTATGGGAAAGAAAAAAGGGTCATGGATGGCGTAGGAAAGTTGTAGATATGTATACTTATAAAGGAACGGAGATGTGTTATTACAGAGAAGACATGAATGATGGTAAGGGTTGGGCAACAGAGAGTATTGAAACGGTAGGAGGTATATTTAAATTTGACAATAACCTTCACGCATGTTCAGTATCTGCTATTAAAGCATGGGGCAATAAAACATCCAAAGGAGAATGATTATGGATTTTGAAACAAGATTGACAGCATTAGATGATATGTGCAGAGATATGGCAGAAGTACTAATTCAGAATCGACTGATAATAGAGCAGTACCAACGATATGAGCAGAGAGTAAAGGATATAAAAGAACAGTACTCTGATATTATGAGTGACCTATCACCAGAGTTTGTAGAGAAACAAATTGAACAAAAGATGAAGAGTATGACTGCTACTCCTATGAATCCTAAGTATGTTACATCAGAGCAGAAAGATGTTATATGGAATCAGATGGTAGAGGGTAAAGATAAAATATCATTCGAGGAAATGAATCAACATCTAAGCAGTAGATATATACAAGGGAAAGCAGCCTTATTTTTTCGACATAAAATTTCAAAACTGGAAACAATGGGAGGTAATAAGAAACGATATGTATTGTTGACGTAAACCATTATCGGTAAAGGACTTAGGCACAGGGAGTGCGGCCGCAAAATATTTTAAATTTATCTATTGACAACTAAAGTTATACTGTATATAATGTCGATATAACAGTAAGGAGTTAAAGATGAAAAAAAGATTTGACGCTGATGGAATGTGTGTTATACTTTTCTTAGTGGTTACTGTTTCAATGATTTTACTTGAGAGGCTATCATGAGTTACAACGGATATGAAAACTATGAAACGTGGAATGTTTGCTTGTGGATTGCTAACGATGAAGGGCTCTACAATCTCAGCATGTCTTGTGCTAATTATGATGAGTTTGTTGGTACTATGCGGGAGTTGGATTCACTGGAAACTCCTGACCATGTAGCATGGAATGATAGCAACTTAGATATAGATGAGATCAACGCAGCATGTTTTGCTGAAGATGCGGAAGACGACGAGGTAGAAGAAGATGATGCAGCCGTGGCTTGACTTGGTTCCATTCATTCAGCAATACGGCCCTATCGTTTCGATGGGGTACGTGTTGTTGTTTGCTTATATGTTTACTAAATTAGTATTTAACATAAAGTAATCGTAAGTTGTTGTCAGTAAAGGACTTACGAGCAGTTCGACCGGCCGCCAAAGTTGGTATACGTTCTGTCGCACCTAAGCCTCCCGCTTCACTTGTCATAGCACGACAGCCAGTGAATTCCCAAAAATTTTCTTTTTTATCCTAATGTTTTCGCCTGGACAAGTCGATAATATATATAGGAAACAATAACCCACGGAGAAAAATGATGTTGACAATCTACACTATCTTTGGCATGATGATCGGGTTCGAAGGGTACGACAACGGAAAAGTATATTTCGGAGTGTATACCCCTAATTGTGAGTATGGTTATGTTATCACGCCGGAGGAAATTTACTTGGACACAATCTATGAAAAAAAATAAAGATTTCGCTTGACAATGTCGATAATGATTGTATACTTGGAATATAACAACAAGACCCAATTGGAGAAAAGTTATGACACCTGCTGAAAACATTTATCGTTCAGATGAGGACGTTGTTGATGGTCTTGACACCCGTGACATGATGGAGGATGATCAGTACGAACATGCCTTCTATGATGGGGATGATGACGGACAGCCTGATCTTGAGCAGGAATGTAACGATCTATACGGATACGGGGCGGAATGGGAATGCTACCACGACTGTCTTGAGTATCCAGAAGATTGGGGTTAAACTATGGATATGCCATACTATTTTGACGAATTTCCAACCGAAGATATACAGATGTGGGTTAGGGAATGTGGAAAGGACATCCCGAAAGCAAAATTGAGAGGAGACTTGACAGAATTAGAGATATTAGAAAATGTGGTTCGATCAGGTTCTAAAGAATTACTCAAACGATACAGGGATGAAAAATGAATAACGCGATGGATCCAAATTTTAGATACTACGATTGCAAAAATATTGTCGATGAAATTACAGGCGAAGAGCAGGACAACTTGACAATCATGGTAGCAGTACCTAGAATTGATCTTAACACACCAGAAGATCGTCAAGAAAATATTGTAGCAATTTCAGGTGTTGTAGAGCAACAATATCGTAATGGCGTACAAAGTTTCACTTATGAGGAGTATAAGGGAGAATGAATTTTATTCAACTTGACGTTGCTAGTTTGACGATAGGATATGTATGCGGCACGTTGTTGTGTTGGTATCTCAGGGATATGTTAGACGCTAAGGAGAGCGAATATGAACGAGAAGAATACTACGAGGAAAGACCAGAAGAGCCTAGTCCGAATTATGGTAACAGCCCTTATAATGGGAATTATCCTTACAACAATATTACATCTAATTGAAGGTAATGCTCCTCAAATAGGGTTCACCCCCTAGAGGGGCTACCCGGCCGCACTCTGCGTGCCTAAGTTCTTATTTGACAAGCACTTACAGCTACCAAAATAAAAATCAAGAAATTGCTTGATCTAGACGATAATAATTGGTAGAATAGCAATACTTAAGACTAAAACAAGGAGAAAACAAAATGTTATTAAAACTAATTTTAGGATTAGCTATTTCAGGAAACTGTGTAATTGATTTAGATTATATAGGTGAACGTGTCCATAGAACATACAATAAGACATATAATACCTACTGGTTTTACAGTAGCGACTATCGTTTGCTGTTAGACTTTCCCTACTCTGATATAGTAGATATAAGTCTGGAAAATGATATTCTTAAAACCACTGTGGACAATAGACATATTTACAATAGGGTAGTTTATAAACATTATAAATACAATCTAAAAACCAGAGAGTGGTCGTGGGTATTTATTACTTACGAAGAATAAAGTTTTGATATTGACACGTCGATAATAGTATGGTAAGATACTAAATACGAAAGGACAACGCTATGAAAACCGTAAGTAATTTACTCTCAGCTTATTTAACTAACAGTCCAAAAAGCTGTCACGAACTACTTCAACAATGCCATAACATTGGAGCCAGCTTAAATGATTCTGGTCACAGATTTATGAAAGCAAAACTGATTGATAAAAAATATGCTAAAGTTTTTCCATATCTAGAATATGTAGATGAGGTTGGATACGATTGGACTTTTTGTAAAGAACGAGTATCTGGAAAATCTCAACAAAAAATGTTCCAGAAACGTACTGGCAAAACCAATGCTGTAACGATTGCTAACAAGTTAGGTAAAAACTATAATATAGAAAAAATGTTTGATTACATCATACTTACTCAAACTTCTGCACCATATTCTATTGCTGTAGGTAGTTATAATAATATTTGTAAGTATTTTGAACATAGTGGGGATAAGATAACAGCATCAATACCTCATGATACCTTAGACTTTATTATTCACCCGTCGGAAGGGCTTGATTTTCAAGATGAGCCAACATATGATTATGGTAGGCTTATGGATACTATTATGGATCGTATGCTAGAGCGTAATTTAGTACAGGATGATGAGTTGGTTGTTAGTTGCTGATTTTGAAAAATTAAGGAGAAAAACCATGGAAGAATTTGCGGTAGATCTTAATCGCGTTGTTGAACATATAATTCCAGACTTTGAAAATCTTAATGAGGGTATGTTGATTAATCATTTACGTGGCTATTGTGAAGAAGACGATGGGGAGTTTATATCTACTAGAGAAAAAATGGAAATGTTTTTAGAAGATGTCAATAGTATGAATATGGGTTTTGTATTAGCCGAACTATGTTCTAAAGATGAGGTACAATGCTATTGGGATGATAAAGAAAACGAAATGAGATTTTGGGGTCACAGAGATATGAACGTAAGTGATTGATCTATAAGGACTTACATAAAAAGAGGCCGCACGCAGTATGCCAAAAATTATTTTCTTTTTTTTCTGTTGACAACTAAAGTTTACCCTGTATAATTGACGATATAACAAGTAAGGAGAAATACTTATGACACACGCAGAAGCAACACAATTGGTTTTAGGTAAGACTAACAGAATGCAACGTAAGGTAGCCAATAATACCACCGCAAGAATCAAGCCGGATGGTAGCGTGGCTTTCATGTTATACAGTACGGATGTTGTTACTATTCATGATGACGACAGCGTAACGCTAAGACATGGTGGGCACAAATCACCCACGACAAAAGACAGAATCAATAAGTTTAGTCCTTTTTATGTACGCCAAGAAAATTGGGAATGGTATGTAAATGGGATTACACCTTTTGAGGATGGAATGACGATTAAGGCTTGACACGGTGTCAAGAGTATGGTAGAATGGTTTTAGGTTTGGTTTTCACACTTAGGAGTTTTATAATGGATAATGTAATGTTGATTGCTGGTATCTTAGCAGCAGGAGCCCTTGCGTTGATTGCGTTTGGTATCTATGCTGTATATGGTGGTTTTCGTGCTAGTTTGTGCAATGCTCAAGTTGGAGAAGTATACAACTTTGAGTATATGCAACCTCTACACGGAGACTCAAAACGTGTTTTGGCTCGCGTTGTGGAGCCTGTTGTAAAGTTCGACGAGCGGACAATTCGTAAAATGAATGCTCATAGTACCTATCGTCGAAATGATCCAAAGTTTCAGCGTACCAATCATTTGGTAACATGTGAAACAGTGGATGGTAATGTTCGACAGTTTTACTGCGAACGTGTAAAGAACTGCCGCAAGCCATTATTTGGTTGGGCAGTAGCATAACTCTCTTCCGTGGTGTGTGTGCCGTGAACCGCCCTAAGTTGTTGCCCAGCAATGACTTAGGTGCGGACCGGCCGCACTCCGTGTGCCGAAAGACCTCATGTCTTATCTAAGCCTAAAGGCTGGGCCGATATGGTATAGCCAGCGAAAGTGTAGCAAATTCTGTGCCAAACATTATTTTTATTTTTTCTATAGTTTTTAGTTGACACCAGACGATAATATGATATACTTGAAGCACACACACGGAGAGCAGTATTATGAAAACAGCAAACGGTAATGATAAACTAGGTAAAGAAAAATGTATTGTAGTTTCTCGACCAGTTGGGGACACATGCCCGCCTAGTTGTGATTTTCTAGGTAATGGTTGTTATGCCGAACAATTAGAAAAAATTTATCCCGGTGTTCGTCCTGCTGGTATGCAGAATCTAATCACGGAGAAAAACAAAATCCGTGCTATGATAGTGAACGCAGAAAAAAAAGATAAGTCTATTCGTTGGCATGAGCGTGGTGATTTTTATAAAAATGGTTCAGAATTGGATGTAGAATATGTCGATAATATCGTATGGGCTTGCGAGAGTATTCTTGCCTCTGGTGGTAATTTGCCAGATATGTGGTTTTATACTCATATTTATGATAGTCGGCTTGTTAGTCTGGACAAGTATATGGCTGTATATGCTAGTGTCCACAATGCTCAAAATGTTCTCGATGCCAAAGCGGTAGGTTTCAAATTATTCGCATGGTGCGATAGCGACGAAAAAATTGCTACTAAACGTCCAAGGGGAAAGGTTAAGGCTCAAGAATGGCGTGATAGTCTGCCCAAGTTGGTTGTTCTTGGTGAAGAAAAATATATTACTTGTCCAGAGATTCGTCGTGGTCGTGGTGTTGTTACTTGCACCCCTACTAAGAATAGTGTAGCCTGTAATTTGTGCGTAAAGGGATTAGGCAACGTATTGTTTCCATCTCATTAAGAAAGAATCCTATAATGTTTACAAAAATACCAGATGATCACATAAAAAATTTTTGGATATGTCAAGACTGTAGTACAGAAGTTGAGATAATGCCAGATTGGTACGAACAGAATGGAACTCCTGTTTGCGGTGGATGTGATATAGATATGGAATATTCACACTCGGAGGTATGGATAGATGGCTAAATATTATATTTCAAGTGGTACTCTACAATTAATTTATTCGACAAGTCAACAACCCTACGCTGCCTGTAGAACAGTGATACATGAAATGAATAAACATGATATTTTAGACGAGTATATGTATATTGATCAGCGTGGAATGAAAGACTATACGAATGCGGACCAATTAACTTTTGTCGTACCAACTAAAGACATTTTAAGAAAAGAAGGATACCCTACGTAAGTTGTTGTAGAATAAGGACTTACGTGCGACCCGGCCGCACTCCTTGTGCCATAATTATTTCTATATTATACTAAAGAATACTATTGACAATGACGATAAATATAGTATACTTACAATACATGGCACGGAAGAGTTACCCAAGTATTCAAGCCCAAGATTGTGATACGATAAGGCTTTGTCGTCAAACATTCGGAGATACTTGTAGGGTGCAAGTCCCTAGTGCGATGGCCGTACATTAAGATGGATAGGGCGTATACCACCTTGGCAGCCTGACAGGTATACGGGAAAGAGTTGCTCTAGTACGAGTAATGCCTAAGTCCTATTATGTCTCACCCTATCCTATAGGATTGGTGGCAATGGTGCAGTCAGCGAAATTACTAAAGTTCTTGACAATATAATGCCGATAATGTATACTAGGGAGAAGGAGATAATTATGAAATACAGAGTACGATTTCACTTGCAACGTGGTAAGCACTATATGCACTGGCAGATTAGAGCATGGGATGGTACAGTCTCGTATCTTGATCCACAAAAGTATCAGATCGAAATGACAGGCTGTATACTAATAAATAAAAAAAATGCTGCTAAGAAAGTTCATGCAGCAGGAAAGAAGGATGTCTGTGGTTGGGTAGAATGTGATAACTTTTTTATAAATGAAAAGGGTAGTATACCTATTGACAACCTAGAAAGATTATGTTATAATCCTATAGTCGAGCCAAGTTGGAGACGAGTGAATGATGACGGCGATTTTGATTGGGACGACTATGACTTTAATAGTCTGGTCACGGACGGCAACAGAATACATATTGTAGAGGAGAGATGTTATGCCTAATTGGTGCATGAATAAATTGACTGTAACACACGAAGATAAGTCTATGCTGGACAAATTCGAGAAAGCCTATCGGAATGATTGGACTATCGAAACTTTCTATCCTACTCCACGAGATCCCAGTGATCCAACTATGATGATGGGTGAGAATAAGGCTATGAGCAAAGATGATAACGTAAACAACAACTGGTATCTATGGCGTGTAGCCAATTGGGGTACAAAGTGGGATATTGGATGTGGAGATGGGTATGGTCTGGAACCAACTAGGGTAGATAACGAACTTAGTATAACGTTCGATAGTGCATGGAGTCCTCCATTGGGATTCTATGAGAGGTTGGTAGTCTTGGGATTTGACGTACAAGCGTCCTATTTTGAGCCAGGGATGAGTTTTGCCGGAATATGGCACAATGGTACGGATGATTCTTATGAGGGCAACTGGAACGATTTTCCAGAATCTCTGCGAGATGAGTTCAGTATGCACGAATACTATGATACTATGGAGGAAACATAATACAATACATAGCAGGGTTCGCTACCCTGTTATAGGACGGTGACTGAAAGTGTGCTGGCCCGCATGAGGGTGCAACAGTACGCGAATCCTTACCAACGGGCGAGTGCTTGAGGTTTGGGCTAGCGGTGCGAAGTAGGGAACACTGACATATCATGCCCTGAAAAGTTGGAGGTAGAAAAAGAAGTCCTCCCCGTCCAATAATATAACCGCCTGTAAGACCTATCCTGTTATTGTTTCATGGGGCAAGGCGGTTTATCTATTACCCGTTACAGATCGCTGAAAATCGTTATGAGGGTTATTAGTCTTATTTGACTAAAAGACATCTTTGAGAAGTAGGGCTGTAACGGGTCTTTCTGTAAAAACGGCCGCACGCAGCATGCCTAAGTTGTTTTATATCAACGACTTACGAGAGATTATTTTTTTACCTTTCCTCAAGTTATTAAGGTTGACATGACGATAATATATGGTAGAATGATATTATAAGTGACAAGCACTGTGCGAGTTACTAAGTTTGGTTTACTTTTGGAGATTTCACCATGAAGGCTTTTTCTTTTAATGTTACTATTGCTTCTGAGGCACTTGATACCGAAGTTATCGAAGATACAATTCGTCAAGCACTTACTGACGGATTGCCTGAAGATACTCTAGCCCTGTGTAAAGCAGACGGTGTTAAGGAATATTCAGAACAAGGATGGAAAGTTGCTCGCAACCGTAAGTTCGGTATTGGCGTTAAAGAAGCCGGTGATGCTCATAAGGCATCTAAGGCTAGGGTAGAAGCAGAAGTTGCTACAGCCTAATCGGAATAGTCAGAGTCGCAGCGTCAATGGGGATAACCAAGACTGCGGCTCTGGCTTTCTTATTGGCCTCGTAGTTCAACGGATAGAACAGCGGTCTTCTAAACCGTCGATGTGAGTTCGATTCTCGCCGGGGCTATTAACTATTTGGAGAATAATATTGGATAAAAAAGAAAAAATAACAACAGTATTAGATTACCTAAATCACAAGATGAGTGTGATGAATCAGGTAGAGACAGATAAGGTAAAGAAAATCCTTGAGGATGACGATATAACTCTTAAGGAGGTAGTGGAATGGTATATAGACTATGTTTGGCGTTCATCTTGATATTCTGTAGTGGATGTGTAACAACTACAAAAACCACTATGTTCTGTAATAAAACAATATCCCTTGACAATCGACCAGTAGATGGTACAATGGACGTTGGGATTCGATGGGAGTTCTTTAGAGATTGGAGCAGAAAGTGAACGAGATATGTGAACAAATGCAAGAAGACATTAGATGTATCCTTGATGGTCGTAGTGATCCTAGCACTATTGATATGATTTGTGACCTAATAGTGGAGAAACTTGGTAATGACTAAAATTATCATAGAGTTTTCTGGTTGGGTTGAGGCTGACCCTGAGAGTATCAGATTTCAATGGATCGGAGATTATATAGAGAATGAATCTCATAAACATATTATTACAGGTACAGAGTATCAGGAATTAGACGAAGATGAGCGTGATGATTACATACTAGAAGACTTAGGAGTAGCATACAGAGATGCTTTTGATGGAGAACTAAATGTATGTGATGTGGATGTAGAAGAGGATCCTGATCATGTTGCTAAGGAATTTCTTGAAGACTTATTAAAGGATAAACTATGAGTAAATGTGGTTCAATAAAAGTTTCAACTAAAAAACCTTGGGAGGTATCTCGTGGACACAACATTCATCGTTCTGGTTCTGGTACTCATGATAACCGGCCTCGCAGAGTTCGCACCCGCATGGATATTCGGAGAAGAGCATTAGCGGACTATTGACTTATTGGACATCTTGGGTATAATTTAAGAAAAGGAGAGACAAATGGGTTTGGATCAATTTGCATACGCTGTAGACTCAGAAGGTAATAGTGAAGAAATCGCTTGCTGGAGAAAACACCCTAATCTTCAGGGATGGATGGAAGACTTGTATCATAAAAAAGGTGGCAAGGAAGAATTTAATTGCGTGGCTGTAGAAATAACTACAGAAGATCTTGACGATCTCAATAAAGCCATTAATCAGAAAGATTTACCAGAAACTCAAGGTTTCTTTTTTGGTGGCGATAGTGATGATTATTACAAGGATGAGGATACTCAATTTATCCAGAATGCTCGTGCAGCCATCTGCAAAGGCATGAGCGTAGAATATAGTAGTTGGTGGTAGTGCTACGGGGCGTTCGTTCAATGGTCAAGGACCGTAGTCTTATTAACTACAGAAGTGGGTTCGATTCCCTCACGCCCTACTTTGCCCCTATAACTCAATCGGTAGAGTAGCGGTCTTTTAAACCGTATGTTGTAGGTTCGAGTCCTACTGGGGGTACTGGTGATGTTCGGTAGTTTTCACAAAGGAGAGATTTTATGAGTGGCTTTGAATGGAAAGTATTAAAGGATAACAATAATGATATTTTTGATAATAGCGCTAATTATATTGAGTCCATGATTAATAATGAGGAGTATGATGAAGATTGTAGAGAAGATACCGTTGACAGACAAAGTTGGAATTATTATGATGATATTAGTGATAAAATAGAATACTGATCTCTTCTGGCTGGTGCGGTGTGGTGGGACACATATATCTATCTAGTTATAAATTATATAGCCTGTTCGAATCAGGTCGCCAGTCTTTATATTATGAATGTTTTAATGCAACAATTAGATGAATACAGAAGAAATGAAGATGGTAGCGTTATACAAGGCGCTGCTCATACTTCTAAGTTGTTAAATCATAAATATCGAAATAGGATAATTATGACAACATACTCTTATCTAAAAAAGTTAAATATTGATTATGATTCAATAGCCTGTTGTGGTACTAGCGGATTGATGATTGTTCCACAGATTGCTGAGTTATTAAAAAAGAACATTATTATTGTAAGGAAAGATTTAAAAGGGTACAGCAAATTCTATGTAGAAGGCCCATATACAAAGAAATATATTATTGTTGATGATTTAATATGTTCAGGAGATACTATTAAGCATATCCTAAAAAGTATTGATATAGAAAGTTCACGATCTAAGTGTATGGGGGTTTACTCTTATATAAAAGATGAGTGTGCATACAGAAACCATCCCGAATATTGTAAAAAAGACTTGGGTATAGAATATCTATAACGGCATAAATAGTGCGGCCGGGTTGCTCGTAAGTTGTTTACTGACAAGGACTTACGTTTATTTTTATTTTGTTTAAAGAATACCCCTTGCATCCGACGATATATATGGTATACTGAGAGAACAAAGGCAATGACACTCTTACGAAAGGAACTGAAATGCCTGCTAATGTTGAATCTATGTTTTACACTGGAGCGACTCCTTGGCATGGCCTTGGAGAAAAATTGGAAGATGCTCCAACAATCTCGGAAGCATCGAGGCGAGTGGTCTTGATTGGGAAGTAGGGACGAAAGACCTTGTAACCAAAGATGGTTATGATGTACCTGCAAGAGCAACCTATCGAAAGACTGACAATACCATTTTAGGTGTAGTCGGCCCACGATATGTTCCTCTTCAGAATAAAGATGCTTTTAACTGGTTTCAGCCATTTATTGATGCTGGTGAATGCAGTCTGCATACGGGTGGTTCGTTAAGTGACGGTCAAAAAGTCTGGGCCTTGGCTCAACTCAACCGTGACCCTAGCGAAATTGTCAAGGGTGATGAGGTGCAGAAGTTTATTCTTCTATCCAACAGTCACGATGGCACAACCGCTATTCGTGTCGGATACACTCCAATTCGTGTTGTTTGTGTCAATACCTTGGCTTTTGCTCACCAAAACGGCGTAAGCAAACTTCTACGTATTAGACATACGAAAAGTGCAGCGGCTAATCTAGATAATGTCAGAGATATTATGGATAATATCAACGGACAGTTCGAGGCTACTGCTGAACAGTTCCGATTCCTTGCTGGTCGTAACTTCAATCAGGTTGACGTTCGCAAGTATGTTAAAACATTGCTGAATGTAGAAAAGACTGCTGACGAAGACTTGAAAACTCGTACCAAAAATATCCTTGATGATGTTCTTGCTACGATTGAAGGGCCAAAGCAAAGTATGCCCGGAGTTAAGGGTACGTGGTGGGCTGCTTACAACGGCTTCAACGAGTATCTAAATTACACCAAAGGTCGCAATACTAATAACCGTATGGAAAGCCTGTGGTTTGGTCAAAATGGTGCTGCTAATAATCGAGCCTTAGCGTTGGCAACAGAATACGCTAATTCGCTCTAAACGCTCTCCTTTCGTGGTGCGTTGCCAGTTGAGGGTCGGCCTAGTTGTCAGGTCGGCCCTCTCTTTTTTATTTATGTCTAAGTCGTTACTAGATAAGGACTTAGCTACAAAGCGGCCGCACGAAATGTGCCAATAATAATAAGATGAATAAGATGAAAAGTTAATGTTCATAAGTCTATATCTGACAAGGACTTACGTTCTTTTCCTAATGGACAAAGGGGTTGAAATCCGATATAATGGTAGGAGGCGTAAGTTGTTTCCCAGTAAGGACTTAGGAAGGGTTTTATAATTATAATATAAATAGGAGATAACTATTGTCACACCTAAACCGAAAGGTTTGGTTAGAATGGTTATAGTCAGCGAAAGTGGAGGGTATTTGATTTTGATACAGGAAGAAAGATGGGCAATGATTGTTAGTCAAGATAATATTATAGATAAGATTGTAATATTTGATGACTATTGGTCAGGTGCTAGGTATACGAAACATTATATTCAAAGTATTGATAATGATGGTTTTAATTCTATTGTTATTGGTAAATGTTATAACAAGGATGGGATTAGTATTGGATTATATGGTTGTGAATTAGGTTAATATTTGTATTACCTAACCTATCAGGTTTGCGTCTTGATGTTATAGTCAGCGAGTTTTAAGGGAATGTATTATGAATAATTATAATAGTCAGATATTGAAATTAATAAATTTTGCTAATATACGTACGAATTGGCACGATAGTACTGGAGAAACAAAATACCTAGAAGATGCTAAAGGAGCATTAGAGTCTGCTTTAGTTTATATTAATACAAAATTAGATGAAAACAAATGCATGGAGGCTAATAGAATTTAATTATGGAATTTTTAATAACAACAATTATGATGGGTTATATAATTTTAATATCTATAGGCATGATCAAGATATAGTACTTGGTTGGTGATAGGGTGTATTTATATATAGAATATATTAGTATTATCCTCCCGACCTGTATAAATATAACAGAAATATAGAAATAGTCAAGAAGAAAAAACCGATTAAAAGATTTTATTAACTAGAGAAAGCAACAGGAGGTTAAGATGCCAGCAGTAAATCCAGTATCAGTAGAAACAGATGGAATAGTATGCGATCTTATAATGAAAAGGATTGGTAGACCGAAAAATTTAATAATGTGTAAGGCATCTAATCTTTGGGAAAATAGATATAGAATTAATGTCTACACTAAACATATGGTAGATGCCGAAACCCAACTAGAAGGACAAAAAATATCTTATAGTTGTTTTGCAAAATTAATTGATGATAAAGAATTAGAAATAATTAGTGAAACAAATAATTTACTAGCCTAATATTTGTCCCACCTTATGTATCAGGTTTGCCCTGTATAATCATAGTCAGCGAATATTAAGACCCGGTGTATTATTAGATTAGCCGAACAGTATCTTGTGACGACAAACAAACAGCCCTACTATATGGTAGTTGGATATAAATGGTCGTGGAGTAAGATGGATGTTAGGTCAAATCTTTTTTGGGATAATTATATTATTATTTTTAACAGGAACTACTAGTATATCTGTATCAATATGGTTAGAGAATAATACTCCTATAAATTATTATCCTGTACCAAATAACCCTCATCGAGAAAAAACAACTATTGAAGATGTTGCAGAATTTATCTCAACTGATTCAGAGATAAGTGAGGTCGAGGAACTAGCACCTGTTAGTGAAATTTTAGAATCTTTTAGTATGGAAGATTTAAAGGTCGAGGATGGTCAAATAGATTTATATGAAGATCTTTATATTGATGAAGATTTATTAGAGTGATCTTTGTATTACCTTAACTATTAGGATTGCTCCAATAGTTGATAGTCAGTGAAAATATAAGGTCAGCAAAATTTTGTATCATTTAAACTATTAGGGTTGAACTTGTTATGATTAATATTAGTATGAAAGATAATGTGGCTTGTGAGAATGTTTGTAAGGCAATAGAAAAAGAAGTACAAAGTTGGATCAAGGAAAATGGCAAGGATTTAAGTGATTGTTTTTTGAATATTAATATAATGAAAGTATCTCATTCATTAGAGAACCTTGATACTACTCCTACTATGACCCATACAGTAACAGAGGATCAAATTTAGAAAACTCATTTTTATCGGGTTTTAATAACATTTTCCCTACTACTAGACAATATAACAATAGACAGAATAATCTTATGTTTCTTGAATTTTTTTATGTTTTAGAACTATTTTCTACCCATTTTTAGGGTTTTCCTTTCCTGTATGAACCAAAAGCAACTGGTTTTTATAATTTTTTAGGCCAATTTAGTCACTAATTTATACTTAATTTACTTATTAAATACCAACG